GAGAGATTGGGTACATCGTTTGATGAAAGACCAAGAACGGTAACAAATTCATTGTCATCTTCTTCCGGATCTTCAACGATGTAAGTATCAAACATATTTTCTGATAACAGGGTATCGAGATTATTGTTTGATAACATCTCAACCAGCATGCTTATAACGTATAACTGATTCTCAAGATCATCGAATGATGTTATATCATTGACTTCTATATTGAGCTTCTGTTTGATATCATTAAGATCCTTTACGAGTTCACTCAATACATATGTAGCAATGATCTTCTTGAGATCTTGTTTACTCGGCATATCTTCTCCAAGGTATTGACCATATTCTTCAATACAATCAAGAGCATCTTGAAGATTCTCGAGTATATCATCTTTCTTAGCTTGCCAATCATATGTCTCAATGAATATAGCATCACCAGAAAGAGACTGTAGATCTTCAACGAAGTTATATGATACACCAGCATACTGTTCAAAGAAGTTATATATCTCAGGCCACATGACCACATTCACCTCCTTTCGTATAAATGATATGTGTATTCATCAAATGAATACCATTCTTGCTGGACGGAAGCCACCAGGAACGTCAGCAACATAAACATCAAATGCATCAAGCAATTGCTTAAACGGCATGAGAAGTTTATCTGTTGCATATTCTATGTCGATTACAGGTTTAATCCATTCAGGGATTGAATGATAATGTTCAGGAATACAGATGTAGGGATCATTTTTCTCATCCTGATTATCAATCAATGACAAACGAAGTATTTCTGCAATCTGCGGATAATCGTTTTGATGTTCTTTAAGTAATGCAAACGACAGAGGTATTACACGAACACGATCCATCGGAAGCATTTCTTCATCAGTCATAATATTATTCCAAACAATAGCTCCTCTCATCTGAGCTGGAAGAACCTTTGTCTGGTCATATGCTGATATATCCTTGAGACCCATGACTTTGAAATATGATGGATCATGATCCAACTCACTGAGGAGTTTATTTCTTAAAGCATAATACTTATCAAGTACATTGCTTATTGAAACCTGATCACATGTTAAGATATCCTTGTCATATATGTCAACCATGATTGGTTCAAGGAATTCTGCCGCATCACGTTTCTTGAATGATAATCCAGATACAGCAATCTCATGAGGATTACGAGGATTTCCTTCTTGAACGAACATTGATGAGGCATACATCTTCTTTGCCAACAGAGCCATTGACAAGAATGCAAACTCATTCTTGAATACAAACTTATCACGATAATATTTATCATTGATATTGCAGAATGTTGCTATATCTTCTACCATTCTTGGAATGATATGTTCAATGAATAATCTCATACCAAACGCTGAAGATACAATACATTGATCTCTAAAGACACCTGCATTATTAGCCTGGAAATCGGCTATGTAATGAGCAAACTGTACCATGAGTGAATCTGTATCGGTTACACATACAATGAGTCTATCCATTTCAGCAGCGCGTATTTCTACATCGTTTAATATGAATGGATATACACAGTTGTCAACTATTATCTTCGAAACCTTTTCAATAGTATCAGCAATCTCTTCAGGAGGTTTAACTCCATAACCACATCTATGAACAGACTCCTTTGTTATATTTTCCATATCAATCTGATTATCAATAAGATAACTCATTATCTGTCCAATCTCGCTGCTAACATACTTTCTTAATACAAGACGTATATTAAATGATAACATAAGCTTTGTAAGATCATCATCTGATAATGTTGAAAGATATAAATGAACAGTTCTTCTGTCTGCACCTGATACATTGTTGGTTCTTGATAATAACCATTCTGTTACTTCATCAACAGAATATCTATCCTTGATAAGGACTCTGTCTTCACGTTTATCTTCCAAAACCGTGAATATCAAATCGAATAATTCATTGACATTATTCAATTTAGACCACTGATTATTGTTCTCAGAAATGAACTCCAAACAGCAGATTAAGCTCGTGGTTATGTTTTTCGCACTGCCTGTAGTGGCAGGAGGAAGATAACACGAATAGAATGGTGATAACGGTGTACCAGACCCGCCGTAATCGGCATTCATGATAACCTTTATTGACAGCTGTCCAATATTGCAGTTCGTATATTCGACGGATCCTTTTTGGTATCCATACATTTCTTTCTTTTTCTTTTTACGGTTCGCTTGTAATTTCTCTAACATTTTAACAGTAGGAGCTAAATACTCCGCGTGTTGTTTGAAGAACGTTCCGTTTCCAGAAATGATTGGGTTACGATTTTCGATCCATTCGAATGTATCAACCATTGTCGTTTCAAGAGTTTCATGTGTGATGTTATTATGCATCGTACATGGAATGTTTCTCAAACGATCATTTACAATTTTTGATACCATCGATCTGACCATATTTGGATCAACATTTGGGTGAGTCCTTATGTACATATCAGCAACTCTGTTCTGATATCTTTCTACAATGGTACTCACTTAATCACATCCTTTCTTTAATATTTTGGAGGGAAGTCTTATGCCTAATAATCAATCACTTGATTACAATGATCTTGACAATAAGCCCTCCATAAATGGAGTAGAACTTACCTCCGATATGGAGCTTGCGGACATAGGAATACTCGAAATGACACCCGAAATGGTAAATGAGATTTTTCTCGAAACATTCGGATATCTATTGTAAAGTAGATCCTATTTTTGAATTGATTTTGGACACTATTGTCCGTATCAATAGAATGATATATTTATATCAAAAAATAATATTTGAAAAGGAGTTCTGATGCTATGCTTGAATATATCAAATCACAGATTAGAGAGCGTAACAACGCTGCTAAGCCAGTACAGGAATCAGTAGAACCTGCTGATGTACCAAATGATGTAATCATGGAATATGCACATCTTTTCCAGGAACTTGATGAGTCTCTTTCTGAAGAAGGTTCATGGGAAGGTGAAAGAAAACTTGGTGTTGATATTCCTTTGGATGATGATACCGAGATTGAATCCATTGAGTTAAATCTCGATGGTCGTGTAGAAGACATTCCCGGTGATGCAGAAGCACCATCAGTAACTGAGGAATATGCGACTATGAAGACTTATGATAAGTTCTTCGCTGAAGCTGCTCAACAGGTAGCAAGACTTCCTCGTGAATCAGATGATGCTTATTGTAAGCGTGTTTCGAAGCTTGCTGATAAGATGTATACTGAATACTGTGTTGATGCCGAGAAGATCGGTGCTTTCGGTTTCAGAAAATATGATATCACTGATGAGTGTGTTCCTTCTAAGATCAAGGTAAACTTTGGTGCTATCTCTCAGGGTTCTGATGAGTCATATGTTGGAAAGGTAAATACATTCTTTGCAACAGATGCAGATCATAAGATCACTAAGAAGCAGCTTGATTCTGTTCGTCTTGTGCAGGATGGTGCTTTAAAGAATATAGGTCCTTCACTCATGTCTTACATGGAGAGCAAATATGATGTACCTTCTGGTTCATCTGTTTGGGACGTATGTACACCTACCAATATCATCGTTCCTAAGGGTAATGGTGATTCATTCTGTGTTGTACTTGAATACATGAATGAGATTACAAACCAGAAGGAATACTTTGGTTGGTCAAGACCTGTAAGAGAAGATATCGATACTGATTATGAAAAGATCAATATGGAATCTTTCGTAAATGAAACCCATTATGAAAACAAGGAAACTGTAATCCAGGAAGCTGCTACAGCTGTTGAAGTTGTAGAAAAACCCAAGAAGAGGTTTTCTCGTTTCTTCCAGGAAGCTATCGACATGGGTACTGGCGATGCTGGTGCTGATACTGACAACGGTGGTAATGCCGCTGAACCTCCTCCGATAGATGGTGATGCTGGTAGTGCTGATCAGGCTACTGATACTGGTAATGCTGATGCTACAGCAACAGACACAGAACAGTCTTCTGATGATGCTTCTAAGGAAACAGCTGCTGTTAACAATGTATCTTCTGAGATAGCAGAGAAGGTTGCTGATTCAACTCAGGCTGATGCTACTGGTGATGATGAACAGATTACTTTCCCTGACGAGACTTCTGGCGATACAGGTTCAACTGATAGCGGTGATTCTTCTGTAAGCTTTGATTCTTCTGATACCGGTGCTGATGATACTTCTATGGATGAAGGTGAATCAGTTGATGATCAGCTCGATGACCTTGATAATACTAATACTGAAGGTGATGAACTCGGTGATGAAGAAGGTCTTGAGGGAGATGAAGACGGTAGCATAGAAAATGATGGCGACATAGATAGTATGTCTATGGAAGAAATCATGAATAATGCTTCTGATAAGCTTAAGAATATGCCTCTCAGTGAACTCAAAGAGTTCCTTGCTAATGGTGAGAATACTTCAGCAGACTTCCAGGAAGCTTTTATTCTTACAAAAAAGAATATAAACAAGGAAGTTGATGTTCGTCTTAGAAAGTGTCTCGGTATACTTAATGACAATAAGATGAATATCGATAAGCTCATGAAGAAGTTTAAGTTTGAGGGACATTCTCTCAATAGAGTCCTCATAAAGGCTTCTAAGGCATCTGATGTATATTCATCTGATGAACAGAATGATCTTAAGAAACTTAACTCGACTCTTGGTGAACTCATGGTATCTCTTAAGAAGTCAAATGATTCTTCATATGTTTCATCTGTTAAGAGAAAGATTGAAGCATTCACAAAGCAGAGTAAGGTTGTAGCTGCTTTCGTTGAAGATAAGATGGAGAAACCTGTTCAGGAAGGTTTTGTTCAGGAGGGATTATTCCTGTCTTCTAACAATGCTAAGAAGCGCCTCGGAAGAAAATTATCTCCTGTCCATTCTGATCTGTCATCAATTGTTTCTGCTGGTGATAATGGTACATTTACAAAGGGTAAGCTGAATAAAATGTACAAACCCACAAAGAGAACTTGGGGTTACGATCCAGGATCTAATGGCGGAATTACAACATCAAAAGATTATGATGTGAACACACCACAGAGTGAAAACATAAATGATCTTCAGAGGATCCTTTCTAAGATAATAAGAAAACCTAAGGTTCAAACAGCATTCAATAACGAAGAAATCAGTATGATATCAGATCTCAATGATTTACTTGATGATCTCGTTGATATGATTGAAGCTGTTATATACGATAACAGCGGTTCTGATAACAAGATAGTTCTTGATAAGATCGTTACTACATCAAAGAAGATATTGGCTATTATAGACAATCTGGATCAAGCATGTTCTGTTATGAATGATTCTCCAGAAATCCCTACGGGTGATAAAGGTGAAGAAGAGACACCTATGGATGTAGAAACAACTGATGATATTGATACTGGTGAAGCTACCGAGGACACAACTGATGCTACGGAAGAATCCGGTGACGACACAACCGAAACCGAAACAGAAGATGAAGAGAAAGAGGAAGGAGAAGATGAATAATGGCTGATGTAAAGAATCTTTTAGATTCAATTATTGATGGCACTAATAATTCATATCCTGTCGGTGGTGGCAAAGGTCCTGTATACGACAAGGAAACAGTTGGTGCTTATAACACTCATAACAACTTCCATCCTCAGACATTTGACAGAGGAAAGTTCAAGGAAAAGTTAAGTCTGTATGTTCTCCATGATCTGGTTGGAGCAATGATGCATGATGAAACTACTGACCTTGATAATATGATCGATGAGTCTATTATGAGACATATCCAGAATAACTATAACGGTTCTTGCTATAGCTATCTCTGTAATGCTCGCGATCGTCTTAAGAGTCCTCTTCTTGCTGATGTAATTCAGGAAGTTGATGCTAAGACTGATGAGGTTGAAGATGAACTCGAATCCACAAAGGATGACGATACTCTCAACTTCGAAATCAATATCAAGGATCTCTTGAAGGATGTTGTTGATTACGATGACTTCCGTGATAAGCTCAAAGAGCAGGTATCAAAGAAAGTCGTTGATGACGTCGCAGGCGTAATCACTCAAAGAAATGATGCTCCTGTATTCGATGATCTTGACGAAGAGCTTAAGAAAAAAGATGCTGACGAGGTTGAGGAAGAGAAAGATAATGGTGAAGACCATACAACTGAATCTGTTATTTTGAGACTTTCCGGTGCACTCGTTACTGAGTATGCTATCGATAAGCAGGAACTTGCTGTTGAGGATAGTATCAACATGGCAATAGTTGAATATTGTCTTAACGAGCTCGACTACTGCTTCAAGGCAGAGCCGAAGATCTCTATGTACGCAAGACACAAGATCTAAAGAAGAAAAAGAGGTGGGGGATTAATCCCCCACCTCCTCTTCTGCATCGTCCTTTTTAGGCACGATCTTCGGTGTCGCCGTTGCGGCGACTACCATGTCTAACTTAGCATCAAGTGCCGAGAGGTTTATTGAATTTACTCTCATTTCAAGTTCATTGACCTTGTCAGCAATGAGATTGAGACGCTGCTCCGTCATAGTTTCAAGCGCTCTCATCTTCTTCTTTGTGAGGATTGTATCAATGAAACTTGCTCCAGCTGCTACAACGAGACCGCCTTCTAACAGTGCCAATTCGATGCGCTGCTGCTTAACTACCTTAGCAAGTTTGATAGTCTTCTTGAAATGCACGATATGTGCTGATGCATCAAGACTTGCTCCTGTAATAATCAATATTGCCCCTGTGACCGGATCAATCATTTTCAGATCCTCCATCATAATACGCATCGAGTCTGTCATTAAGCTCGTCTGTACGCTTTTCAAGATCAACGGCCTTCTCAGTTATTGTTCCGATCTTCTTGTACTCACGCTTTGTATAAACACGAGCACCGATAGCGGCTGCTACTGCGGTAACCGCACCTGTCCACCCGAAGACCTTTGTCATCCTTTCGGCCTTCTTTCTCTTCTTTGCATTCTCATTGCAATTGAGGATATTGATTGTGGTTTCCTTTACTGAATGAATTACTGTTTTTGCACTCATTGTGAGTACCTCCTTAAGGATTAATAATAGTATAACGAGACGTCTCTCATTATCCATATTAATAATATCTATATAAAAAATAAAAATAAAAGATATATTATTATTACGAAAGGAGGAATGATATATGTCAAATATATCATTGGAAGAGGCCAAAGCAATGGTATCTCCAGAAGCAATTGCAAGATTGAAGAATGTGGTAACTCCGAAACCAATCATCAATATGGATGCAAAAGTAAATAATGATATCATCATGTCTGCATTATGTACAGCAGTAAACAATGGTGTTATCAAGCAAGCATCTCTGGATGATCGTTTAATCAAGCTATTGAATTCTTCAACAAACACACTATCCGCTGCTAAGCTCGGAAGTATCTTGTCTCATATAAGAGAGACACAACCTAACATGGCTTGTGTTATCACATTGATGGAACCTGATATGTCTACATGGATCGAGGGGTGGACATTCACAGGTCCTACTGTATACTTCAATAAGATTTTTGAGTATGTTATTGATTATTTCGATATCACTCCATCTATTATAAGAAGCAAAATGACTGAGATGCTAAAACCTACGATAGTTAATAATGTAGCTCAGTTAGTTGCTAAGTATAATAGTATTGAAAGTGAAGAAGAAAGAAAGAAAATAACTATCAGCATCTCAACAATAACACGACTGGTTAATATGTCAGGATATTTATTGATAGCAGAATTCAAAAATATATGAGGTGTATACACGTGGTAGGAAGAAACAAAATAAGTTTCGTGAAAACGAATAGTACTGAACACATTTTATTCGTTGATGAATTATCAACGCCGATAATCAATCCATGCGTCATTAATCAAATGACAAATACTTGGTCAAAACCTTTGATGAACAATGTAAGAAAGCAATTATATTTCATACAAAAACGACAGATGATTCAAAGATGCAAGTATAGAATAAGTATGGATGATTTAATAAAAGAATTAGAATCGAGTTATCGGGGGCATTAAGCCCCCATATACTCATCTTTTTCTTTTTACATTATCAACGATCTGTTTCAAATCACTGATGAATTCGTTTAATTGATGAACTTCATATCTTATCAAATGATTTATTTGAGCAGATGTTAGTTCAATATCAAGACCTTCCTTTACGGTCTTATATAATAATTCTGCTCTAAAAGCAAGATTATCTTTGGAAGGATTATATATAACATAATTCAACTCTACAGGATGATCTACTATGTCGTCTAAACAAACAAATGTATTTGGATTATTTTTTATCATTGTTATCACCTCCTTGGACTGATTGGTAATCGTCAGCTGTTTCTTTTTTACAATCACATGATTCACCGGGATCTAAATTAGCTCCACAGTAAGGACATGTCCAGTAGTATGTGTCTCTCATGAATTGTTACACCTCTTTCATTCAAAGTTGACAAATTTTAGTAAAGGAGAATATAATATGGCATTTTTCCAGGAAGCCGCAGTTGATTTATCACGCGGTCTGAATTTTATACCACAAAGAATGCGATATCGTCTTCCTACAAGTAAAGGTGATACATCTGTATATCTCTTATCAAATTCATATGAATATGATATAGAGCTTATAAAGAATATGCCTTTGCCAAAGGTTGACTATAAGCACATTATCATCCCGTATCGTATCATAGATAAGATAGGAATCAAACCATTCAGATACATTTCTTCTATGAATGATTTTAATAGAAAGGTGACTTATCTGAATGGAAAGAAATTACTCCCTATACTGACACCAATAAGATTTCCTTATCCTAAAACGATAAAGGAAAATCTTTATATATCTATGTCAGATATTATTCCGATGGTTACACCATTTATGAGACAATATTCAAAACAGTATATCCAAGAGAATATATTTGAGTTGTTTAAGAAGATAATAGGCTTCTTTAACTTCTCAAAGAATAAGATTCTTATAATTGACACAAAGCGTTATAAGATTTATCAGAATCTTACAATGGATAATTTTTTATCTGATTTGATTAATGCTTTACTTACAGCATATATCATGAATCCACCTGATAAGATTAAGAAGCTCGATATGGTTATCATCTTCAGAGCCGAGAATGCTGATTATAAGTTTGATCTCTCATTATTTGAAAAGCGTGATGTTCAACGTATGAAGACAATGCTTCAGCAGATTGGTGTTCCTTCAGAAATCGTTGCTCATTCTGATGAAGAAGCTGAAGCAATACATGATGCTGATACAGCTACCGAAGAAACATCTGATGAAGAAGAATCAAAGGAGATTGATAATCAGCAAGAAGCAACTCCTGAGGTTAAGAATCTTCAGCAGAATAATACAAATGCTACTGCATCAATCAAGGATACTCTTAATCGGTTAAAGGCTCAGTATGGTACTGATTCTTCTGCTAATGAACGTACTCCCGAAGAGAATGAGAATGCAAAGCTTTATAATGTAAAAACAATGGATATCAATGCTACCCTCATTCAACGTATAAATCCTTCAACAGAGATTGTTAATAACTATAAGCGTTTAACAGCTGACATGAAAACTACTGGACAGGATGAAGTTCAAGGAAAGATAATGAAGGATGCTATGAAGAAGATGTCCGGTGAAGTCGTTCCTTCTAATGAGAAGACTGCTATGAATGCAACATCTTCTGCTCGCGAACGTCAGATTCGTGAAATGGTTGGTCAAGTTAAGTTGAACAATGTTTCATTTAAAACATTGACATCAATAACTGATGTACCTAAACCCCAACCGTTACAACCACTCCATCTGACAACGACTAATCCTGGTGCAATTAAGGGTACTGGTTTTACTCACATATCACAAGAATACGAAGAGAAACTCCTTGATCGTGACATAGTTGCTACATTCATGAATTTCTCAAAGTTACCTGGTGGATTCTATGTTACAAATGTTGAAGTATCAGATATATCAACTGTAACATCTTTAATGAATAACTGGAAAGTTACATTAAAGAACAAAGAAAACGATCGTCAGTCTATCATAAACATCAAGGTTCCAAAAGTTATCAATGGACGTTTCTACAATAATGGTATCTGGTATAATATCGGCAAACAAGACTTTCCTATTCCGATATTAAAAATAAACAAGAAGACTGTTATGTTGACTTCCAACTATAACAAGATTACATGTACAAGATACGATACTCGTTCTCTTGTCGACTTAGGAATGCTTGTGAAGGTTATTGAAAAACTCACTGATGACAATGGTAGAAACAAATACATCAAGGTTGGTAACTCATCAAATACCAATTCTCATTTTGTATCTACGATTGAATATGATGAGTATGCTCGTAAGTGGGTTCACTTCATAAACAAAGAAGCACATCTTGAATTATACTTCAACAGAAATCAGTGTATGAAGGCATACTCATTTGTATCTGTAAAACCAAATGAATTCTGTTGTGGTATGATCAATCAGGTTCCAATCGTTGTTAATACTGAAACAGGTATGACACGTGATAATGAAACAATAACAGATATCATTCTTCGTACATTACCAGAGAATCTTCAGATTGAATATCGTAAACAGAAACCTGGTAAGATGAGTATGTATTCTGAAATAACTATTGGTGTTACTATTCCTCTTGGTGTGGCTATTGCTGCATGGGAAGGAATGGGCTCATTGCTTAAAAAGAGTGGAGCTAAATATCAATACGTTGGTAATGATTTCAGTGATACAAGATATATGATAATTCCATTCAAGGATAAGAGACTTGCTATTGAAAGCTCTATAAATAACCAGTTGATCTTTAATGGTTTCTATCGTATAAATACAAAAGCTTATATGGCTTCTGAATTTGAAACACCAATAATGAATTCAAATTCTATTTATGTTGATATATTCAATCAGCTGTTCTTTAAACAGTATTCTCAGTTAACAACATTCATTACATATTACAACTTCTTTGTTGATGCAATAACTGCTGAAGTATGTGAGCATTATAATATTCCTAATGATATTGCTGGAATGCTTATATATGCTTCTAACTTACTTGCAGACAATAACCATACATCTGAAAACAATGCAGCATTATATAGAATTCGTTCTACCGAAATAATTCCTGCTATTATACATTTCAGATTAGCTTTTGCAATATCAAAGTATAATAACAACGTTGGTTCGAAGGCACGTGGCAACAACATTGCATTCAATCCAAATGAAGTTATAAACGAACTTCTCGCAGTTCCTAATGTTGAACCTATGTCCGCATTGAATCCTATGGTTGAACTTCATGCACGTGAGAATATTACTAAGAAGGGCTTCAAGGGTGTTAACTCTGATCGTTCTTACACACAGGATAAGCGTACATATGAAGATACAATGATTGGTAAGATGGCCATTTCATCTCCAAACAATAGTACGGTTGGTGTTACTCGTCAGCTTGTTGCTGATCCTAAGATTGAATCAGTTCGTGGATATACATCTGTCGATGGTCCTGAAACAAACTTCAATGACTTACAATTAGCTTCTTTCTCCGAGTTGCTTACACCTGGTACGGTTACACGTGATGATGCTATAAGAACGGCTATTGCAACTTCTCAAACATCTCATATTGTATCAACTGCAGCAGCTCAACCTGTATTGATTTCTAATGGTGTTGATGAAATCGTTCCTGCATACCTCACTGAGGAATTTTCATATGTTGCTACTGAAGATGGTCAGGTATTGGAAATCAATGAAGACTATATGATCATTCAATATAAGAGTGGAAAAAAGAAAGCCATTAATATTGGACACAAACCATCATTCAATTCAGGTTCTGGTTTCTATGTTGATAATAAGCTTGATGCAAACTTTGAAGCTGGTGAAAGATTTAAGAAGGGTGATATACTTGCATACCATGATAAATTCTTCTCTAAGGGTTCAGATGGTATTGTAAGAATGAATGTTGGTCCTTTGGCAAAAGTTGCGTTTGCTGGATTGTATTCAACTTATGAAGATGCTGGACTTATAACACCTAAGATGTCTAAGAAACTCGAGACATCATTATCAATGATGCAATCACAAAAAATATCCGCAATGGATGATATAGAGAGTGTTGTTAAGGTTGGTACGGAAGTTGAAATCGGGGATCCATTAATAGTATTTGGTCTTGGTGACACAGGTGACAAATCTGTTGATAACTTCCTTAAGGCATTCCAAACAAAAGAAACAAATGATGTTCTTAATAATGCAAAACGTATATTCCGTTCAAAGCATGCTGGTAAAGTCGTCGACGTGCGTATGTATACAAATAAGAGTATGGATAAATTGTCTCCGTCATTATACAAGATCTTTGATGAATATTTCAAAGCAAATGTTCAACGTAGAAAGATTCTTGATAAATATGACAAGACGAATTCTGTATATAAGTTGGATACATTATATTCATTACCAACAGAACCTTTGAAGGGTACAACAATCAAAGGACAGACATGTGATGTTCTTATAGAAATCTATATAGAGCATTCTGATGAGGCATCAGTTGGTGATAAGCTTGCTATATATGGTGCATCAAAACAAGTTCTTTCCGAAGTAGTACCAGAAGGAATGGAACCATACACAGAAACAAGACCAGATGAAGAGGTGTCATTGTTTGTAACACCTTCGGCCATTTTGAAGAGAATGATTCCTTCACTATTAGTAACTGCTTCTGGTAACAAAGTTTTAGTAGAGTTAAAACGCTCTATAGCAAGGATCTGGAACGAAAATTCATGATTTTTATGATTTAAATTAAGATGAAAGTGGGGGTATTTTCACCCCCACCGATCATCTTGGTGGAATTGAAGTACAATCGACAAAATGTGGAAAATAATAAAAAATAAGCAGGGGCAATACGCCCCTGCTTTTATATTATTCTTCGTCAAATTCTATAACTCTTTCTCTGGGTTCCTGGTTCTTTTCTTCAGCAACCTCTCTGAGGATGCCTTTCCAGTAGCCTTGAATAAAGATACGTTTATGCCCATTCTTTATCTTCTGATTGCGCCAGTGGCCGCTGACCCACCAGAAGGGTTCCTTAATCTGATGACTACCTTTCTCTTTGGCGAATGTTATGTCAGAAATGTCACCGAGTGTTATTTTCTTAACATATCTTTTCGGGGCTTTCTTTTTGTTGTTGGTACGTTTCTTATCCTCATAAGGGACGGTTTCTCTGTGGAATCTTGCCTCTAATACTGGATTAAGAAGTGCAATCTGGATACCATACCAAGACAGAAAGAATATATCTCGGAAGCTTGTCACTTCTTCGATTGCTTCGCGCTGGGCCTGTTCGTTCTCTAACTGATATATTGGATTAGGAACCTTTACGATCGGTACCCAATCAAATACTAAATTGTCAAACATCCTCAGTGCAACTCTGAATTTGATATTGTCTAATACAATAATGTCTATAAATCCAATTAAGAAAGGATGACCTTCTTTTTCATTTCTTATTGAATCTAAGATACTTTCCTTATCTAAGACGCATACTCGACCCCTTACATGCATATCCGGTATAACCATTTCTATGTCAGGTGATGGGATTGTTCCCGCGACTATTATATCACCTCTTACAATGATTCCATCATTAGAAACAACGTGTCCTTCGTTATCCCTAAATGGTTCTGGAGCCTTTTCTTTTGGTATTACCTCAAGAAGCTTTTTCTTTACATCTTTTGACAGTGTAATTGTTTCTTTTACTCTTGGAATTTCTCCTTCGAATATTTCTTCTGTTGTAAGCATTGCGTGTCCGTATCCATTGTTAAGATTGATAAACTTAACATTACAATTATTATTCATATGAATCTCCTAACGCATAAACCGCATCGCGTCACAACGGTAATATTATGAGACATGAAAGATTTTCTTTCTTTTCTCATATTAATAATATATATACAGAGATTCCTTATAATCCTTCGGGTAGCATAGAAAAAATAAACGCCAAGGTAAGCATTCACCAAACTCTTTATAGAAAGGAATGATAAATGAATGGCTAAAATGAATTATAATGGTTGGTTCTATGATCAACATAAATACTTCAAAGGTAGCCGTACAGGTATTACCGATTTTATTGATAATAAATGGGTAAATATTAATGATAGATTCCGTTCATTGATGGATATGGAATCAGAACTCATTACAGAACAACCATTCATGATTAATGGTAATAATACAGGTTTTGATAAGCTTATCGATTTGATGGGTCGTTCTAATTATACATTTGAAGATCTTGATGAATCTATGAAAGAAACTTATCGTATGTCATTACAAAATGCAATGTCACGTAATCTCGTGAATACACATGCTGTAATGTTCCATACTAATAATATGGATAAGAAGAATGTGACTTCTGATAAGTTTACTCATTATCGTATCATAGAAGCACCATTTAATCAGCTTCACTTCGGACATCGTGATGAATTCATTCGTCAGAAACTTCAGGAGATGCATTCTAAAGCTTTTGAGAATTATGTTTCAATAGACAAATTCAATACTTCTGAATTTACAAAAATACTCGACTTCTCTATCATATGCACAGTAAATGGTTATTTCTGTAATGACTGTAAGGTTGCTATTTCTGATAAAGGTTTCAAATTCAAAGTAGGTTGGCCTTATGCATCTGATGTAGATTTCATAGTATATAAACTTGATCATGCTCAAATGTTTTCGATAAATATTCCTGTATCCAGAATACGTAATAACAACACAATTCCTTATTCTGTTATGGGAATAACACCAAACAATCTTGAGAATCTGAAATGTATCATTAATATATATGATAAAGGATTCGCAAGAACTGTTCCTACTGCACCAAACTTCGGTGTATTCACACAAAACGGTCTTCTTATAAAGAATCTCCAGAAGGTTACTGAAAACAATTTTGAAAGATTCTATGGTAATAAGGACCTCACACAACAAACAATCACTGTTGATATATATGCTTTAAAGTTCTTCCAGGAAATACCTGACTTGTATCCAGCTATTAACTACATTGATTTGATGGATAATAGAGTCGTATATAATGAAAGATATGAATATATCAAAACACCAGAAGGTGATAAGGTTGTTGCAACTTCAACCAAGAACATCAATTATCTGGAGACATGTACACCTCCTATTGCTATCGATAGAAACACAACTTATTCTTTCGATATAATCGTAAAGTGTTTATCAATGTACGATTATCTTATGCAATTCAATGATGACATGATCAATATCGGTCAGTGTTTGTTATACGGATCAGAACAAGATTTCGTTGGTATATATAAACCAAAGCTCAATGAGATATATCAAGCAATGATTTTATCTCTTAAAGATTATCAACAAGGTGCTATTATAACATCACTCATATCAAGTGAGAAAATTGAGAAGTTTGAAACTCTCATAACAAATGTAAAGAATCTTGCAACGTTGACAGATTTCTCTTTGGCTCAACAATATGTATTTGATGAGTTATATGATACAAATTATAGAGCTACATTAAAAGACATAACAGAACCATTCAGATCTGAAGTGTTGGCTCCATTCATAACAATGAAAGATATGAAGCCAAACTATTTCGTTGATGATAACTCAACAAGATTCAACAGACCTATTTCAGAAGAATGTTTTATTGCATTACGTTATCATCGTGATGATGAATGTTGGTTATTTGATTATCCAAAAATAAAACATTTCCATGGTATAGGTAATACATTCTATATCAATACGAATCTTAAAGGTGATGAAATATTCAAGTTCTTTGTTCTTTATAGTGATAATGAATCACCGGCAGAAACAGAGGTAGAACATTTCGATCTGAATACAGTTCTTGACTTTGATTTGTTCATGACAGAAGTAAACAAGCACATGGGTTATATAAGATATTGGGATGTAGAGAATCGTTTGTTAAAGATGACAAAGATGTTATATGACAGATATGATGATGAAACATGTGTTCAAGTTTTATCAAAGATTCTCAAAAGAAAGATATCTGGTGATGACTTCATAAAGGTATATCCTTCTGACATAAACTATGAAGATTCAAATAAGACATCTGACAATGTTGATAATTATACTGAGAATTCCGAACGCGGTCCTTTTGGTATAAACTTCTTGTTCTATACTTTGTCAATGTTGAATAATAACGAAGATAAACTTCAGTCATATTTCTATCATTATCTCACCGATAAAAAGTTTGATAAACGATATGGTGATGTGGATATATCTTCTGTTGTTAAGGGTGATAAATATCCTTTGAATTATTCTGAGTTTACTATAGCACCAGCTCGTCTCAGTAATACATCTGTAAGACCTGCAAGGACTGTTGCATTTTATGGTGTACCATTATTACTTGATTCTTCTGGCAGTGACATATACACGCCGTACAGATACGTGATGAATGTATATAAACCAGAAATAAAATATCCAAGTTTAACAGAAAATGGTTTAGATGATACATACTATGCTCAGTATAATGAGATAGAATCATATGGTGGTTCAGTTGTATCATATCACGATGACATCTATCTTGGTAAACTGATGACAAAGTATCTTTGTTCTGTATATGATTATATATCAACATTACAAACAAACTACAAGGAATCATATAACCAATCATCTGTTATTGAATCTGCTATCAAGACAATCAACGAACATATCAAGACTATCAATGATTTCTTGGTGGATGCTAATATAGTTGATATTGATGAGATAACCGATCCAAACTTAGTAAGCTCATTAGTTACTATAAACAATGAATTCTTATCAAGATTAAATACGATGAAAACTTTGATAGATGATATCTCAACAGTAATATTGGTTCCTAAAACGAACATTGTTGCTTATATCAATTCAACAGTACTCAATACTCTTAAGAATGTTTATGTTACAACCGGATTTGATAACAATGCAATGAAGCGTGCAAGAATGTTATATATTCATCTCAAGAAAATCAATAGTCCAATGAATCCATATCTGTTTAAGAAATGGCTTGATGGAATTGATATGTATATTCTTGAACATCTGGATGAATTACTTGCTGCAAATGAGAATTATGATCTTGGTTCAAATACATTCCGTAGAATGTATGATGTATTGAATGAATACATAACAAGATTGAATACAACTAATTCTATTCAGTTACTTGATGAAGAAGTCAAGAATTTGACAGAGTCTTTATATACTAATCATATAGAACCAATCGTTCAATATTGTGATGATATAATCAATAAACTTACATTTGATTTATTCACAATAAATTCATTGAACTTTGATACGAGTATAAAGTATAATGTCAAACCGGCTTATATGGTAATAACATTACCGTATTCAGAATATACACATCCTCCCGTTGGTTTGCAGATAAACTCACCAGCCACTCTTATATTCCAACCAATAATAGATATCGATGGTTCTAAGTATGTAATTAAATCATTTGCTAATATTTGTGAATATATCTTCTTTAGAGGAGAAAGTATGTCAAATGTTGTAATGAATATTTTGAATTCTAACGGTGCTGTTATATCTACTCAACATATATCCATTGATTTCACAAGAACATCTTCAACGGCTGACAATGTTAATACATTCTATCAGATTGCAAATATAAACACAGAAGCTATTGAATTTCAAAATGCTCATGAATCATTTGAAGTAGTAAATAATCTTGTTGTAAATGAGAAACATGCTGACATGAATTATGAGTTGCTTGTTGGAAATCAGTTTACTCCTCTTGATCATGAAATAGAAATGATACTTGAACCCGAAACATGGTTACCTGGTTCTGTTGATAGATTACGTGTTGAGAATCAATTGATCAATAGAATGACAATGCTTGAATTTGGTCATCGTAAATGCACAGATGTATTCTTTAAACCATCTCAGGTAATGCATATTGAGTATAACAATAATGGTTCGATTGATTCTGTATATGGTAAATACTTTGAAGGACAATCAATATATCTCAAGACAACCGATGGTTTATGTGTATTCCCTGTAAAGATTACTGCGATCGATCATTCTGTGAATAAAGGCTTTATAGAAGCAAAAGTTGATGGATGGAATTCAAAGTGGTTTAAAATATCCGATCCTGCAAAAATAACCGAATATTTGAAATATAATATTGAATGTGAAGTTATGAATGATAACATGAGAAATTTCCTTGATGAATTTTCTGATGGTGATTTCCAAACATACTTCAATCCGGGTTATTCACCAACAAGTGTTGTTTATGATGAAAACATAGATAATGCTTATAAGCTTCCTGGTGATCCAATATTTGTTTCATCTAATGCGGATTTTGTTTATACTCGTCTCAACTGGATATTCAATGATCTTGTACCAAATAGATTCATTGATGAAGAACATAAGACTCATAAGTTCATGTACATCACTGCAGGTTTCATTAATAATGAGCATGATGAATTGAAGATAAACATGATAAACCATGACTTCAATAATACTTCATTACCGGAAAGATATCCTGTATTGAGAGATGAACCAAATGATCATGAGATATGGAATCAAGAAATAAACACTTTCACAACCATCAAAGATAATGCTTATAATAGTATCTATCATGATGATGGTTATATGCGTAATCGAATTCAAGCAGAATATGCTTTGGAACATGCTAAAACAATCTATGAGCGTGAATATTATATTGAACTCATTGATTCATATGATAGAAAGATTGCACGTGCTCAAGAGCTTATAGATCGTTTAACTCTGTATATTCGTCAACTTGAGAAACCGACAACATGGTTCAATGTAAGATCATTCGAATCAACGTTGGTTTACATTGCAAATGGTAGAGCAGATAAGTTCTCACCACACTTTGTTTCTAACATACGAGACCTTATATATACAGATAAGGTTGATGTGTTCTTGTATGATTGGGAACATAAACATTGGTTAGATCCATCAACATATGAAATGGAAACAGAATTCGTTGATGCTGTCAAGATTGATGAGTGTGATGATTATACAACAAATCGGGTTCTTTATACATTCACAATTAAACCATTGGCAGGATTCGAATACTCCAACAAAATACTTGTTTATTTCTCATATGATAAGTCTGATATCTTTGATGACATAGCAATGAATCCGCCAACATGTCAGGTTAAATTCAAACCATTATTATCTCTTGATAATAAGATAACTGATTATGATCCCTACAAGGAAATCAATATTCGTAAACACTTCGATGGTTATGAAGAATATACTGTTGATAGTGAAGATATTCATGTTAAGCGTGTTAAGCGTAGTGGTAAATATACATATGCTCCAACATTCAGAGTATGTGATATATTGATTCATGACAACAACGGTGATCACACATATGAAGACATTGATGAATTCTTAGTACCTAATCAGTTTGGTTTTGATACTACACAAAGAATGCTCTGTACTCCACAGTACTCAACAACCATTCATTCTGAAATAGATTCATTTGAAATTGGTAAAGAAGTGAAGTTGATTTGTATAAACAACAATGGTGTTTCTTCTTATGATGGAAACATCTCATCTATAATGTTTACTGCTATTACATCAGAAGATAATGGTGAACAACATATCGACATTATTGGATCAACATTACCAAACTACGTTACTGGATCATTTGTATGTACTGTATTCAAAGACGATAGATACAAACCCGTAGGTGGTGTTATAACAGTAACAATCACTAATACTCAAGAACCAATATTCGGCGAATGGATACGTGTTCCGATGGAGTATATGACATACCGCGAAGTACCAAATGAATTCAAGATTGTCATGAAGGTTCCAACAACAGGAGATACAATAGTAACCCTGAAGAATCAGTACATCAGAGATATCGATGATACTGTTTCACTTAACAATTCTGGTTTGAATAATCCATATGAGTATTATTATGATCAGAAGCATCATGTTCGTTTGCCGATATCAAATGTTCGTATTAATGAAGACAGAGAACGTCTCGTAATAGATACATCTTTAAATGAAAATATAAAGCTTATAAAAGCTCCTTATATTGGAATCTGTAGATATTCGGTAAATAGAATTCCGGAGAATGGTCTTATTGATCTTACTGGTTATTTACCAACACCATTGTCAAGAGACAGATATGAATTCTGGATAAATGGTAGATGTATTAATAATACAAAAGACCTCATTATATTATCACCTACATCAATTCAATTGTGCAATATGAAATCATTAAGAAACTTCGAAGTGGTTGAATTAGTTGATGATGTGAATGTTGATAATGATTTATTCAGAAAGGGTAATGTATACATTGATATCAATGGTAATAGTTATTCAACATATCGTCTTGCAATGTTAAGTAATAATCGTATTCATAAACAGGATATCAAATTTGTATTCAATGCGAACGTTCATAAACGTATTCATGATTATACAAAAAATATCATACCAAGACCAAACAACAAAGACTATGAGGAAGACATTCTCAGTTATGTAACATTTACAGATACTATTGATAGTTATGAACAGCTGTACAATATTCCAACCCTCAATGGAGTTACATTGTTCCATCCAAAGTTAAATGATCTTGGAATAACAGAAGTACCTTCTGATGATCTGATTAAGGAATTTGATAAGGTATGGAAATATGAGGAGTTAACAAATCCATTATTTGTAACAACTCATAGAGAAGGTAGTCATGCTAATGATGACATACTCAAAACTCATATCAAACTCATAACAGAGCCACACTGGAACGGCTTAGAAATAGACACAACAGGAATGTATCTTATCTATGCTACCGGACCGGTTGAGAAGTATTTCTCATTCTATATATCAAAGACATCCGATGGTGCAATTGATGATGTGGATAATACAGTTAAAATTATTCCATTCATAATGCCTGGTGTATATGTTCTCATAGACCATAAATATGAAGGTATGTGGATACATTGTACACATGGTAGAACCAAACCAATTCATATTGTCAATACAACTCCAGAAGAATAAAAAAATAACCGGGGGCCTGTGCGCCCCCGATAATTCTTTTTTATTTAATAGAAATTCTCATCTTCGCTCTTAATCATTTTAACAACCTCTTGTGCGAGATCATTAAATTCTTTATGAGCTAATGATTTTTGTTTCGTTTCAACATATAAGTCTTCATTATGTATTATATTAAAACCGCGTAATGATTTCGTGAATAAGTAAGGATGTTTACCGTCATAACGAAAATATTTACATGCTATGATATTATTATACTTATCCCTTTTGACTATATCATCATCAATAATATCATAGTATTTAGAACAATGATGATATCGATAATATTTAAATCTACTTTTCAAGAAACAATAACGACATAGCTCAATCGGTATAATGCTGCCTTGTTCGCCATCATTATACTTTTTTATCAGTTTTATCATTTCTTTGTCTGACGGTAAATTCATCGCATTTTACTTATCTTATTTAGATAAGCAGCTGCTTCAAGAGAATGATTTAATGTATCCATGTCCGGACCCACATAGTTGGATATATCTCCTGAAAGTTTTATACCACCATGATCATGCTTAGCATGGGGATTATATTCTTCAAATTTGTCGCAGGTATGTGTTCCTGAGACAGATAAACACTGTCTCTTACAGTTGAAACATAGATTCCCGATTGAACCGGGATGTGATTTTTTGAAATCTTTAATTGTCATAATAATTTTCTCCTCTTTTTTATTTGGAGAGTTGAACATAGATTCAGTTCTCCGTATTAATAATATCTATATGAAGATTAAAAATAATAAGTTAAAAGAGGAGGTCGGGGCCGAAGCCCCGAACATGACAAAGGAAGAATGTAACTGTTATGAATTATTACAAATGAAAGATCTCAATACCAGCAGACCAAAAAGATCGGAGATATGTAACCAATGGCAATCAATTACAAATAAGGACCGGATCAATTTGGGCGCATGGTCTGCTGATAAGAGTCTATGTTCAGAAGAACCTCTCCAAATCCATCTGAACATTATTTGCTAGTTATCAATATAAATAAAATATTTTCATTAGGGGACCGAAGTCCCCGTATGAAATATATTAAGAAAAGGAAGATGCTGTTGAATCATAATGCAGGGTATGATTCAACAAGAATGGAATCTGCTTTCAATATTCGATATAAATTCCCCTTTATATAGAATATTATCGATAAGTGATTTCAAATAATAAAAAATAAAACCGGGACCGAAGTCCCGGCAGAGAGAGGTAAAAATGGGTACAACAAAACCCAAAACCCGTAAGCAAAAGGGGGAACAAATACTTACGGATTAAAAAATAGTGAAAGTCGCCGGGATAAACCCGGCAACACCACTATGTTTGAGGAATTGAGACATAGAACTTGAGACACAATATAAATTGTGATCCCATACTAACGTCGCATATGGGATAATTTATTTACGACGCAGAATATTCGAGGGTGACTGGTCCTCATGTGAATATTAATCACATGTTATCTCGTCGGATTATTTAATCTTATTGATGATAACAATTCTGCCTCGACTCTAGCTGCATCCTCATTATAATTATTTGGATTAGCCTGAGTTGTTGTAGGTTGTGCAAAGTTAGGTAATGAATAATCATAACCTCCACTAATGTTAGAACCAACCTTCATACTCTTAAGGAAGTCTTGTGCATTACGTGTCATAACACTGTTGAGCATACCATCATTCTGCTGGTCAACAAATCTAATGATATCAGTAGACTGAGGTTTACGTCCTCTTGTAAGATTGAAGAATTCTTCTCCCGCACCTTCCTTGGTCCAATCATAAAGAATCGGTTCATTATTATCACCAAGAACATTATTTCTGGCAAATCTATTACCGAACGGAATTGCGGAAGGATTATAAACAGTATTCTTATGACGTATAACAGTTGACATCGGTGTATCATATCCTGCATTATGAGCAGCAAGCATACGCTGATATTCTTCAGCACCAGTTACATCATAATCAAGTGCCACAGGTTTATACGGCTGCTTCTTAATCTTCGGCTTCTCATCATCACGCTTATCTCTAAGGACTACATCGCCTGTGATGACACCCTTCAAGATTTCACGATCAGTAATCTGTGTCGAATGGTTAATATACAATTTAGGAATAGTACACCAAGAGAACTTGATTCTTCCTGCATTGAATTCTTTTAATGCTTCTTCATAAGTAAGCCATGGATAATCGCCGTCTCCATACTTACCTAACGAAACATCGATTGCTTCTTGGATTATCTTGAATGCATTAACATAATCCGTTTGATTATAATAACAATTTCGAATACCCTTTAACTTTTCATAGATCTGTTTACGGGCTTCAGTATTACACAGCTGATCATTCGGAATGTTATATGCATCATTAGGATCAGGTCTTACGATGGAGACTGACATCTCTTCTCGTATCTTTGCCTTCTGTTCATCAGAAATTGTTAGTATGATGACATCATTTCTAGAAGCCTTACGACGATCATCTGAAATTTTCTTTTTCATTATTTCATTATGCTGACGCATCGTCTCAGGATCTAGTTCTTCTTCGTCCTCAATACCGAACTCTTCTTTCTGACGTTCAGCCCATCTTAGTTTAACTTCCGCCAACATTGTATCATCAATCATTGGCGTAATACCATCCATCATCTGTTCAATGATTTTATCCAGTTCATCAACAGGATAGACGTATCTGATTTCATCTGACATGATTATATACCTCCTACTATCATATTCATCGTATTAATTATATATCTTTATACGATACAATTTTCGAAGTGTTCTTGTATAGGAATTATATCTCCATATCGAGTTTCTATCTGTCGTACCTTTAAACATATATCAGATGTTTGATTGAAGTAAATATTCCAACCAAAGATATTCTTTGATACCCATCTGAAAGTTTCTCGATTATGTGAATAATCCAACCAATTGGAGTTCTTTGTTTCATTCATATGATGTATGAATTTATCGACAGCCATTCTCATTGATTCAGCAAATACAATTGTTGCACCAAATCCGATCATATCTTCATAATCATACTTAATCACAAACGGAATCAGTTCCTTCGGTTCCTTCAGTCCTTCCATTATTATCATCTTCCTCCTCAATAACTTCAACATCTCCGTCATTAAGTTCTTCCATGTATCCACTCATAGCAGATAACATACTCATGACACTTAATATCTTTTGCGTCTTTGCCGACAACTTAGGTTGATTGTTGGTTATCTGTCCTGATTCTCCAACAGTATACTTGTTTAATGTTTTACGTCTTTTCATTTTTACCTTCCTCCTCAAATTCTATTGAATCGTAAATGTCATGTGTTCCAAGAATAAATGTTAAAAACAATCGAACTGTATTTATTATGGTGAATCCTTCAGCGAAAACTAAGATCCAACTCACAACATGTAGTGTTAATAAAATAACACCAAGTGTGTATTCGAAAATATTAGTCACTTTCAATTATCATCACTCTCCTCCTCATAATCTTTTATATCCGTTACGGTAATCCGTAGAATGAACATATCTTGTATATCGTATGTTCTTTGTATTATGTAAGAATATTTATCCACAACTTTTTCTTTGAATAATTCCTCAGCAGTTGGATAAATCTTTTTAGCACCATGATACTTCATATCGATATAATGTCTAACTTTATTAATATCAGAATTAGCAAATACAAATTTCTTATCTAATTCATTAGGTTTTTCGATCGATAAAACATACTTCTTCATTTAATACAACTCCTTCATTATAATCATTAAATTGTTTGACATTACAAGATATCTATGATATATAAATATAAACACATCATATATATCCCCCGTCTATATTATTATATATAGATTTAAAATAAAAAAATAAGGAATATATTTCAATTACTATTAAGAGTGAAATAATATAAAGTTACGAACCGAACCATAAGCAGTTATGATAAGTATGAATATTTATCAAATCTAAATATGAAAGTTGGTGATATAAATGTCTGGATTAATATTTGATGAAAAAGCGTTAATAGACGATCAGGTATATAAATATGATGAATATCTTCATTCCCGTATGAATAAATATACTGGTGCTGGTAGAATCATTGTTGTGTATTGGAGTATAAATGATGCCAATACATCATCATCTCTTGGAATGGGTACTCATTACAGAATTCTTGGTAATGATTCTCCATTAAGATATGATGAGATAGATAACATGGCTTTCATAGGATTTTCTCCTTTACAGCCTGAAGAAAAGCAGGCTTCTACTACACAAGTACGAAACTATGGGCTGTCGGGTGAAGCGTTCGTTATACCTGGTACGATAATGCCAAAAGAAAATGATTTCTTCATGGTGAAACATCTGAGAATGAATCATATATTCCGTGTTACTCAAGTAACTCAAGATGGTTTGAATACAGATGGTTCATATAGAATAGCATATGAATTATTCTCAACCAATCCTCAAGAGATTGAATGGATACATCGCCAGACAGTTGGTCATTATGTAATGGATCTTCAAACTATTGGTGGTGAGGATTTAACTCCTGTCATCGGTAAAGAAGATTACGAATTACGTTCAAGATTGATTCGTATGGTAGATGACATGGTTGAAAACTATGTTGCTCGTTATTATGACGACACACATAACTGTTTCTTATTACATCTGAATTGTAGAACATTATTCGATGTATGTGCAAACATGTTTATGTCAAAACATGGTGTCATGATTTGCGACAATAAGAATGGTAATATCGTACTTAATCCAAACAAGATATGGGATCCGAGATTGGATTCTTTATATCAAAAATCCCCATATAAATGGATAGAAAGAGATGCTCCTTTAAGGTATCTTGATACGTTTAAATATCATATCTTAAAAGGATCTGATTATCCCGATTCTTCATTTGCTATGTATGGTACTGATGTGGATATCGTTATACCAAATGATCCTTGGTGTGAATCTCCAAACTGTTATCCATTTTTCCCACCAGAACTTGTTCAGATATTTGAAAACGAGGAAGATATCAGAACATGTAAAGTTATGGATTGTAAGTGTTGTTCTCATCGTAGTGATTGTCCGAGACACTATAAATGTCAACGATATGATTATATATCCATCATACATGATTTCATTCACGGAAAACTTACATCAATTCAACAGTTATCATTGTATACTGGTGATCAGATGTTTGATAATGCCGAAAGAGATGAAGTATATCTGTGGACTCCCATTATCATATATATCATTAAACAAGTATTAAAAATTAAATAAGAAAGGAAGATTTGAATGAATAGTACCATGAAATGTGGTGGTTGCTCTTTTAATGTCAACACCGATCCATGCAGGTGTCCTATGGTACCACCCGAATATCCGTTCAATAGACCAGCTCGTGATTCTTATACATTCTGCTGTTGTGGTCCTAATACACCATCAACAAAGAATCCTATAACATCAGCATATCCATCAGCTGGTCCGTTCAAGGGATCTGCATTCGCAATGAATAATGGTAATCCATTTATTATGGATTCAACTAATATGACATACGGACAGGTTCTCGTGTATTCCGAAAATGTATACACACAGGTGTCACAACGTGATGACTTATCCTGTATCAATCTTGCTGCAAGATTTGATATGACTGATACTTCTTTGACTAATACTGTTAGAAATGATTTCCTCAAACAGTATATCTCAAGAAAGTATCTTGAACTCCAAGGAGTTCTTCCTATTATTAAAACAACATACAAGATCCGTATTCATTACACCGTTAGAGATATTGACGGTGGAACAATAACTCAGAATCATGTTGATACAGATATAAAGGAATCAAACTTCCACTTTACTGATATCAATGACAGATATGTTCAATCATTCAAGGGTCTTGTTGTTGCTCAGATTCCTGCTGTTACATACCAGGGTCTGTACAATATCTGCATCGACCGTGTTGAATTAATATGTCAGGTAATCGATACTAAGAGTCATCTTGTTGATGCCATGAATCCTTACTACACATTCGTCAACAACAATCAGGAAATCCAGCTCCAGTCTACTACTATTGAGGATTGTCCTCCTGACTCTACATTCACTATTGCTGAATGTGATGTTCTCAAAGGATTTGATTATCATGCAAATCTTACAAATAGACTTCGTATCTCATTCACTGCATTCACATCTATTCCGATTGCATGTGGTGATACAATGGGTATTTGGAATTCTCTCAATGAGCCTACTGATGCTGTTATCTCACAACTCAGAAACGAAGTTACTGCTCTCGAGGATGAGGTTGCTGCTCTTCACAGACGTGATGATGAACAACAAGAGTTGATTGATAATTTGTCTGGACAGGTTGCTCTCAATAAGGATAACATTGCATTACTCATATCAAGAGTAAATACACTTGAAGCTGACAAGACAAATAAGGATGCTATCATTGCTGATATTCTTGCTCGTCTTGACGCACTTGAGAAGATTCCTCTTGCTCTTGTTCGTTATAATACCGGAGTAGAATTTAAACGTTCACAGATTACTTGGAAGGAATATGGTAACCTTTATCAGGCAACCAAGGACTTCACTGCATCAGGTGACTTCATGCAGGATGTTGGTCTGGGTTATCTCGTTCCTGTTATTAAGGATGCTTCTGAATATTCAGCACTTCTTGAGAGAGTTAATGAGGTTGAAACTGTTGCAAGTGATGCTGCTGCTGATGCAAATGAAGCAGTACAGACTGTTACTGAAATGGGAACCTCTGTATCTAATCTCGGTACAACAGTTGGTGAACTTTCTACTACAGTTGGAACAAATACAACAGATATTGGAACTTTGAATGAAACTGTTGGAACAATTTCAACATCTGTTGCTGCACACTCTGAGGCAATTACCGCAAATGCAACTGCAATCGAAACAAATTCCAGTGCAATCTCTAATTTGAATACTGTTGTAACAGCACTCAACAAAGATGTTGATGATCTGGATGAAAGGGTTACAGCTCTTGAAGAAAACCCATAACGTTCAATTATGTGGAATGGGATATTATCCCATAAGGATGTGATACAATGTCAATATCATTACAAAAAGGACTTCGTGAGTTTAAAGGAGATTTATCAAATTGCTGGTGTCATTGTTTTGATGGTTCTATTTGGAAAAATGGAATTAAAATGTTTCCATCAGAAGCAGAAAGACTTGAAGCTACAAAGAATATGACTCCTGAAGAAGTTGATACATATTACAAACATCTCCAAGAAGAACGGATTGATATGTTACGAGACTTAACTGATGAAGAAGCTGAGATAGTTAATAATCAACTCGAATCAGAGTCAATCGAAACGGGTGTTAAATTATTCTAAAATAAGAGAGGTAAAAAATAATGGGTGAAACACGTGAAGAAATATTTAAACGTGACTGGAGTAAAGAGTTTATAACAAAGATGGAGAATGCTATTGAGACATCGCATTATAAATATGGATGGATGTCAGATACATATCCTGAATTAGCTCAAGCAGTTAAATGCATCCAGGAACGTCTTGATCTTTACAACAAGACTCACAATAAGGATTATCTTGTTGACATTGCTAACTTTGCAATGATTGAATACAAGTATCCATCATATTCAGATGCAAAGTACACTCCTACTGATTCGGATAAGTCACCCGGATTAGCAGGTGGAATATCTTACAAAGAACTCATGGAAAAATAAAAAAATATGCGGGGCATTACGCCCCGCACATATCTTCTTTTGTTTAATTGGTCTTTTTACTGCTTCTGAATAGGAAACCCTGCTTATCGGGTCTCGGTGAATCCAGGTGTGTATATAAGTGATTTCTTGTAATATTCATGTTATTGAGACATTCCCTTATTGAATCATATGTATCTATGAGATTTTCATCCACATCATAAACATATATTTTTTCCGGGCACAGTTTATCAGCTGAGTTATTATCATTAATAAAGTATGCTCTATATTGTTTTTTAATGACGTGAGAATGATGTATCGCCCTTGACACCGTTGCCATTTCAGCAGAAATACCTTTTGCTGCTTCAGAAATACTGCTATATATCGTTTCTTCTCCAGTGTGTAGATCAACTATCTTAACGGTTTTTATCTTATGATCAACCCATTTTTCTCTGATATCTTTATATTCATCAGATTTTAAACACTTCGTTTTTACATGATGAATCTGTGCAAAAGTGAATTTATCATTAAGATCGTTAAATGCTTTTTTAACAGATCCATGATTTTTAGTAAGATATTCAACTATTATAGCAAAATCAGATTCAGAGATCTGTCTTCTTATATTTTTTCGTCTTATCTCATCCATTAATTCAGGTTGACCATAGTTACCGAGTTCTCTGAAATAGGTAATCGCTTTTTTCTTACCTAAACCGGAGAAATTTTCATTTATAAATTCTTGAAACTCCACATTATTCACATGATCATACAGATGATCGTTTACAAATTTTACAAACGTTATCGCCTCTTCAGGTGATAAACCACCATAATGATTAGCATGAGTTCCAGCCACAATCCATTTGAGATTATCATATCTGACGTTTGTATATACTCCATCTTTGGGTTGTACAACCAGATGTTTTATATCCAATACTGGTTTTGGAAGAAAGGCTATCGCTACCAAACGTGGTAATGAAGCATGATATACCTTTTTACCTTTCACATCTTTCGATAATGCAACTTCACAAAATGGGTGGTCTGGAATACTATAGTCAACATGTGTTGTTACCAATCTATTTGTTTTTACGTTGATCACACGACCGTAATTTGAAACTTTATACACAGTCGGATCAACTTCTTCCAACCATGTAATATATTTCCATTCTTCCGGTACATCTGGTATGAAGTCCGATAATGGTTTGTCGGACTGAGGTGCCGTCCAACGGATATTATCAGCATGATTAAAGAGATATTCAGGAACATCTCCTTGCTTCTTCAGATTGATTACATCCAGCCAATTTTTATCATATCCAACAATATCAACAAATGCTGTAGCTACTAACCTCGCTACAGCAGCTGTAATTACCGTTCGCGGTAAATCATTTAATGCAACTACCAGACGATTATTACTCATTGTCTGCGTTAATAGTTGTTGTTTTGATACATTTATCACACGACCGTAATTTGAAACTTTGTATTTATCTTTTGGAATTTCGGGTATCCAATCGATGAAAGCCCATTTTTCATTTTCATATTCATCAGAATATCCATCCCAATCAATATTATCGATATGACAATTCGTTGGGTCACCATCTTTATACACAACATTTGTTGTGCAAAACTTTTTTGTTTTGAATGCCCATAACACTAAACGTGCTGGATTACGTTTAACGACTACTTCTTCGCCATGAAGTGAGACAGAAACGAAACCGGATTTTGTTCGTTTCCTTTTTGCTTCATGCCATTTTCCATATCTTGTATCCTTATACATGACTATGCCTGATGTGAAAACCCTGTATTTATCTTTTGGGATTTCAGGTATCCAGTCTATGTAACGCCATTCAATAGTGTCACTCATTATCAATTCACACCCTTTATATTACTTTATAAATACTAAATGTAATGACCTCGTCTATTTCAGGTTCATCATTTAGATATTCACATTGTGGATTTCGTGTGCCTATATATTCTCCCCATTTATGCCATCTCCAACCAGAGCATGGATTCTCGGGATCTTTTTTGACTTTCCGACAAAGTATGACATGATTGCCTTTAAACCAGCCTCCTTCATTTTTGTTATATAAATCTACGATCTGTTCAATGTTATCAGCAACGCCGTAGTACCATGCGTTATTATCATAATTTATGTAATCACGCATTCTATCTCTCGGAATACTATTCAAAGTATTCCAATATGTTTTTGAATTGTAAACCTGATGTTGCTTGGTTATAAAATTGATCTCACTCGTATATTCACACAAAAATACTCCAACATAGTTCGTGGGTGTGAATATGTCTGAAAACTTTCGGACTTTCCATTTATCACCCGAAATGACATCCCTGTGATGTCTGTTCATATATTTTATGCATCGTTCTTCCTCAGTAAGGTATGTGCTTTTAGGTGTTAAGTTCACAAGCATTATTCTTCCTCCTTATATTACTTTAAATATTCCTCGATAGGCCTACCTGTTTTGACATGATCAACAGCATCATTCACAGCCTTTTCTATAATACCATAATACTTGTGTTCCTTAATAGAAACACCATCATTGTCATGACAGTCTGTCTGTGTGATAACGAGTCTATCCTCATCTTCATTAAAGGATATCTCAAAACAATGAGTGTCATATATTCCGATTTCGATTTCACAACATTCCGGAATATATAACAGACAGATTCTATCATGTGATGCAGGATCGTCTGTGAATATCTTACTAAATACCATAGCACCAGTGTCTTCGTGATCTTCACTTTCAAACATAGTCCATTCGGATACTATGTTGAAACAGTGATGTGATAGCATGACCCAAATAGCAGCAAGCACTATGTTTATACCAGTTAAAGCATTGATCTTTCTTGTCATTGTTTCCGGATCATCCATATATTCATGTGCGATATTGTCAAGAAGTTTGTCTACTCTTTTATTGAGTAATTCATCTCCTTTGAAATAAACGTCTTCAACGTTTGGGTTATTATTGTTATTATTCATAATTATTCATTCTCCTCTTCATCTGATTTACATTTTTCTCTCATTACTAATTCACTGATGAGTTCTCTTCGTGCATAGTCCTCTTGGAGTACAGGCTTTATCTTTTCAAGTATTTCCGCATAATTAATAACATAGAACTCTTTCATTTCTTCTATTGTGATATCGAAATAGTGCTCTCCTTCACGTAATACATGGTATTTATTTCGTTCAATCCTTTTTGTAGTCACACCTTCTGCTGTATATTGTCTTGCCGTATAATATAAAGGATCATCTTTCTTTTTTACAACGACGATGGCTGATCCTTCATACATTAATTCATTATTCATATCGATAGATTTGGGTCCAGCATATAGATCACTTATATCGATTTCTTTCATATTTAAACCATTTCTTGTTTTTGATATTCGATATATGCGGTACTCGTCTGTTAATTTATCAACCTGGATTTCTCGATTGTTGATAACATTCCTGGCACCTGATATATTGTGGGGTTGTGTAACGGTTTTTTCCTTTTTATCATACAGCAAGATAGCCGGTTCTCCATAAGGTTCGTTTATTCGTTCAAGAAGTTTTCTCTCCGAAATAACCGGTTTATCAATAATAAATTCATTTATACGATTTTCTCCCAGGCTTAACCAGATATTTATTTTAGATATACTACCAAAAGCAGTATCAAGCTGCCTTGTATACAATTCACTTGTTACACTTTTCTGTTCGCTGTCGAATATTAGTGTTGTTGGAGTATATGATTTTAATATCGCAGTCTCATACGTAGTGGAATTCACATAACGTTCTCCGACTTTGTAATACTCACTATTGAAGATAAATTTATGATGAGCGAATCTGTCAAGATTCTTGAATAAGAATGAATCTATATTATCATCATATACCATTGTCTCCTGACCATTAAGTAGATATCTTGTATGGTCTAGGATTTTTATGCGATGAAACATATTGCTTTCTTCATCGATAGGACAGTATACTTCCATTCCATGGAACCTCTCGTCAAATATCACTGACTCTTTTATTGGTAATATCATACCAGAATCCTCCTTAAAATAAGATAAAGATTATACCGCCCATTACGGGCGGTATATAATAATTACTTTTTGTGGATTAATGTGATATTGGTAGAATGTACCAGATATACATAACCATCTTTTGTTTCGATTTGGATCTGATCACCATCTTCGAAATCAGTCCATTTCTTAACTTCTACCTCTTTCCATTCTCCACCGATATACACTATCGCTTTTTCGAAAGTGTAAGATGTATCAAGAACATTCTTATTGCATCCCACACATGCCAATGCAAAGACTGCTGTCAATGTGGCAGCAATGAGGCTCGCTAATAAAGGTCTGTATATTTTGTTAAAGGTCTTCATTACAGTAAACCTCCTTCAAGTATTTTCATTATAATCCTCCTTTGGCTGTAAGTGTCTCGCGAAGCGGAGATGTTTGTAAGTGGGTCTCCAACTTCGTATATCATTTTCAACAGCCCATTTTGCAGCACGTTTAACATTTCTTCGATAAACATAGCCACATTTCAATGAACGACATTTCGGCCTTGTGACCGAATGAGCCCAACTATTTACAACGAATTTAAAAGTTTCTTTACGCGTCTCACAGATAAATCTTCCAAACTTTTTCCGATAGTATTCCCATTTATGTTTCTTTCTTATGCGTTTATTCATTTTATATTCCTCACAATTCTATTTTTGGAAGATTAACATGTCCTCTGTATATGAATACATTGGGTTTCACCCTATGATGAAGACTGTACTCTCTGACCCACTTTGCAGCACGTTTTATGTTAAACACATTTGTTTCGATATTATGGACTGAAGCAGTATATCTATATAGTGTTCCGTATCTCGTGCATTGTGAGTAGAAATATTTTAATGCATGATTACGGGTGTATCTATATTTCTTAGGATCTTTTATAGTATGGAATTTCCATCTGTGTTTCTTCCGTATTCTTGCATTCATATCATTTCAATCCTTCCGGCGGTATATCCTGTAGATATCTCTGATCGATCAATTCATCAATAGGTATGATAACCAACGAATCAGGAATTCTCGGAAAAGCTATATACTTATAACCAGTACAGGTTTGGAATACTAATTCATTATTATCATTTATTTTAACAAATGTGCCATAGAATCTTATATAAACACCCTTTTCGTCAGTGACCCAAACCATATAGTCATCGAAATGATGATAATTCCAGTATTTACCATTAAATGAATAACGATCACTTTTTTCGAAGAATCGTTCATTAACCTTACCTATTTCATGTGAATATACTTCACCAATAGTAGCGTTTATTACAACCTTACCATTCATAAGATCGCTAACGGATATAATGAATACTGATCTATCATGACACAGACACTCGATCTCATAATCAGTAATATCAGTGATTATAACAACCCGTGTCTGAACTGATTCACATCCATATATCGTAATCTCATATGCTTGGTTTATTTTAAACGCTTCTGTCTTAATCCTCAATGAAGATTTCTTTGTAAGCATACAATCTCTCATTATGATTCCTCCTTATTAATAATTGAAGAAGTATCGTTGTTTTCAAGGTCGGTCCACTTAACAATAGGAACGTTCAATCTTTCGATTGCTTCTTTATTAGCTTTTGCTAAATCGGGTATATGGATCTCTGGACCAACAGTAGCGTTTTCTGGATAATTATAACCATCATACAATTTATCCATATTTAATTGATTTCGCTCCCACATATAGAAATTCGCGATCATGAATGATTCCGGATCATTAGGATTACCAATCATTGATGGATGAACAACCGGATCCATTATACATTCATAATTTGGTACATATTGGTCAGGTACTTTTATATGGGCTACGAAATTATTTATTGGATCATGATGTATGTTGAATATATATCCATGAGGTTTTGCGTGAGATATTATAAAATAATCTCTCATGGCTTCAATTGCATCATACGGATATAGAGCCAGTGGTATTCTACCACATTTAAGCAGTTCGCGTATTCTTTCGGATGAAAGCATCTTGAATATGTGATCTGGTTTAACACGAGTAGACCACAATATCTGGCAAGTGTATTCTTTCATATTTACCACCATTCCTTATTTGTCATTCTTATAATGAAACCCTTTATATTGTTTTCGATGTCTTTTACACGGAATCGCATATCAGATAGACGACCGATTTCTCGGTCGTCCACAAAGATCATTAGTTCATCGGTGTTTCCACCAGCACCGAACACAATACTTCCTTTACCACAGATGGTTGAATTATGTCCGAGACAGATTTCAAAAGTAATTTCCTGACATAACATTTTATTTATATCAGGATGAAACTTTCCATCGACTATCATCGGAAATGAGAAGCCGTTTTTATCTTCTATTCTTTTAGGATTCATCATTATTCACATCCTCATCTTTTAACATTTTATCAACTTCCACGAAAGAGTCATTAAGTGTATCACAAAAGAACCTATAGTGTTTGTTTGATGGAGAGAACACGGCATCATTAAATTGAATATTGAAAGCTATTTCACCCATTACTGTGATTCTGATACAACCGGTTATTCCGATTTCGCAGTTTATTTCGAAATGTTCAGGAACAATTGAAATTGATAACATATCAGGTTTTCTTTCCGTTAACAGGCATGGTTCATATTCTTTGTCTGATACTGTTTTAACAAGGACAGTCATGTCTGGATCTACATCGTCATCGCGAATCATAATCCATGGAGAGTTAAAGTTCTTTTCATTCACCAATCTTTTGGTCATTTCTGATGCAAGTAAACGAAGAGTTTTAAATCTTGAGAGATCCTGTTTCTTTGTGAGACTATCTTTGAACTCTTTCTCGAGAGTATCAAAACGTCTATCAAATAAATCATCACCGGTTGTTGATATATTCATTTTTCTTCCTCCTTAAAATAATTTAATTCTTTTAGTTCCGTCTTCAGAATGATTGATATTACATCAAAACCATTATCAAGACAAAGTTCAAAACTTGTGTGAGGTGATATAATACAAGCATATTTTTTCAATGCCTCTTCGTCTATATGGATATCATTGTTAACCGTCAACTCGATCGGTGAGCGTGTAATTGGTTCTTTGGTTACATATACAACATCACCGGTCTTGAACTCTGATGCGAAAAACCCACACATACGAATTTGATTATCGGGGACATCCAATGACGTCCCCACAAACGCAAATCTATTAACCATCTTTTTCTAACCTCTCAAATGAACACATACCGATGCATTGGGGCGTATCATATATTTTACCACAGCATCTTTTTGTTAAAATGTATCTTGTTTCTGACCAACCGATACGTTCATCTGGTCCGATATCTTCACCTATTGAAAGATCTGATTTGTCGAACATATTATCGAATGGCTGGTGTTCTACGATAAATTCAAACATTTCATCTACTGATGTGAATATTTCTAATTCGTGCAATGCCTCAGTTAGGGACCCTCGATGTGGTCTATAGAATATTAATGTACCAGTAGCTTCTTTTCGCATTCTGTCAAAAGATCTGATACATGCATCCCTGTAAATGTAATTACATTTTATTATTCCCATCATTATCTCCTTCTAACAAATGTTCGATACCTTTTAGAACACACCGCTCACCACCATATCGTCTTTCGATAGCCTGAAGACTTGATGGACTTGGTGTTATCGGTTGACACAGCAGATGCTTTGCTGAGAGAATACTTTGTGTGTTGACATGATATTTATCAACAGCGTCATCCCATTCTTTCTGAGATGAATTGTGATAGAACCAAAGCAGATATCTCATTATGTTGCGACGTTTTGGTTCAACACCAGTAGCTTCCTCATATCTTCTACGGATGCCATTACCAATAACACATCTACAGTGATTGGTACCGGCTCGTTTTGATCCAAGCCAGTAATGTTTCTTCCTAATTCTCCTATTGCTCATTTTTGATCCTCCTTTCTGAAATAAATGGTAACTGATGAAGGGTATTCAATTGCTTGACCACCCTTGATATATTCTTCAGCCACCCTTCGTTCGACTATTGCTAGGCGTTGATTTCTATTTTCTCGTGTTCTGTCTTCGATATATTTATGATACATCTCATTTATCGGAACAGGAATAAACAATGAAACATCTTGAATTCTCATAGCACATGGATCACCGCGTCGCTTCAGAAACAGATTAATCCGTTTCTTTTTCTGTCTCGTGTTCATATTTCATCACCGCTTTCTTAGCCCTTTCATTCAGTGGTTTGACATCCAGATGTTCATTATATTCATAATAATGATCTGGAACAGCAAGAAGATCCGACTCAACTGGTGTGAGTCTGTGTCCTATAGCAATCTCGCCTGGAACAAATCCTGTATACATTGATTGATCAATTATGTGATAAGGGTGATAGAGTCTGTTGGGTTCCTTAGGATATAAGAATTCTTTCTTTACTTTTAACCGCTTAGCTTTATACATATCCAGGTTATGAGAAACTCTCTTTACCCAATTCATGAGCATACGAAGCTCAACCATGTGCCTGTACCACTGTTTGATTGTCGGGTTGAATATGTTTGCACCACATCCATATGTGTTTATAGTGCATATTATTGGTGCATGCCAATCGAATTTCTTACCTTTCTCGATTCGCAGATATTTACGAACGTATTTCTTTTTCTGTCTCGTGTTCATCTATTTTTCCCTTAAAAATCCTTTCGTAACATATTTTCTCTTTTTGCGATTAATATAACATTTCTTAAGCATCTTCTCACATTGTTCAAATGCATATATCTGTGATGGAGTAGTGTCGAAAATAAAGTGCGTTGCCATAAGCTTATCACATCCATCATCACCCATAGTTGTCTTAATATCTTTCGCATATTGTCTCAAATCAGTGTAATGTTTATACCAGTACTTTATAGGAGTCTTTGTTTCAAACTTAGTGGTACCATACATACCATATCCATGATGTAAACATATGGTATTTGAGATACGAAGATTAGATATAAGCTTTTTTGAAATACATCGTCTTATGTATTTCTTTTTCTGTCGTGTATTCATCTATTTTTCTTCCCTTCAAATAATGTATAGACGATACATTCTTTTGACTTTTCTGGATTATTTGATAACGCAGCACCATACGTATTTTTGAATAAATTATATAAATAATTTTCAAGATCGCTGTATCGCACAAGATCTTCGCGTATCTTTCCTGTGGGTTCAAAATATCTGAAGACAGCTTCCGGAATAGATGATGCAAATCCTGTTGATACGATTGCATTATAAACATCATTCCAGCAATCATCACTAAAGGCAGGTTTGAAAGATTTTGTTTCTTCATTAATTTCAAACAATTCCCAGCGTTGTTTTATCATCTTTACCCGGAATGAATTAAAATTAGGAGCATGTTCTATGAGAATTGTCCATGGTTCATAGATACCCATGAAATCTACATTACTCTGGAAGATAATGATGTCATTATTCCGACATAAAGTCGAGTCAGCAGAGAATTCTTTGATTTCCTGGGAGATCAGACGAAATACTTCTTCTGACTGCTTTGTAGATGTAGAAAATCTACCTTTATAATTATTATCCATATTATCATTTCCTTCCATTGAGCTTCGCTATATTTTCGATTACATACAATATGTCTATCGGCTGATAATCGTGTCTTTCAACTGATACACAGGCCGATCTAGCACTATATGTATTATATGCTGGATTACCATGAACATGTCCAAATATATTACAATATGGACTGGTGTGATTAATGTATAATGGTTCATGTGATAATATAAACCAGTCATTTATGATAACAGGATTTTCATATACAAGATCAAACCCCATATTGAAATATATTGGTGTTTGTAAGGTATCATGATTTCCTTTTATGAGGATCTTTCTACCATTAAGCTGTGATAAAATATCCTGAGTCTTTTCTGTATCTTCATAAAACGAAAAGTCTCCAAGGACATAAACAGTGTCATCGGGTTCATCGACTCTATAATTCCAATTGTCTATCATGATCTGATCCATTTCTTCAACAGAAGAGAATGGTCGATTTTCAAATTTTATAATATTCGGATCCCCGAAATGGGGATCCGCGATTACAAACTCTCTACTCATGTATTATTCCTCCAAGTCTATAATAAGTGTTCTACCGTCTTTTTCCTTTTCCTTCTGCATCTTCTTGACATACTTGTCAATTATTTTACAAAGGACTTTCTCGAATGACTTAACGAACTTATCACACTTATCAGTATTCGGATGCTTTACATAACCAGACACACTCTTTCTGATCTCGTACTGATCTTTGTATTGATTGATGAATTCGTTTATTATAAATATTGGCCGTCCGGCTTTTGCACGTTCTTCATTTACCTGAGCAATATGTTCACGGAGCTTGTGTATTGTCTTGAATCTTTCGTATAAATCGAAGTCACTTATTTTTACGAAGAACCAACAATCTATTGGATAGCCATGTTTAAAACCATCCTCATCAATATTACCCAGCCTCACGCGTAAGCTATATTTGTCACATATGGAGAAAGGATCTATCTCGACAACGATTGCATTAAAGCCGATCTTTTCAACAGCATCATCCATGAATTCTAATGTTCCATCATCCTTTGTGCGAACTGATTTATATTTTTGAATGATTTCTTTTGCCACGAACTCCTGAAAATCCCACAGGATCTTGGAATGTTTGCTGAGCTCTTTAAATTCTTCTCTTGTCATTTTATATTCCTCCTGTTATTTATTTCCTATTGCAAGTAAACTGTTTCCACATGTGATTCTGTCAGAATCTTCCTCATGTGATGGAACAAAGACTATTACGTCCCAACCATTATCAACGAGAGGTTTCTCGAATCTTTCATAGACATCGAAATCAGTTACGATTTCATAGCCGTTATTAACAGCTTCTTTTGTTTCATGAATAGGAGTGATCTTAACAATACATTTATCTTTGTCAAAATACTTATTCATGAGATCAACATCAAGATTACTCTCAGATGTGACAGCAAAGTTTAATGTATACTTTCTGTCGATTGGTGTTGGTAAACTATTTACGATGTCAGAAATCTTTCCAAGATCAAGAGACATGCCATTGAACATTTCATTTCTCTTAACATCATCAAGTGTATTAATAGAGAACTGAAGACCTGGATGACCCCATGCAGGATATTCGTCGAGACGCATCATGTCAGTCCATCTCGCAAGGAATGTTCCCAGCTTAGGATTATCCTTTGGCATCATAGTTGACACGACAGGATGATACTCTTCAAAGATAGGTGACTTTTCTCCGAAGAATCGATGACCGTCTATGCATATATCTCCGATTATTTTAGCAACTTCAATAACCTGCAGATTGAAAGTAGGTTCTCCCATTCTTGCAAAATGGAGATTGAGTCTCTTACCTTCCTTTATACCCGAAAGGGAGATAGCTGTTGTTATTTCTGATAACATCTCCCATGTCGACAGATTGCCGTAGAAACCATACTTCGGACAATCGCAGAAGTTGCATTTCATTGGACAACCTTTTTGTGTTGATACCGTTACAACCAGTTTCTCTTTAATATCAACCGGTCTGTGTTCAACTTTCTCGATTCTTTTTGTATAACCAAGAAAGTCTGCTTTTATGTTGTTCTCTTTGCCATAGTCACCAACGTACAGATATTCAGCCTTTATAGCTGGATCTGATACAATAATTCCTGTGTGGGTTGGTGTGATTATTCTATTATTTTCCATTATATATTCCTCCTATTATGTCAAGTCATGTTCATAACTGCAGAAGTCATTCTTCCTCAGTTCGGAATCAACAAACTTCTCACAGTCTTCTTTTATCGATTCTTTCCTTTTTCTTTCTTCTTCCTCCTTCAATGCTTCAGCCTCTTCCTCTGCTGCAATTCTTGCTTGTCTTTCAGCAACCTCTTCTTCAAAAGATTGATCTGCTTCTATGAGTGACAGCTGTAAAGAAACAGTTCTCTTGATGGAGTCGTTGATCTTCCAGAAATCATCATCGGGATGATTATCACAGATCTTTTTAACAACGACTCTTAAGAGTTCAACTTCATTCTCATTTAAAAATCCTCCTGTCATGGTCTTTTCATATTCTCTTACGTTTTTCATGCTAATGGTTTTCCTCCTTGAGATAATATTTTAGACATTTCAATTGATATGATTTCAGGTGTAATTAATTCACGTGCTGACATTACATCATTAACGAGAAATGGTTTGTCCATGTTTACTGTATTTCTTGCGAATAAGTATGTCAACCTCATCGAGTCATCTGGTCTCTTGAAATATCCACCACCTGAATCTGCGTATATTAGCATCGCTTTATCATGATATTTATCAACATTAAACGTCTTTGTTTTTATAACAATTTTTGATATATCGGTATCTGTCATATCAACAAAGGTTTCACCATCGTATACGACTCTCTTGCAACATTTGCAATTTCTGAGAAGATCTTCCGGTGACCATATATATGTACTAACATCGGTTCCACCAATCTTAGACATTAATGCATGACGTTCATCACAGTATTTTGCTTTAAGAACGCCATATGTGTTACCAGAGAAGAACAGCAGATTCTGTTCTTTGATATCGTCTGAGAATATATTCATTTCCGGTATAAAGAAATCATCTACGAAATCACCTACACGATATATGATATTATACCATCTGGGTTTTTCTGAATATATGAAACTTTCACAGTGCATATGATCTTTTATAGCTTCATCAATAATACCTTTGTATTTGTTCCCAAAGGTAACATTACACAGATGCGATACAGCCGATACTACATATACGGAATCATTATATTTGTCCTGGAAAATCAACGAAGACACATTGTTTTCTTTTAGAGTCATCATACGCATTTCTCTTGACACAATGTAGTCTTCATCGACCTTGAAATACTCTGGATCGAAAACAATTTTCCCGGTTTCATCATATATTAAATAAGCAGGTATTCTCATTTTTGTGGATCATCCTTTCTATATTGAGCCATGAACTGCTGCTTTGTTACAATATGACATTCGATTTTATCAAAATCGATATCATACTTTTCTTCGAACCGTCTGATTGCATCGACAGCGGTTATTTTCTTGCCGAATACTTCAGACATTGAAGATACGAAACAGTAGTCTTCGAAAAATGCTTTTATCTCCTCTGGAGATTTCCCCTGTCGTTCCAGGACGGTTATTGCCATGGCAGCGGTTGATACTGCTGCAGAGTCAATCAGATTCGAGAATATATCGTACTGATATTCCTGGAACTGCTGTTCTCTACATTTTTGACAATCACGAATTGTGGTTCTTGCTTTCATTTTTTAACATCCTTTCCGGGCATCATTTAAAACGTTTATTTGATGTCCATATAAATAATATGTATATGAGATATCAATATATGAGAGATGAGGGCTAATGGCCCTCATCGTTCATTTTAAGTTGTTTATCATTTATTTCATTGAATTCTACATCAATAATCTCTGTTGATGAAATTGTGTCTGAATCTGTAAGTAATTTAACACTGTCGTCGGGTATTTCAAAATGAATTTTAAATAATTCTCGACGAGCATCAATATCAAAATTAGATTCCAATAATTTCATTTCATTACCTTTATCTTCAACCCAAACTTCATAAATTTGTGCGATCTCATCAGTACGAGCATTCTTTAATCTATTGAAACTATCAACTTTCCATACAAGATTTATTATTAATTCAATCCGAGGATTTTTAATTTTTTCTTCATTCTCTTCATCCGTAGCTATAACAATGAAATCCTTGTAGAAATCGATGTATTCAATGTTGGGTTGTCTATCATTTATTCTTATCTTTAATTCATAATCAAAACGAGCTGTGTGTTCCCAGAATATCTTATATAATAACTCATCGTCAACTTTCATCAAGATCATATTATGGGTAGCATAGATAATTTCCTTAGCAAACATAGTTTCACCTCCAAGCAAACTTTATGTGATATGTTGTTCCGAACCGCACGGTAAATTTCAATAAGAAAGGAGAGTTATTATGCCAAATGATTCACATCAGCACGTTGTTAAAACCACGAGTCAATGGAATGAACGTGCTGTAGAATATTGGGTTGTACCTAGAGGATGTTTATGTGTTGAATTAACACCCGACGGAAAAACAAAACTCAAAATAGGTGAAGGTAATAAATATTATCACCAATTGCCATATGTAACAGATGGCTCTGATTTATCTCAATATTATACCAAAGAAGAAATTGATAATTTATTAAACAATTTCAATCGAATGGCTATAATGGATACAGAGGAAAAAGAATCTAAAGACGACTTACCTCTGGATGGTAATAAACTTGGTGATGTATATCTTGTTAAATCACAAGACCCATCTACAAAACCAGATCCTGATGTATATCTGTGGACTGGTAGTAAATGGATATACGTTGGATATGATTTCACCAATATAGATCTTTCTCATTATTTAACAAAAGAAGAATTCCATCAATTGTTCGATAATGTACAAGAAAAAGTTGATATTATGTGGCCTAAGATGCATAGTCACCAAAATATCAATGTTCTTGATAGAATCGAAGAACCCTATACAACAGCAGAAAAAGAAAAGCTTGCTGGTTTAAGGAATTATGATTCTGATATAGATCAAATCAATTATGACATTGATCTATTGATGGCGGAGAAACATCACCACGATAACAAATCATTTCTTGATACTATAACCGAAGACTATCAGATCTGGAGTATTGCGGATCGTGAGAAGTTTGATAACATACCTGACTACTCTGGAGTCATTGCTGAAATACAATATGAGATTCAAGTTCTTAATGAAAAATCTCATACCCATGGTATCGATGGTAAGGGAACTCTGGATATACTTAATCAGATAGAAGAGCCTTATACTACATCCGAAAAAGAAAAGCTTGCAGGATTAGAAAACTATTCTGATTTTATTGGTACCAATGGAATGTATTCCGGTATTCACGGTTTAGTACCAGCACCATCAACACGTGATGTTGGTAAGGTGTTATCATCAACCGGTACATGGGTAAGCTTACCTGAGATAACTGTTAATGACTTCACAGGAGCTACTGATTCTACTGATGGTACACATGGTTTAGTACCAGCTCCATTAGCTGGTGAAGAGACATATTTCTTATGTGGAGATGGTACATGGAAAGAAATTGAAATTCCTGAATATGATGCAGGTATTGGTTTAACATTAGGAACGATTATCGAACATAACCAGAATACTGATATACCTGAAGACTATATCCAAGTTGAGTACTTGGAATCAACAGGTACGCAATACATAAATCTCAATGGACTTGCTATATGGGATCAGATTGATATCACTATAGATTTTTCCATAACTCACATTGTCAATGATACATGGATTTCAGGTAATGGAAACTCATATTATGGCTACTGCAAAGGATTAGGTATGTTAGATAATGCGTTACGTAAACCGGATACAAATACAACGTATGATCCTGACATACTACAAGAAAATCTACGTGTTATTGGATTTTACCATGCCGATGAATCATATCAGAGTGTTTTTGTATTCGCAAGATCTGATATGTACGGACGTGTTGTTGGTAATTCTCAATGTAGAATATACTCAATTTCGACGGTTGAAACGAGCTCTCAAGTAGGTGGTAATGGAAAGAGATGTAAGTTCTTCCCATGTATAAGAAGAGCTGATAATGTTCCTGGATTATATGATACCGAGAATGATGCATTTTTCACTAACAGTGGAACCGATGAATTTTTATATGGTCCAGCAATGCGTGTTAGAGAGGTATTACCTGATACTGGTAATACGTTTAACGTAAATGTCGGAGAAGGATTGATTGTCGATGATGATAATTTTATTAATAATGACGGCATTTTAGATATAACACAAGATGACGCTGATAATTCAAATATATTAACAGTCCATTTTCGAGATAATGTCACTAAAGACGTGACTATTGATACAGGTGTTGTTAATATTACTCAGGAAGATCCGAATAAGCTTAACGAACTTACTATTGAAAGTTCTGATGGTACAACATCAGTTATTACTATTCCGACTGGTACCGGTGGAGCATATACAGCTGGTGATGGTATCAATATTACAAGCGATACTACACCAGTTATCGAAGCTAAACTCGGAGAAGGTTTACAGTTTGATGCAAATGGTGGCATCGAAGTAGAACCACAATATGTTCGTGTGTCTACAACAGATTCATTTGTACTGTTGCATACTAAACCCAGTGATTGGGATACTGATTGGTATAAATATTATGAATTGACATATGACCAATTACCTGGGGTTCCTCCTGACTGGGATCCAACGAAGCATTATAAATATATAAATGATAACTATGTCCTTGGATCTCCTGGAGACACTTTTGTAAGCACAACATGGTATGATAAGCACTACGTTGGACTCGATCCAAACACACCTGTTGTTTTTGATTCAGACGTATACTATACAGGAGACCTTTCTCTTATAACAGATGGAGAAAATTTTGATACTGCATTTGAAAAGGTCAATGAAGCGATTCAACATGTTGAACGTTTAGAAAATGAGGTAGGATTCTTAAAAGGTAACAGTGTTGGAGTTCGCACAACGAGTGATCCAGAACGTATAGAATTCTACAGAACTTAAAATGAAAGGTAGGTTATAAATATGCCAAATCCACTGGTCTCGCAACTTACGATACCTGATTCTAATGGTACAGGTTCGATCACATATGACATTAAGGATGCGCAAGCTAGAGATGATATAAATACCTTATATACATTGATTGAAGGCGGCGTAGAATTCATAGGTGTCATAGCTCCTTCTCCAGCACATCAAATCTTTGATGGTGATACAACAAACCCAGTTACTATAAAAGATGGATCGTCAACAAAGAGTGTTACAGCTTCTGTAGGTGATATCGTCTTCCAAGATACTAATGAATTTATTTGGGATGGTTCGGTATGGAGAGCATTTGGTGAAGCTACAGGTCTTAAAGCTTTTGCATTTGCTGATACGGGTTCCACATCATATACACCAGCTGGTTCTGTTTCTCAGCCATCATTCACTGGTTCATCATCATCTGTAACAATCACCGCGGCAGATAATACTTCTGGTAATTATCAGCCAAAGGGTACAGTTTCTAAACCTACATTCACAGGTACTGGTGTTCGTCTTGTTACAGGAAACATTGCTGTACCTAAGACATATACAACTACAACTGCAACAACAGAAAACAAAACAGCAACAGTTTCAGCAGCGGGATCAGGTACAGCTACATATACTCCTGGTGGATCTTGTAGTGGTACAGCTGTTACATTGAATACCACAACGGTTAATAGTATTACAGCTGTTGGTTCACTTCCATCAGCAACGTATACTGCTTCAACCGAGAATCTCGCATTCTCTTGGGGATCGCTTCCAACAAAGGGTTCAGCTCAAACAGTTGCGACTACTGTTAAAAATGTTACAGATCCTTCTTTCTCCGGAACAGCTGTAAGACTTGTTACTGATAATATTGCAGTACCAAAGACATATACAACTACAACTGCAACAACAGAAAACAAAACAGCAACAGTTTCAGCAGCGGGATCAGGTACAGCTACATATACTCCTGGTGGTACTGTTTCTCAACCTACATTCACAGGTACGAAAGTGCAGCTCTCTGGTACAACAACTGCTGCCGGTACAGTATCAAAACCATCATTCACTGGTACTGCTGCAACAATTACAGTTACACCAGATAATACTCCTTAACACAATATGTATTAAATTATGTGGGGTATAACCCCACATAATTTCTTACTATTCTTTATGCACAAAACGTTCATGTAAATTTCATCAAACAAAGGAGGAATACTTTAACAATGGCAAATTATGTTTCTAATTTAACTGTACAAGTTGGCGACAATTCATCTGCGACATATAACATACGAGAATTGTTTCCTCATGTTGGTACATGTAGTACAGCTGCAGCAACTGCTGCCAAGGAAGTTACAATAGGAAATTTTAAACTGTATACTGGTGCATGGGTTGTTGTTAAATTCAATAATACAAATTCCGCTGCGGTTGCATCATTGACATTAAATGTAGATGGAACCGGTGCAAAACCGATTAAATATAGAAATGCTAATCTTGCTTCGGCTTCACAATTAATAGCAAATAGATACACTTATTTTATATATGATGGAGCAAACTATCAAATCGTCAGTGATTTCAATTCAGACACTTATGATCGTACATCTCAACAGACGAGAATATATGCTGGTACAATTGGTGTATTCAATTATTCACTCTGTGCTATGGATAACAATCAGAGAATGCAATCATTCACCACTACATCAGGTACTGGCACCGCTAAAACATTTAATACATCAGCAAGCTTTATGTATCCTCCGGTAATAATGTACAATGATGCGAACTCGACGTATGCAGATGGAACTGCAATAGCAAACAATGTTTTGTATGAACAGTATCCAAGTGTTGATCTTCGATATAGTTGTAATGTAACATCAACCGCTGGATTCACGCAATATAAACCGGTGTATTTGGAATGTACTATCAATTCAGATGGTACATTTAAACTTACTACAACTGGATTGACACAAACATTTACAAATGGTAAATATTATATATTACTTGGATGCATGTATAATACGAGTATATATCAACTGGCATTATTCGCACAGCATCCAATGTTCTATTACGATGGCACTCACTTAAATGGCATTGTTTATACTGCTGCAGAAAAGACTAAATTAAGTGGTATTGCTAATGGAGCTACAAAAGTAGAATCATCATCAAATGGTAAAATAAAAATAAATGGTAAAGATACAACGGTCTATTCACATCCAACCCACACAGCTGCATCATCAGGATTATATAAAATAACAGTTGATACAACTGGTCATGTTTCAGCAACAGCTGCAGTAGCCAAAGGAGATATTCCTGCTTTAGACTATTCAAAAGTATCAATATCAAGAAGTCTCACGTCTGGTACAAAGATAGGATCAATTACAATCGATGGAACATCTACAGATCTTTACTGTCAAACTAATACTAATACAGACACATTAGTATCACAGACATTTGCAACCGCTGATAATAATAGACCGCTGTTAATGTCATATTACAAAGTAGGAGAAGCGGCTGGTACAGCACAGGTTGCATATCGAAATGATGCATTGTACTTTAATCCAAGTGGTGGTGTATTAAGATCACCACGGCTTTATTTACAGACAACCGGTATGCCAATAACCATCAACCTTGACACACTTCAACCAGCAGCTGGAGAAAACGTTAACGTGATGGCTGTTAGGTATAAGAATACTGACGGTACTGCTACACATACGGTTTATCCGATTGGCATTCTTGGCAATTCCGCAACTGGTAGTGGTGCTACAAATAATAGTGGTGTTCGTTTAGGTTCAACAAACGGAACAACAATTGTTTGTGCTGGTGAAAGCAGTACAACATTTGCGGCAGCACAAGCAAAGTATAATGATGAGAACCTTTATTTCGTTGCTGATGGCGCTGTATACATGTATACAAACTGTAGCAATGATTCAACAACAGTGACAGGTCCGTGGCGCGTCGGTGGTTTTACAACCGGTACATCTGCGATAACATCCGGTCGTGTGATGATCACTGATGGAACCACTGGTGGATTTAAAGCATCAGATTACACGATTGCAAAATCTGTACCATCTGATGCCAAATTTTCTGATACCGTTACAACAGTAACAACTTCGGGAAGTGGTAATGCTGTTACATCGATAACTGCATCGAATGGTGCTTTGACGGTCACCAAAGGAAGTACGTTCTCCTTATCAAATCATACGCATACAACGACAATAGCTGCTGATTCAGGTACAAATCAACTTACATTAGCAGCAAGCACAAAGTATAAGTTGACTACAGGCGGAACTAATTTCATTTTCACAACTCCTCCAAATACTACTTATTCAGCCGGAACAGGATTGTCTCTATCAGGAACAACTTTCAATCATTCTAACTCCGTAACCGCAGTAACAACCGCAGTTTTCAAAAAGATAACATATGATGCACAAGGTCACATAACGGGAACTGCTAATGTGACTGCTTCAGATCTCCCATCACATACACATTCATATATTCCAATGAGTGGATCTACGGATGTAACTGGAAATATTAAAATAACCAAAGCTTCTGGTGATACAGGCTTCTACGCTAAGAGATCTGATACGGGTGTTGAAGTTTGGATGGGTGTAGGATCTGGTGGAACGAATCATGGTATTTACAGTAATAAACTTGGAAAATGGATGATGTATGGTGATGCATCAAATGTGTATTTGAACGGTAATGCAACAACAGCATCTTCATGGGCAACTGCCAGAACACTGACATTGAGTGGTCAGTTAACGGGTTCTGTATCTGTAAAGGGTGATGCGAATATGACCCTTTCGGGATGGTTGAAAAAGAGTTTTATATATGATGAAACATCGGATTTCGCATCATATGCATGGCATAAGTTTGCAGAAAAAACTATAACAAATGCCAATGAGGATCAAACAATCACATTTATTGTTTCAAAAACATGGGGTGATGTTCCGAGATATAGTGGTATATTAACCGCCCATATCAGAACAGGTTCGACAAAAGTATATGAGAGTTCACAATTTTATTGGCAACTTGCAAATGCTAATATAGATCCTGAAGATTTTGTATTCGTATATACGAATACAGCTAATACGAGTTGTAAGGTTGAATTATGGTATAAACAAACCGCCAGATATGACGGTTGGATATTCACTGTGCTGAAAGAACATAGTAGAACATCAACCAATAATGTGTGGACCCTTTATACTTCCACTGGACATGGATCTGCATCACATACAACAGGAACAGCTTCGTATGCGTCTTCGATTGCTGGTATACAAAATAACACGTCTGGAACTTCGTCTAATGTAACAGGCACTGTTGCTATAGCTCACGGTGGTACTGGAGCTACAGATAGATTGAATGCTTTAAAAGCATTAACAAACGAAAACGTCGGTACAGATGCGCAATACTTCTTGACAATAACAAATAGCTGGGGTAAAGGCGGATATACATCAGTAGCAAATGCTAAAACTGTATTGGGATTAAAATCTGCAGCATATACAGAATCATCGGACTACGTTCCTAATACACAAGCCGGTATGAATGCTGCAATAAATCTGTTATCAACAGGAAGCACAACACCGGCACTTACGGATTATTATGTAGCACAATATGCGAATGGTGGAACTACAACAACATCATACTATAGAAGACCAATATCTGCATTATGGAACGCTTTCAAGGGATTAATAACTCTTGCAACAACAGGATCTGGAAACGCGGTAACAGCCGTGTCAATTGCGAATGATGGTGACCGTAACAGAAAAATTACCGTTACCAAAGGATCAACGTTTTCATTATCAACCCATACTCATAATTATGCGGGTTCATCTTCAGCAGGTGGTCCCGCGACAAATGTCGCTATAGCAAGAGTTACAAAAGATTCTAAAGTATTTCCCGGAGCAAATAAGGTTGTATTTGAAGAATATACAAATGGCACAGACTATAATCTTCCATCAAATCATTTTTATCACATCATGTCTGCACAAGGAAATGACACTAAATACGGTACACAATTGGCTCTTGGCATGACAACCACTGCGGCGTACTATCGAGTATGCAATAATCAAAAATGGTCTGATTGGAAAAGCTTGATTAACACCGATACCAATACAAAGGTTACATCATCAGCAAACCATTATACTCCAGCAACCGTATCTGGTCAAGATAAATCAGCAAGCGCATCAGGCGCAACAGCGGCATGGAGTATTGATGTTGTAAAAGGTGTTACACTTAATACAGATGGAAAAGGTCACGTTACTGGAATATCGGTAACCAGCGGAAAGATACCTGCTAATCCAAATACCGATACCAAAGTTACACAAAACATTGTATCAGGAAGTGCAAACCGACCATTATTGATGTCTTATTATCAAACGGGTACCACAACGACTACTGCACAAGTAGTATACAGAAATGACTTAATATATGCTAATCCATCGACAGGCGCGATAACAGCAAATAAATTTTATGGTGACATAACAGGTTATGGATTGAATGCTGGTATATATGATTTAATAACTGTCGATAACCCAACATTTAACGGTGCAGAGTGGATGCTTACATCAATACCATCATCATCCGGAGGAACATCAGAACCTTCTTTCAGACGAGTAAAAACAGCAAAATTTGCCGATTATGTTAATTCTAATTCACGAACAGTTTTATTCAATGACTCAACAAACACATCAAAATCTATCACATTATCTACTCCCCCAACGGATACACAATATTTGAAATTATACTTCCGATCATCCGGAAACGCCGGTCAGACCACAATGGATAATTCAGTATATTCAATCGCAGAAGTACCATATATGACAGATGTTAACCTTGGTGGAATTTTGCAAGTTGCTCAGCTATCTGACAACATGGGTGTTTTAAAATTGACAGTATTAGCATTTACTATAAGAATTACTAACCATACTCTTACCCTCACAAAAGCATCATATCCAAGCCGTCTTGATGGTTCTACTGTTGCAAATGATACACATTTATCTGCAAATATCATAAAGGTCGTAGCATATCGTTAACAACAAAAAAGAATTATTCGGGGGCATTATGCCCCCGATTATTTTAAATACGTCTACCCCATTCTATTATTTCATTTTTGAATGGACCACACCATTGTGGTTGTTTAAATACAACGGTGTCTGTATTTGGGATTATACAAAAATGTCCTTTCTTAAACCAAACAAGTTTTCGACGTTTATAAGACTCTCTTGGGTGTTCTGTACTTGTATGTGTTTTACATTTTATAGAGTGTGGAAAATGTTTATAATCATCATACATAATAAATGTATTACGATTAATATTATACATTATTCGTTCATAATGATCCATATAATCATACAATGAAGGATACAGCATCAGATGCATTAAACCATACCAAATCTTCATTATTTTATCAACGATTTTTGCATTTGGTTTTTCATCATCATCCAATCGATTATTGAATTTAATAATATCCGCCATAGACTTAGCACGATAGAAATACATCTCTGGTATTATTATTAGTTTCTTACTATTTCTTTTAACACCAAAGAAGAACATCGGTCTTGTGTTAGTATAATCAAATATAACACAACCAACGATTTTGACAGAATTGTCTTTAGGTAATTCATTCTTATCAATAACTCTATCAAATACAAGTATTCGAATATGAACATTCTGTACATCATCAAGACGTATGAAGAAATCTCGTGTTGGAAGTGTATCTAGTTTTATTATATCACATGGGATACTGTTTTCATTCATTTTACGTAGTTTTGTTTGCTGCTTTGTTATATCCATGGCTGTTTCCACAAGATCTTGTCTTATGATAAGATCATGTGATGGATATGTTTTTACCATTCTTAGTTTTGAAGCCACTTCTTCAAATGACATCATTTTTATCATTCCTCCTTATTTGGATATTCATCTCCTATATCGTATGAATTGTATTCTTCTTCAGAACAATCAAACATGTATTCAACAGTTTTACCATTCTTTTCTCCTTTGATTGTTAATTTATATGATTCAGAATGGCGAATCATACCAAACCGAGTTGGTGTTGTATGTGCTCTGGTATGATGTTTATCAATAACAATGCCAGAATCAATCTTATTATGTTCATTGATAATCCAGCTTGCAATACATAAGATCAGTAGTGCAATTAGAAGAACCATCAATATATAGCATATCATTATTCCAACATCACAATCATCCAATCTTCTTTTAAGTTTCTTTATCATTGTTATCATCCTTTTCTTAATTAAGTCATAACGCACTGACAATCAATATGATGCTCAATATTAAGTTTCATATAATCATCACAATCTCTTTCACTTTTAACAAACTCTTCGATGTATTTTGGTAAACAGTCAGGATGAACATCATCGAGTGATAATGTGTTATCATCTTTTCCATAATTCATGTCCGGTTGTAATTTTTCGATTGTATAGTATTCTGTTCTTGAATTTTGAATAACATTCACATGATGTGAATAATATCCGTCATGTGTTGCGAAACATCCAATTCGTTGACCGCACACAGAACATGTGATCATGTTTAAAACAACTTTCTCTTCCTCCTTAACTATTTTTTCTTTGATACTGTGCCTCATTTAAACCATTCTCCTTCCGACTCTTTATTAATATGATTTGTACATCATATCTCAAAAATAATATGTATGCGAAGGAGTGTTTATTTATGAACGTATCACTTAAGAATGGTGACATATCAACCATACCTCAGGAAGAAATAGAAGCATACAAAAAATATGCTAAAGAAAAATATCCTGATGAAATAATCGACGAGATAATCTTAGAATTCGATAATGAAGGATATGTGAAGCTCGAGATACATAAACATTCAGTACCATTCAACAGAATCCGTCGTATAACAGGATACCTCGTAGGAACCCTTGATAGATTCAATGATGGAAAGAAAGCTGAAGAGCATGATCGTGTAAAACATGGTATTGACGATCCGAAAGGAGTTTATTGATAAATGGTAGGAACAGATGAATTCGTAAAACTTGCAAAAGATGCAATCAAACATATGTTGATCGAAACAACCGATCCAACAGATAACATTGATTATGATAGTATCAATGTATATTTTGTAACATGCACATACGTACTTGGATCAATAAAAGGAATGTTTTCAACATCTCTTCAAGATGGAAAGTATTATGAAGTAACATATAATACCGCTAAAAACGAAATGTATGTTGATCAGTATGTAAAAGTAAAACAGAATACAATTAAATTTAATGAAGAATAAAAAAATACGGGGCATTACGCCCCGTATTATACATTTTAGAATTCACCGTTTTCTGCCCAGTCAGCAAAATCAATGTCATCATCTTCGTCGTCTTCGGTTTCGTCGAGTTCATCGTCTTCGGGTCCGTATAACATAAATCATTCCTCCTTATATTAATATATCATCTGAAGAATAAATCCGATATCTCAGGATATTCTTTCTTGCTGATTACATTGTATATCTCCTGTGGGGATTTAATATTGATACCCCATATTTTCTTTACCTGATTATTGATACGAGATATCTTACGCTTGTTTCCTATCTTTGCCACAACAGAAGATATGATTATTGTCATATCGAAATTATCGAGTAACGAGTTTAACAGACCACTGGTAATTGAAGCACGTTTAAGTACTTCTGACGCACAAAGATCTTCACCTGTTACTTCTTTATTGTTATTGATGCAGTCCAGATAAAGATCATGAACTGATCCGTTGAACTTAATGAGTGACAGAAGACCCTGTCTCCACTGATCTTCGGGCATGTCTCCGATAATTTCGAAGAATTTGTTTCTGTTAGTATCAGAGATAGAGTCCATCAATTTTGGAATTGCAGTAACTGTTGATGGAAGAGGTGGGTCGGTAGCAGCAACAATCACATCCGGTTCTTTAATAGTAAAGAATTTATCGGATATATCTACGTGATTTTCTTTATGTACATATCGACGCACACTGCTCTTACTAATCTTGTCTTTATACTTTTCGAAAGCTCTGTTGATAGCTATGTCAACAGTAGCACCATTACATTCGGTGCATATGAAATATCCTATCCAATAGAAATCGTCTGCTGTTACTCGACGCTTTTTCTTGGGTTTATCGGTATTAGTATCGGTTTCTGTAGCAACGACTGGTTCTGTTGGTTGTGGTGTTGTATCCGTAATTAACAAATCAAGTTTATCACCGTCAAAGTCACCATCATAATCAAGTCCGGGTGTAACCATCATCGATATAGTCTCTTCGGCAGAAGCATTGAACCAGTCTTTTATTTTTGAAATAACATCAATGATATCAGGCCTAAAGAAAGCAACATCATTAACATCCTCGATTGTGAACTTCAGATCATTGATATCATTAACAAAATTCTGCATTTCTTTTGCCATCTCAACAGTTTTACGAAGATCATTCATTTGTTTTTACCTCCCCTCTAAACATCTCTGATATCTCCGAAGTGTAATCATTTCTAACCTGGTTAATGAAATCTAACCCAATGTCAGTACCAAAGCTATTCTTGATTACATTGCTTATTTTACGGACGTCATCAGCCTTGTCCATGCCGATAATATCCATAGCCATGAATACGACAATAACCTTCTCATCAAGAGTAAGATTATCACCTTTCTTTATCTTATCGCGTATTAACGAACCGGTGATATTTCTATCACCGGATATACGGAAGAACTGTCCTACGTCCATACTACCACCATTGTCTGTTGTATCAACAGCCATAGCATCAGTTCTCGGATATATTTTTCCATCCTGAATTACGAAGAACAGATCAGATATCTCTTTATACAGATTCTTATCTCTGATCTGCTGCACTGAGGCAGTAGAAACAGAAGGACGTGAACCTTCGTATTTTGGCATAATCTTTCCGATGTCGCCATTGAATTCGATAATCCTTCTACAAATATCCTCTATCAGATATCTACGAGTTTCGACATATTCACCCTCAGGTTTCTTCCAGTAGATATTATCGATTCTCATATTTCTTCTGTCACCGTCTCTGTAGGCGATTATAAAGTCACCATTTTTATCAGGAGACCATATCTGAAATGCCTTTGAAACGATAGGTGCTACCCTCTTTGTATCCCTGGTTAAATCAGAACCGAATGAGATACGGAGATCACCATCTCTGAAATACTGTTTCATCAGTTCATTCGTTTTGAGATTCCAAATGTCTCCTTTATCAGAGACCATGAGATTCAGATCAAACACATTTCTCCATTCTGAATCAGGAGATATTTTCTCCCATGGATGAGTCGTTTTAGTCTTACTGGTATCTGGTATTATCGATTCATCAAACTCGATTCCATTGTTCAACCAAAGTTTCAGGAAATCAATATTTTCTGAAACATTTTGATTTACTTCGCTGAGTACCAATAAGTCATCAATAGATACTTCTGCTGTAATAGCATTAGCAAATGTTTCTATTGACTTGATCATTTTTACCGCATTTTTTAATTCCATAACAATGTTCTTCCTTTCTAAAGATTGTGTTATCTGGTGGATTCGAATGCATCAGCAAGATCATCAAAAGATACATCGTCATCGTCGCCACCGGCAAGTAGTATGATTTTATCCAGCATTTGTTCCTTCACCTCCCTGTAACAAAGCTGGACAAGAGATGAAATAATATTGAGAAAATTCTGCTTCAATTTGGTTCTTTTCTTGCCATATAAATAATATGTATATCAGTTTATTAAATATGAGAAAGGTAGTGATCATAAATGGCATCACTTGCGAAAGAAAAAATTCTTAATGCGGATATAAATAGTATATCAAAATCATTTTTGGAAGAGATGTTTGCTTCTTATCATGATAAAGAAACTAATGAATTCCGTCAAGCAAACTTTGCTCCGACAGAAGTTATTTCTTTATCAAAGCAAGAATACCAATGGGTTACTGGTACAATAGAAACAACAACAGGAATGCTTCTGTTTAATAGATACATTCTTGAAAGAACAGGTATTATTGAACATCTTGGTTATTGGAATACTCCTATTGATAGAAAAGGACTGGAGACATTAACCGCAGAAGTTAATAACCTTGCTATCCTTGATAAGATTACCATACAACAACTCGGCGATTATATTGATTCTCGAGATCGTTTAGGTTTCTGGAGTGCATCATTCTTGTCAGTATCAATAACACCATCATTGATTCGCCCTATGGATAATGTAAACCAACGTAAGGCAGAACTTTTCAAACAATATGAAGCAGATATTAATTCAAACAATCCAGTTATTCAGACAATGACTGTTAACAAGATTGAGAAGGAACTCATGCAGATGGTTCGTAATAATCTTAAACAGGATTCTGGATATGATTTGTATCGTTCAGGTGATGGTAATCTTGATAATAACTACAAGACTATCAACGTTATGAGAGGATCTGTATTTAATAACTACACGAAGAAATATGACGTTGTTGAAAATTCACTGATGAATGGTATTACAAAGAAAGATATTCCTGCATTTGCAAACTCTGTATTGGCTGCTGCATATCCATCAGCTGTTGGTACTGCCGATGCTGGTTATATGGCTAAGATAATACTTGCTCTTCTTCAATCAGAACACATCGATCCAGATCCTAATTCTGATTGTGGTACAACTGCAACGATTCCTCTTACCATCACAAAAAAGAATACAAAGTATGCTCTCTTCAGATATATCAATGATAATGGTAAAAAGGTATTAACCGATCTCCATAATATCAATAATTATATCGGTAAGACAGTTCAGCTTTATTCTCCACAATGTTGTGAGAGAGATGCTATATGTGGAAAGTGTGCTGGTAGAGTATTCCATAATCTTGGTGTTACAAACGTTGGTCTTCTTGTTACACAGGTAACTCAGAAGATGCTTAACATCAAGCTTAAATCAAAGCATGACTTGTCACAGAATGCTGGTATCATTCCTCCTGATTATTTATTCTTGGAGAAAAATAACTTCTGTACTGTTGACAATGGTACGATGATAAACAAAACAAAGGTAAAGTTCTTTATACCAAGATTACTTGAAGAGCTTGATGGATTTGTTCGTGAACCCACTGTTCTTTCATGTATGGGAATATTCCCTGTTAAGTTCTATGATAAGAATGATCAAGAGATATTATCTACAATGATGATAGTTCCTGCTATGTTGAATTTCAATCTCTATAATGATATCCAAGAAGATCCTGAGAATTACATCATCACATATGATCCAGGTTCTGAGATCTGTTCTCTTGGTATTCAGAAGAATGTTGCTAATGTTGAATTCTTCATTAACCAGATATATCTGTATTCTAAGTCTCCACAGATTCCTTATAATCTCATGACAGAACTCATGTTCCGTTGTTTGGAAATCAATAGCATAGATCTTACCGGTCCTGCTATAACATATGAACTTCTTGCAAGACGTGTATGTCGTTCAGGAGATCATTCTTTTGCAACAACATTTGGTAGAAATCCTAATGTGGATCCAATGAGTTACACCAAACTTCGTTTCCGTGATGCTGTTCAACAGGCTGGTGTACTTCAAGGAGTTCTCTTCCAGGATGTTAGTAGAGCAATGAATGTCGGTCTCGCACAAACACTGAATGGCAAGAAACCGACAACAACACCTCTTGAAGCAATAATAAAAGCATAAAAAATATACGGGGGCAATATGCCCCCGTATTATTATTAAAATCCGTAATCTTCGTCGTCTTCAATCTGAGCAGCAACCTTTGCTTTGAGGCGTGCAAGCTTTTCGTTATCTTCACGAAGCTTAGCTTCAGCAGCTGCAATTCTTGCCTGCTCTGCAGCAACTTCTTTATCGATACGAATCTGCTTACGTTTCTCAATAAATGCTGCTTTATCGATTTCAAGTTTATCAATGAAATTCTTGGTGAATGTACAACCTGCAGAATGAATGTGTCCACCATATGAAAGTGAACCACATTCCTTGCCGTATGTATTAGCAAGATAATGCACAAGAGCATTACAGTTAGCACCGTTTGCTTCATCTGAATAGAATGTATACCACCATTTGGTTCCATCAAAGTTGAACTTACATACAGCTTTGCTATTATCATACATATCCTGGAATATTGATGAATTACCAGCAATAGCATTGAGGAAGCATACATCAACACCATTTACGTTTGCATAGAATCCATTAGAAAGATTCCTAGCATCAGTAAGTTCTCTGTATTTGAGGATGACGGTTCCATTGTTGATCATGTTCTCCATGAAAGCTGCCTGTTCCTTGGGATCTGTTTCATCGAACAATGAATCCCATATATGGTTCAAAGGATGCTTGCTTTCAGATAAACTAAATCCAGCACAGAAAGCTTTTGTCTCAACGATCTTATGTTTCCAGATATCATTATCATCAATGAATCTGAGAGCATCCGGTACGAGAGTGATGAGTCTCTCTGTGTTTATTTTTTCACCTTTCTTGTCAATAGGGCATCCCTCATTATCAACAAGACAGCATCTTCTACGGAGATCATCATCATCGAATTCAAACTTTACTGAATTTGGATTCTTTCTATTTTCATCAGTGAAGATATCTGAATAGATCCATGTGAGCATTGCTCCTGATATACCGTTTTTCATAAACGGAATGTATTTTTCATTTGCCTCATGTGCTGCAAAAGCTTCCTTATGCTCTTCATAATATCTTATACCTGAATCATGATGATCTATATGAACAACTATTGCGCCACGTTCAATACAGTAATCAATGAATGCATGTACTGATTTACACATTGAGATGTCAACGATGTAAACAATTTCATTCTCGTGCAATTCCGGATATTTCTTTGTGAGATCACCGTTATAATTGTACTCAATGAAATCAGTTGGTTGAATAATCTCCATTGGACGAACGGTGTTGATATATCTCTTTGTGAGATATGCAGCACAACGTCCATCATCGTCGTTATGATGAAGAATCTTAGACATTTTATTTTCCTCCTTGTTTTAATATCTTATTGATATTCTTTCCTGTAGTGTCAAGGAATTTTGCTATATCATATTCACAGAAGTTATTATCCATGAGATCCTTGACCATTTTATATTTTCCTTCTGATGTATTGGTATCATAGTAAACATAGTTCTTGGAAGCATTTACATCAGGGAGTATTATTGTTACTCCCTGACGCATTGTTATCGTGACAAATTCTGTCTCGGTAAACATGTTTATTCCAATTGCTTTTGATTCTATGTCATCTACAGACATACCATGCATCGTTACAAGGATAACTACAAGCTCATCTAATTTACCGAGCTCCATTTATATCACCTCGCGAATCTATGTCTTGCTCCTTCGATGACTGTTTCCCAGCCTTCATCAGTTGTTTCTTTTGAAATATATTCTCTCCATCTATCATCAGAAAGATACTTATCATAGAAAGTATGATCATATTCAATATCATCAAACAGATAAGGAGTTTTCTCCTGAAGGATAAGAAGCAAAGGAATGAAGATTTCCTTGATGTGTGTATGAGCACCCTTTGCACATCTGAGTGCCAAAAGATTACGAAGTGATCTTACATTGATAGAGAAACGCATCTCACATGCAACAGAAAGATTCAATACACTTCTTGCTTCCTGAGCTTCACAACCAGCGTTAAACATTTCAGTATATGCCTTTTCTGAAGCAGCACATGCATCCTTCCATGCAGCATACTTATATGAATCCTTTTCGAACTCGATAGGTTCTATGAATCTAACACCCTTATCGTATTTACAATAACGAGTTGATTCAACAGAATAAGATGCATGACGATGACGGGTAAGTTCTCTGAGAACACCCTGATCCATCTTGAGTACAAAGGAAAGCTGAACATGTTCAAGAACAGATGTGTGCCCTTTATCGATGCAATGTTTAGCTACATTACCGAAATTCTCAACGGTAATCTTTCCTTCAGATTTGTAACATGTTCTTGCTGCGGTATCGATTTCAGCCAAAGCAGCGATACCGTCAAATTCATGCACAAACTGAATTGATGGTTTTTCGATTATCATTTCAATTCCTCCTTATTCAGAAACTAATCCTGATACATCATGATCATCTATAGGTACTGTGAATGCTCTTTTGATACCAAAAGCACTCTCAGCCTGGCGCTTTGCCGAAGCAGCATCGTAAGCACATGCGATATACGAATACCTATTATCTTCGATACGTTCAACAATTCCGACTGTGTCCGGTTTATAGTCGTCTGTCTCTTCACAGCTCACTATCTGTGTTGTATCATTATCTATAATACCTATAACACGATATGTTTTAAGTTCAGACGGTTCACTTTCACCCAGTATATCAGAAGAGATTTCATGTGTTGGTGCAAGCATTGACAATGCTGAATAGATTGACAGATGATGGAACATTGTAGCTGTTACATTGTTAACATCAAATACCATAAGCATTGCTATATCATGATCTGTCAGATTAGGATTATGAGCTCTGTAATCAACAGAAATCTGGAAGCCTTTCAAGATATCTGTAAGCTGAGCGATCATGCTCTGAACAAACTTCTGTGTATCTTCATCATCATTACCGGCTGTCTGCAAAAGATTGTACTGAATATTGCGCAGAGCAACCATATTATCCTGAAGATGAGCTATCTGTGAAATAGCATTATCCCAATCAAGATTATTGGGATCTACCAGGAAAGTTTCACCAGTACAGAGTGACAACTGGATGTAGCCCGAGTTATCGAAGTCGTCTGTAGGTACTTCCGTTGTTGTTTCCTGTGAGTTTGTCATGTTTGCAATGACTGAATTGAGTAAATCTTTGTGATCCATTCTTACTTTCTCCTTTTCGATTTAGAATTGTTATTTTTCTTACGAGCATCAGATACTCGTTTAAGAACATCTTCGAGTCTTGGTGACTCTTCTACTTGTGGTGTATTCTTCTTTTTAGTTTCTTTCATAACTTACCAACACCTCCACTTTTTATTTCCGGTATAGGAAATGGGTGTGATGAAGGTTTGTCATCAGGATCATAGATAGGTTCTTCTATGATGGTTGTTGTCATTTCACCATCTCTATCTATGGGGGAATCCTTTTCATGTTTCATGGTGTACCTCCTTACACAGAATTGTAATGAACAGTTGTACCCGTTCATCGATAAAATTATATGTATACGAAAGAAGGAAATTATTATGTTGGAATTCTCAATTATCACAATCTCATCATTCGTAACAATCCTCGACGAAACTGTTAAGACTATATCACAACAGGTATTCAAGAAAGATGTTAAGAAATTCTTACCATTGCTTTCTGTAATATTTGGTATAGGCCTTGGTATCATAGGTTTCTATACACCTGGTGTTGATATGGGCAATAACCTTGTTGAAGCTATATTCATTGGTTTATCCGCAGGCTCTGCTGCTACAGGTGTAAATCAAATAACAAAGCAACTCAACAAAAAAGATACTCCTGAGGTACAGTTAAATCCATTTGATCTTTCTCAATTTATAAAAGACCAGACAGAAGTAACTGAAAAAGATGCGAATAATCCATACGGTGTATCAACAGTATTACTCAATGCAACAGCAACCGAGGAACCTGTTGAAGAAGAGAAAAAAGAAACGGAATAAAAATAACAGATATGGTTGGGGCGTAATGCCCCAACCTTTATCCGTTAATCAGTATTTTTTGTGTATGTAAATTTTATGTCACCATCTTTATAGACGGTGAACTCGGATGATAAGACTTCGGGGTTTCCACCAAAAGCCTTGATGATGTCATCAACATATTTCTGAATCTTAGAAGTATAACCTCTTCCTTTCTGAGGAAGTCTTGTTAAAACGTTTCGTTCTGATCTCGAAAGTTTAATTTCTACGTCTTCATTATCATATGCAATGACATAGCCGTTTGTTGAAATATTTACCTTTTTTAACTGTTTGCCTTTTTTCATAATCCTATAACCTTCCTCTGTTAATTAATAAATTTATGAGAAATGATTGTACCTTCCATCTCCCCAGAAACTTGTATAATGAGGGAATTCATTCTGATGAGCAAAGTAATAATTTACTGCATCCTTACAAGATTGAGTTACACATGAATGATAATATCCGGTTGCATAAGAAGGATTAAACTGATAAGGAGCTGTGAGTACATTGTATATTGTACTCGGGAGACCGTTTGTCCATCCTCCATCCCGTACTCTGTTCATTACGGTTGCAACTACGCATGCTTTATCATATATTGACACAATATCAGAACCATATTCATGTCCAACTGTGTTACAGAGATAAATGTACTCTAACTCTGTGACATAGTCTAAAGCAGAACCGGATGCTGTTACCACAGGTGTTTGTGGTGCTGGTTCTACATACGGTGTAACTATTTCTATATCAGGATTGCATTCTGAACATCTTTTGCATTCAATACCTTCAGTAGAATTGATCTCATAACATTCATTATTAAACCATCTACAAGTATTCTTATGTACATAATGGGTTGATGGCTTGTACACTATATACTCTGAAGTTTCTTCAGGTATGTCATTATATGTATCAACCTCAATAACATCATTTTCTACATTAACTTGAACGGTTGTCTCCACTGTAGCGGTTGTTGTGGTGGACTCCATCAATGTTGTTGTAAGATTTGTTGTTGTGGTTGACTCAGTCGTTTCCTCAGTTGTCGAAGTTGTCAACGAGGTTGTCGTCGTTGTAGTAGTTGTTGTCTCCACAGGAACTGTTGTTGTTATTTTAGAAAGAGAGATACCGACTGCCATAACAGCTGTTTTCGATGGTAATATCATGATACCTACACGCGGTTCTTCGGATTTCACGACAACACCATCTGCAGGTCCAAATACCTGTGCTGTTGTTGTGAAAGATATCATCATTACAAGCATAATTCCAGTTATCATGCCAATGATGGATAATTTACGTCTGTTAATAGCATCCGATATTCTCTTACGGACGACGCCTTTATTTTCTTTTTCCTCGTTGAATTTTAATTTGTTCATATAAAACTTCCTTTCGATTGATTGGGGTTTGCTTGTGTTTACATGTCCTAGCAGAGCATTCGCTATAAATTTACTAAGACACTTGGACCATCTGGACCTTTCTTGTCACGATCGTTGTTTTACACACACAATTGAAAGAAATAGGATTATCTGGTGCGCAACATGGCTGACGCCAATTTTTCACCATATCTTATTGTTGACTTGATTGGTTTTTATTTTTAAACTCGAATGTAAAGAATATTACTATGTTTCCGAGACCGTAGTGATTTCTAAGAAAACATATGAAAGGGAGCTAATAAAAATGTCGACCGCACAAATCACAATAACGATCTTATCAGCTGTGCTCGGCACTGGTGGTATTGCATCTGCAATAGTTTCACTGTTTAGTATTCGAAAATACAAAGCAGAAGCGAAGCTTCTTGAACAGCAAGCAGAAGCAAGTAGACTTGAAACCGAGCAGAAAATGAATGAGTATATACGTACTCAATTGAAAGAATTGTCTGAAACGTATAAGACTGAATCAGATGATTTGAGAAAGCAGAATAGGGAACTTAATGACAAGATCACCACACTCAATGACAGACTTAACCAGTTGCTAAGTTGGATTGTTACAGATAACAATGCCTACAGAACCTGGTTAGAAAATGAATTATTAAAGTTAAAGCCAGACATTGAGTTCCCGAAATGTAAGCCTGCACCCGGCTTTTCGGATGATCAACATGCAGAGTCAAATGGAGAATGTTAAACATATGGGCGGCAATTGCCGCCCATCAGACCTCTTCCTTCTTTTTAATTATCTCTGCTTCCTGAAGTTCTTTGATTAACTCGTTCAATTTATCAGGATTGCACATGTGATTCATTCTGAGTTGCTCTGTCATTAATAACGCATCCTCATGTAATTTTTTCTGATACAGTTTATACATGTGCTTGTTTATTGATTTCATTAATACTATGATAGCAATAGTATACAATGAACCGATAAGGAATGCAGATGTTACAAAACTCTTATTCCATATGCGGTTTATTATATCTGCACCAAATGTAACTGAAAAAGTTCCTGTTGATACCAATAAACATGTTAAACCACCATAAGTATTTATGAATTGCTTGAATGTTTGTGCTTTCATTATATACCTCCTTTTTGTTCTAACGATGAAATGCTGTTCTGTCTCATCGCATATAAATAATATGTATATCAGATGTTCGAAAAATACGAACAAATTATCTATGCTACCTGTTGGACCTATGATGTCAGAAGGATTATTTGGGTTTTCTAAATATATATTATTACTATGAGAAAAGAAATAAAAATACGTTTATTTCAACTCTCTTACCAATAAGGAGGTATATTATGAAAAACACCGTTATTAAATTAAGATCAAGACTTGATGCCAATGTTTATAACATTGAAACTTCCAGTATCGCTAAGATACTCGACTATCTCGTTGTCACAAATAATGGACGCACATACAATGTCGTTGAAACAACGGCAGAGATCATCGAAAAGATATCCAATGTATGTGACGCAGAAACCAATAATACAACGAATAGAACATTTGCAGGTATTGATACTGACGAAATATTCGAAAGCATCTTCGGGTTTAAACCCGATGACGATTTCGAAACAATGGCGAAAAAGCTCGTAGGTAATAATCCCCGTCCTCGCCCTCGCAGAAAAAAGAAGATCGTAAGAACTCCTTTCGGTCCTATAACAACATGGGTCGATGAAGAAGAATAACCGATAAAAGAATAGCAATAATAAAAGAATTATGTAACGGGGGCTGTTGCCCCCGTGAAAATTCTTTTTTTTATTTTTGATCATTATCGATCACTTCGGGTTCCCATGAAAGATGAGAAGTATTCAAAGCAAGATGCTTTAATTTTTTACTTCTGCTCTTCCACCAGAACACATCAAGTTGAACTGATACATCATATATGTCATAGTATTGACATACCTTTCCACAGTATCGGATACGACCAAACACCTGTTCTGCAGTAATACCGCTTACGTATGGTGAACATGATATGATTCCAGTAATACCAGGTATATCAGTACCAGTACCACATGATGCAATTGTTGTTACTATTACATCTGCTTTCTTAGCGTATTCATTATCACGTTTGGAATTCTTTGAATTGATTGTTCTTATGTCAAGATCATAATCAAATGAAGGATCTTTACCAAGTTCTCTTTTTAAGAAATATGAACATTCTTCACATAAATCAATCAATGGCATAAACAGTAATATCTTTGCATGTGGATCTTTATCATATATGACTTTAAGAATATCCTTACAGCAATTGAGATGTGTTTTCTTTTTGTCATATGCGATAACCCATCTACCATAAGAAGCATTGTTCATTCCTCTACCACCAGCAACTCGATATCTATAGATATTTGGATTGCAGTGTGAGTTTACAGATACGGCTATATATTCAACCCATTTCTTCGGTAGATTGTCTGTTAAGAAAGATGATGGTTTATAGAATAAAGCATTAGAGAATACATGACGGAATATAGCATTCTCATCTTTTGATGATCTACCATCTGTTGCTGTCAGATAAAGATTACGTTTAACATTGAAAACCATATCCATCAGTATTGTATCTCTGAATTCAAGATGTGCTTCATCAATAATCTTCATACCAATACCAAGGTTCTTTGTTATACGCATTGCATATTCCATCTTAGGTATTCTTTTTATTCCAGCACGGAATGTAGCATGTGTCATTAGATAGACATCATAATCAAAGTTATGTTCGTTCTTTGCAATTCTACATAACTCTTCCGAGGTCGCAATTTCATGTACATACTTTGATGAGAGTCCAGACATATTATACAATGAATTCAACCATTGTTTTCTCAACGAATCTCGGTGCATGATTATCAATGTCTTTACACCATATTTACATAATCCAACACCAGAGCAATATGTTTTACCTAACCAAATCCAGGCTTTTTAACCAAAAACAACTGTGACTCATTTAGGTTATTTGAATGATGATTCATACCAGAAATGAAATCTATAACATCGATTTGATCATTGTCTCTTGGAGCAATAATCTCTTCATATTCAAACTTCATATTCTTATAATCATGATATGGTTCATTCATAAACTCAACATTCATCAATAATCGTTTAAGGTAATTAAGATCAACACCCCTGTGAAGATATAGTGTATCTGTATCAGAATCATATAAGAAACCCAATGTCTTTTCTTCTTCAACAAACTCATCTTCATACGTTAACATATCAAGCAATGGTTGTAACATACACATTGCTTCTTCACCTGGATAAACAGTTATTGATGTAGCTTTAGTTGTTACTATAAAACGCTCGGACATTAAATAATCACCACCTTTCTATTCCATAATTTTATCAATTAAGTTATTTAAACTTTATTTCAGACCCTATATCAGACAGATCCTTTATTTGTGCAGGAGTTAATAATCCATTACACATAAATTCACCGAGAAAATATACCGATACCTTTATAAATTGCCCATCATCTTCAACTCTTTGTTCGAGTTTATTCTTTAAACATAATGAGCGAATGCCATTTAACATAATTAATTTAGCATCCGCAAAATCATGTGATAGATTATATTTGTCACAGAATATGTATATCTTTTGCAGTATACCTAAGTGACGAGGGTTCTTATTCATTATGTCAACTCCTTATGAATGCAATGTCGGCTTTTTCTCGTTTCATTAACTGATTAAGTTGGTATGCCTGATTTTCAGTAAGATATATTCCACCACGTATCTTATTCTCTTTTTCAGAATAGATAAAATATGAATAGAATTCTTCAGTACGCTTTACCCCTTTATCTGCCCCTATAGGAACATGTAATGTCTTGTCATCAGTATTAACCAACTCTTTTTCGGGTATCTCGCTCTTTTTTACATATGATGCCAAAATGTGTTTCTTCTTTTTTGGTAGGTCTTTCATAAGAATCACTCCTTATTATTTGATAACTTCAATATTTATGTCAACTGTTTCGCCATTTTCTTTACGTTTATCATATATAATTTCAAGGGCTCTTTCTCTATCAACACCACCCATGATATCAGCTCTTGCTTCAGCTGGTAAACGATAGTATTTTTGTGATGTAAGTTTCATTGTATCTATACTGATAGTACCTGTTGACTCATATTCTGCTTTAATGAGATCTTCTTTCCATTTATAATAATCTTTCGTTGCTTTATCATCAGGAATAAAGACTTTCTCATTTACTTCATCATAGTTTGCTCCATCAATTAACTCTATAAAGTCAAGAACGTGACCTACTTCATGAGAAGCATCTATGGTGTATATCTCTTTTAATGTGTCAAGCATATCAAGAGATGTTATGATCTGATCATTGATAACATCATATTTGATAAGAATGTATATGTTTGTTACATGCATTATATTATTCTCGTCAACTTCAAATTCGACATTTGTGAGATATGGTTTAGACTCCCATTCTGTATTATATTTTTTATGTGCTTTCACAAGAGCTTTTCTTGAATATCTTTTATTGTAACTCACACCTCTCGTCAGAGTTGAAGTAAAATGAAGAGAATTTGATACAGCAAATATCTTTATCTTCTTTCTCATTTCAGGTGTTATGATATCTGAAGATTCATCCAGTTTCTTATTGACAGCGTCTTTGAATAAATCTATCATTTGTTCTGTTAAATTAAGAGCATCTTTAACAATCATTTCACATTCTCCTTTGCAAATAAATTATATATCCCGGGGTTAATCCCCCGGGATACTTTTAATCATGATATTGTTGCTCTGATGACCTTAACACCGGGAACATGTTTAGGTCTCTCTGGAGGTAATGACATTGTAGATACAGGAAGTGTATCAATATGAACTGTTGATACTCTTGTATCTGCATGGTTCATAATGATTGACTGTCCCTTATCAACACAGAATACGGCTATGAGATCATCCTGTGGTGTAAGTGTTATGATCGGTTTAGGATCAGCAAACTTCTTTCCTGTTATCAAGAACTTGGAATGATTAATTCTGATACGACCAAGTCTTGTAACATATGCCAAGAAAGGTTTCTTAGGATTGATACAGAACATACCCGCAACATCATAACCATTCAGAATGAACTGACCTGCGGAATCAACAGACATAACCTTGTTGAGATCAGTCGTGTGGAAACGCTTTCCAAGTCCATCATTTGTATACACAAGAATGTCAGATGTTGTTGTATCAGGTACTTCTAATACGGATACAATATGCTCATCTTCACCTATCGGTATCAACGGTTTTCTTGTTGCATTAGAAGGTATACGCTCAATCGGCATATACTTGATTCTTCCCTTATTGGTTAACATGATAATGTTATTAGCCGCATTAGATACAGCAGCAACACATTTACCCATAACATTCTTACCGATTGAAGTAAGTGTCATCGGCTTATCATGAGGAACCTTGCTTGTGTTCACCTTAATGAATCCACCGAACTCATCAATCAAGCAAACCTCATCACCAGTTATAGGAGTTATATCAGAAGAAAGATGTTCGGGATTCTCAGTCTCTGCAAATACGATACCACCATCAGTCAATATCTGAACAATACCAACATTGACATTATCGTTATTTCCATTATTCAATATCTTTGAACGACGGGGATATCCATATTTATCCTTTACAGCTTTGATCTCTTCAATGATTACATCACGAATCTTCTCAGGATCATTAACAACCTCTCTGATATATGTTATCTCTTCCTTGAGCTTATCTATCTGCTTCTGTGTCTTATCATGTTCTGCTGCAGTTAATTGCCACATTCTAAGTTCAGCGATATAGTTAGCTTGTGATGAAGTTACCTTAAAATCATCATTTGCATATGCTTTTACAAGAGCAGGAATTATTTCATCTCTACTCTTACATGCTTTGAATATCTTTATAGTTTTATCAATATTCTTTGAAGATAACATATAGAGTTTACCTTTAAGCATATCATACTCTGTTGTCTTGTCAACAAGTTCTCTCAAGAACCAACCACGCTTATATGCAAGACGGAACTGAATCCATGAACAAAGTATCTGACGTGTATTATATTTCTTGGTCGTAAAGTCAGTATCAACAACAACCATATTTCTTGTAGAAATACTATCACGGAATCCAGATACTCTCTTGAATAATTTATCGACGATCTTATACAGATTACACGGAGCACATCTGATGACATATCTGAAATCACCAGCAAGAAGATCTGATTCATCTTCAGCAGTAAGTATCTCATGTATCTTATTAGGACCATCCTGAAGTAATCTGAGATCACTGTCGATCTTTTCAAGATACTTAAGATATGGGGTATTCTTGATAGTGATTACATAGTTAGCCATGTCAAGTTCAAATGTAGACTGCATAACAAATGTATCAGGATTGATAACAATGATGTCACATCCTGTTGGTAAATCAGGAACAAGTCTTATCTTAGCATCAGGATTCTTAAGAAGCTTAATAGTTGCATCAGCTACTTCCGACAGATTGAAAGGTGGAACTTCTGATGATAAAGTATATCCTATACCCGCAGTACCATTGACAAGTATCAACGGAAACTTTGCAGGAAGACAGAAAGGTTCTGTTGTTGTGTCATCATAAGAAGGCTTCATCGATACCTTACCATCAAATTCATCAAACATTGTATCGAGAGTAAACTTAGGAAGTTCAATATCAAGATATCTTGGAGCCGCAGCATCATCACCTGAAGTTACGTTACCTGCATTACCTAACGCTTCTACAAGTGGAATATTGTTTGTAAATGTTTGACACATTCTTGCTATGGTATCACCAATACCTTGGTCACCATGAGGGTGAAGCTTCATAAGATCACCCTGTACAACATTTACACGGACTTTGGTGTTTCTATAGAGACGATACATCTGATACAAGAATCTTCTCTGAACAGGTTTAAGTCCATCCTGAACCATTGGTATGGCTCTCTGAAGATTAATGTTAACACCAAACAGACACATGTATCTTACAGCAAGAGGTCCAAGATCAATGTCTGGAATGTTTTCATCTCCATATTTGTTTTTAACCATTTTAATTTATCCTCCTCTTAATTCTTTATAAGCATTGCATCAAGCTGTTCGAATATATCCGAAACAGAAGGTTCATTAAACCAGTTATACATCAAAGACATTTCATTTCCGTTCTTATATGAATTTATTATCGGACCTGTCATGTCTTCATCATGAGGTTTATTCTTTGAATCATGCCATATGTATTCTTGATTGAATGAATGATTAACACAATTATTCACAAATACTTGATTGTTGATTTTGCATTTATACAACAATGACATCGGATCCATATTCATAGCCATCTTAGTTGATGGATAATATGAAGCCGCATCAGCATCAAGTACTCCGAACATTATGTTGTTTATGCGTTTTCCATTCAATATTAATCCTGTAGGTGCATTATGAACTGTTGGTGCAACAAATGCTCCCTTAAATGCAGTATCAATATTCGGATCAACTATAAGTTTGTTGGCCTGAACAAATCCTTCTTCCTCAAAGATGAATTCTCTGATGTTACGAACGATATGAGTTTCTTGGAAACACTTAGCATACTGAGTAGCAAACATGTAGGATCGACCTACTAATGATTGGAAGTCTGCTGATGCTAACTCAATTGCATACTGAACAACAACGTCTCTGACGTTATATAATATGAACTTCAAGAAGTCCGTATATGCAAACTGTCTGAAGGATCCCGATTTAGTTTGAGTCAACTTATCTATTCCAGCTACATCTTTACCTACGGCTGACAATCCATAACTCCGTCGTTCTGATTGTGATTTTCTTATCATTGCAAACAGTTTCATTTGACAGATATAGATTGTATAAGTTGATGAATGGAACCAATCTCGAGCATTCTTCAAAGAGAAGCTATTTGTATGATCTTCAGTATAATATAACTGATCTGTCTTGAATTCTTTAGGTATGAAGAAATCCTTCGGATCATAACCAAGATATGCAATACGATTCATCAGATAATTATCATCAAACTTAGCATTCCAAGATGTCATAAACATAGGACGATATTTATTGATATAATCAAAGACAGTCTTGATCAATTTAATTTCATCACAGAAATCAAATATGTGTAATCGAATATCAAATCCTTCAAGATATTTCTTATTGTCTGGATCATCATCAACAATCATCTTTTTGAATTCATCTTGATGATTAACCATCCAATCAAATTCCACTTTCTGTTTATCCAATAACATATGGAACTTAGGATGTATTTTGTGTTTAGGTCTTGGTCCAAGTATTAATACCGCACATATTTTTACATGCGGCAAAATTAGTGTTACTGCATTAACAGGTTGAGTTACATCAGTGATATCTTTTGGATCAATAGTCTTGTCAATTACATCAGTCTCTATATCAAGGAAACCATATGTGACCTTAGATACATCTATTTGGTCACCATATTTCTGCAACCACCTGAGTCTAAAGTAGACATCAGGTACAAAGTCTGATTTGAAAACCCAAGGACATCTGTTCATGTAATCAGTTAGTTCACGACGATCCATCGTAGCTGAATTTTCATCAAAGTATTTCTTATAGTCACCTCCAATATTGATCGCAATTGCTTGTGGTATTTGCGATACTTTACAATATACCGGATAACACTTGTCTATTTCAGCTTGAGAAATCTGATACTGGTTAGTTCGATATTCTTCTTTAAGAAACCAAATATCAACTATAGGATCTTCATATTTAACTTCAAGCTGATGTGTTATCGGATCAAGATAGATTACTTCAAAGCATTCAGGTTTTCTGTAATATCTTACATCAAATAGAATACTTCCTTCAGGATAATCTAATTCTTTTAATTGCATTTATTTATCCTCCTTTTATTTTGAAGAATTGTTTGTTTACTGTACCTCCATTCCGAAAGAATAATATATGCTTTTTGAAATCAAAAAGAGAATTAAGAAATTGTGATTGAACGAAGTGAGATCCAATTTCTTAAATTCGATTCTGGAGGGAGTTTGAGGGAACCAAATTTATGTGGTTCCCTCAATATTACTGGTTTGATTTATTATAGAAATATAAAATCGGAGAAACTTCGCGATAATTTTTATTCTCTGGATAGAGAGAATAGGAAGAGAAACCCAGAGAATATTCACTTTTATATACCGGGGAAACCCGGTATTCATAATCTTCATATATATATTATTAATATGAGAAAAGAATAAGAAATACGTCTTATTCAACTCTCTCACCAATAAGGAGGAATCATTATGATTTATACGTGCTTAATGGTCATGGCTATAATCGTTGTCATTGGTGCCATAGCGACACAAAACAGAGCGTTGGAATCAATGGCATCAATCATAACAGCCATCTATCTTATACCAACACTATTGGCAACAATTACATTGTTTATCATCACACTGCCAATATCTGTTATTGGTAGATTGCTCAGTAGAAAGGAAAGATGAGTATGAGACGCGTAATAAGGCAATCAGTCAGATTCATCGACATCAATAACGAAGAAATGCCAGACATAAAAACAGACATAGTCATTGATAAGCAACGAGGTTGCTTCAAAATAATAGCAAATGAGTATGTCACCATTTCGTCACTTATTGATCTAATATGTGGAAATAAACAGATAAGAAAACTCACCGGTGATAGAAAAGTTTATTCTGCAGAAGCAAAGTACTTTAGAGAGTATTTCATAAAAACAAATATACATTTTGACGGCATTGTTGAAATGTATGATAAAGAAATTCTCTGTCATATAAACAGCGACGAAAATCTGATTAAAGAAACAGGCTGGATGACTTTCAAAGATATTGAGAAAATTCTCAAAGCTTTTGATGTACAGATTCCGTCCTTAAAAGATGCAAAGAAGTTATTATATACAATATACGGCTTCGAGTATTACAGAGAAAAAGAATTATAAAGTGGCCGGGGCTTCACGCCCCGGTTGTATTTTTTGCATTTTTAGCGATATTAAACTTATTGATCAACATAGTATGTGTTGCATCACCTCTGTGATCAAATGGTACGTTTTTATATTCTCTTTCAAGATTTAGATATTCGCTCGTATCATCGGTGTTATTATTTTTTACAAGCTTCTTGAAAGAAGGGTGATTATAACTCTTAAGAACATCATATGATTTCATACGTGTTTTGAGTTTAGGATTCTTCTGTTTATGATTTGCTTGCTTGGTATTGTTTGGATCCATTACATGCCAACATACCCAATACTCTTCATTGTCAAATATCATTTTGACAAATACAACAAGTGATGGGTTTCCGGATTTAGGATCTTTTCCTAAATCATCTGAAACAACTGTTAGTGTTGCATAATTAGGATGTAATGTAGCATACTCCTTTACGAGTTGACCAAGCATCTCATATTTCAGAGTATTGTTATTTTCTTTACCCTTAAGCTGAATACTACCGATGGATCTACCAGCGGCAATAGTCTTCTTATGGTAATCATCAGAAGCCTCAATGATTCTACACAATGCTTTTGCAAAAGCCAGGTTATTTTCACCTTGATTGGAATTATGATTAATGAAGTCATAATCAGCAAATGCTTCTACAAATACATCTATGTCATCATATATGTTTAATACATCTCTCTGTAAGAATAATGGATCGTCGTAATAACTTTCCATTATGAGTTCTTTTTGTTCTAAAGCAAACATTGTATCACTTACACGTTGACGAGTATCATCGATGTAGTAATTAATATTTGCAATAGATTCTCTTATTGAATTATTCATTTGAATCATCCTTTTAAAAGATTATTATACCGGGGATAATTCCCCGGTATAATAATAACGGTATTACTTCTTTTCGTCTTTCTCGGACTTATCGTTTTCACTCTCTTCAAGTTCTTTCTTGGTGCGGGTTTCATTCTCATAAGCCTTGTTGAGACCTGGACGCCATTTCTCGTCAGACTTCTTTTCAGTGTTCTTTGTAGCAGAACCTGTGGGGAACTTAACAAGACGAGAATAAAGCTTATCGTAATCATTACGAATCTGCTTGTCGATTGCGAGCATTGTTTTCTGCTCTTCAGCTATCTCCTTTGTGACAGCATCATACTCTTTACGTTGAGTATCGAGTTTCTGTCTGAGTTCAGAAGCATTACCATCATCAGCAGACTTAGCGATCTTGATGATCTCATCGTTTAACTTGTTCTGCTTCTCACGGAGTTCCTTGATCTTTGCATTGTGAGCATCCCAAGTCTTTGTAAGTTCCTCGATCTTAAGATCGATCTTACCACGAACCTTTTCGTTGTGGTTGTGAAGAACATGAAGCTTAGAAGTATCTACACCTTCCTGAACTACTGATGATGCAGCAAAAACTGCCATGTCAGAACCATCAAAAGATTCAGCAATAGATTTCATCTTAGCCTCACGAGCGTCAATAGCATTGTTTACGGAAATAACCGATTCTGTCTGAGCTATGTCAACATCGTTGATCTTTTCAATTACTTCATTAACATTCATTACTTTTCACCTCATATTTTTTGGATATTTTTAACGGATATAGCAGTTGTTACATTTCTACCGTCTGAAGATATAACAGCTCTGTCACCGTTAAGTTCAAGAACCTTATACTTCGGTACAAACATAACGAATTTTGAGTTTGTTCCATAGATGATATTGTTAGTCACCTTTACCCAGTCACCAACATTGATCTGTGATGATGAACTTGTTGATCCACCAGATACCTTATTCAAGAATATAGTATTAACAGGTGACTGAATATTTCTATTACGAGCTTCATTCTCACCAAGAACAGCTCTGTTTCCAGAAATGTAAGAAATGTACCAACGATCCTGTTTAACCCAGTCAGGTATAGAAGCACCGTTATAATATACAGCACCCATGTTGATCTTTACAAGATCACCAACTTTGAATCCAGCTGTCTGTGCTGGAGCTGGTGCAGGAGCGGGTTTTTCTTTTACAACAACCCAACCGACTCCACTCTTAAGCTTTCCATACTTAGTACCATCAACGACAAGTTCTTCAACTATAGTGAATACACCCGTCGTTCCAACAGTACCTTTCTTTGAACCATTAGGACCGTCATACAATGTATCACTTGCATCAAGAGATACAGTATATGAAACTTCCTTTCCTACAGGAGCAGAAGGTTTCTCTTCAGGCTTTTCAAGAATAACCCAACCAGCACCACTCTTGAGTTTACCATACTTATATCCATCAATAGATTTTTCTTCTACGATGGTGTACTTTGTTGATGCGGAGATTTCTCCAACAATAGCTCCATCGGGAGTATCATATATCGGAGTACCAGTATTAAGCTTAACAGTATAAAGGCCAAGAGGTGTTGATGTAGATGCACCAAGTCTACTATTGACCTTGTCACACAGATCCTGAGTGTGAGCTTTCATCCAAGGACCTGGGCATCCAGTTGCAGCAAACATATAGTGATATGTCAGAGAACCATTTTTATCACCAGTAAATTCAAGTTTCTTAATACCATTTCTCTTACAGATATCAACGCAGAGTTCTATGAGAGAATTGTATGCTGCAGGACCGATAGACCAAGCATAACCATCACCATCAGTATCTACGTCACCATATTCACAGTTGGATACTTCTATTGTGATAGCCTGATGATCATTCCATGGTGAAGACGAACACCATGATCTATCTGCCTCGGGACAGAATAAACCTATACGACCGTCATTTCCGATTGCATAGTTTGCAGACATCTGTCTTGCAGGATTAGCAACAATGTTACCAAACTGCTCAAGAGAACAAACACCTGCAATGTGGTGTACAGTTATTTTTGTAATTGGCATATTACGAGGAGAATTTCTGTTTGGTGAAATTCTTGTGTATACAGCCAAAGGTGAATTAGTATAAGCCATAATAAAAACCTCCTTTACAGCTTATTCTTCCTCTCCTTTACCATTAGAGAGTTCATTGTTTGTTTCTGATTCAAGGATGATTTCTTCCTCGATAACAACTGTTTCCTTCTCATCCATTGTCTTTTCCCTCCTCTTTATTTTCTTCGACAGGTTCAGCTCCCTCAGATTCTTTACCCTTGTTACGCCATTCCTGTTTCTTTTGTTTATATTCTTCTTTTGCTTTATTCTTACGAGCTTTACCAATTTCCTTCTGTTTAGCAAAGATCTCCTTTTTAGGAACAGCCTTCTTTACTTCACCACGAAGTCTATTGATATATGCTTCATCTGATTCATTTGGTTTCTGAGGATGCTTCTTCTTGAAGTCTTCAGTAATATATGAATCCACAGCCGTGTACAGATCAGCTACTGATTCATCACCCTTTTTCTTAACAGCAGTGCCTATACCAAAGAGAGTCAGAATATAATCAACGAAGAGAGAAACAGAGCCAACGGCTCCAGTTATCATAGCATTGATCTTTGTCATCTTGCCTGTAAGCTCGGTAACATTTTTCAGAGTCTCTTCCTTCTTAGGATCAGACTTATCACTGATCATGTTATTCATTCGCATTTTATCAGCGATCTTTTCTATACTACCAGCAGTAGTTGTCATGACAGCAGTAATACCTGTGATGTGTTTTAAACCATCACCAACTGCTTCTAATCCGCCTTCAAAGATATCACTCTTTGTGACAGATTTATCACCGTGAATAGCTTTGTCCAGATCATCGATAAATGAACGAATCTTAGAAGGATTTTCGTAATCAAATTCATCTCTGATTCTTTCATATACCTTTGATACAGCAACAGTTGTTGCCATAAGCCAACCTACTGTAGCAGGAATACTCTTAGGATCTTTTTTGAATTTGATCTTTCCACTCTTTTCGTCAATGTAGCACTCAGCCTTGCCAGCAAGTTTTTCGTTTACTTCTTTGACTTTCTTTTCTTTTTCCTTCCTATCCTTGATACTGTTGAATTTCTTATCTGCTTCCTTCATTTTTTCACTATATGAAGAATCAAGTTTCTTCTTAATTATCTCACAAAGTGTCTTAATCAAACGAGGAATAAACATTAAAACAGTAACGAACTTGTTACTATCTTTCTTACCCTTCTTTTTAACTTCGTCAAGGACCTTTCCTTCTTGAACGACGAAGTCAAACTGATCAGTTTCGCAGTCGCAGTTTTCAACAATGATAGCATATTTTTCATAGCTTGAAACCATTGCTTCAAGAACTGCTATCTCAGTATCAAGACATATACTATCGATAGAATCAATAGATTCTAAAACAGCTTCCTTGTTCAAAACAAAACCTCCAATCGTAAATGATATTGGGTGGATATATTTCAATCCACCCTATTATTGTTAGATGATATTTGGATCAGATGAGTTAGGGAACTCTTGCAGTTCATCTAGCGATCTTGTATCCCAGTTTTCTCTGGAATTAGCCTTATTGGCAACACCGTGACGCTTTTCACCCTTGTCATTTTCTTCATTCCAAAGGATATCACCACGCTCATCATCATTCTTCGCAGAATCACGAGATGCTGTTGCCTGAGGTACACGCTTTTCGAGTTTCTTAATCTCTTCTTCAAGTTTAAGAATCTCAGCACGCTTAGCATCCTTACGCTTCTTATCAGCCTTAAGAGTCTTCTCCTGCTGCTTAAGAGCCTTGAGCTTGTTCTTAAGCTCGCGGATTTCTTGTGTATCACTGGTTAACTCAACATCTTCTTGGTCAAGCTTACCCTTTCTGAGTTTACGATATAAAGGTCCACCGAATACATATGCTGCCTTTGATATCATACCAAGAGCAAATGTCAAACTCATAACATGTTTTGAGCTCTTAGAGATATTATCAAGAAGCTTTTTAGCAGATGCCTGCTTCTCAACATTCTTACCATCTGCAAAATCCTCACGCATCTTCTTTTCAAGAAGCATACTTAGTTCTGATGTAAGACCACGAATACCCATAGATGCTTTGTATCCATCGCTGTAAAGTTCATTCAGTGTATCGATTGATACATAGAATGATTCAGAATCAATGGATTTATTACCCTTAAGAACATCATAGAGTTCTTTGGCCATTGAATCATACTGAGTCTCACCACCTTTTATTTTCAATATAAGTTTATTGAATATAGGCTTGAGACCTGTTACAATGAATATCCAGTTTCTTATATGCTTGAGACCTCGCTTAAGAACAAACTCTTTCTTGTTGGGGTCAAAACCGAGATTGTCCTCTGTTGTTTTATTAACTGCATTTGCTGCTTCTGCAAGTTGAGCTTGATCAGCTGACAGTATAGCATTCTTTGCAAGTTCCATATTCTTAGTAACATCTTTCTCATCATTCTTTTTGAACAAAGATGTTATTGCATTGAACATTCCCTGGAAGAGACGAGGTATGAAAGCGATAAGTTTCATGAAACCGTTTTCAACCTTTCCCTTACCTGTTGCAGTATCCCAGATCTGTCCTTCCTGATATATGAAACAATCATCTTCTGCATTATCCATCATGACAGAGATCTTTTCATATTCCTGAATTATAGAACAGAATACTGCTAATATGGAAGTATCAACGCTTTCATTGATGCAATCTATTGATGTTAAGACTTCATCACGAACGATTGAATTTTCCATTATATGTATTCCTCCTCCTTAAAATATTTCATCATTAGAATTGATCCACTGATGGAATGATTCTGTGAGAGTTATGTTGTTATCCTTTATGAGATCCTCAAGATGCTTATCAAGATTCTCTGCTTCCTTGGGATTGAAAGTAGTCTTGTTGTACATAGTACTGATGTTAGTATCATGAACACTTGAGAAGTTCTTAACGATCCATTCACAATATTTCTTGATCTGTGGGTCGAGGTCCTTCTGTTCAAGTAATTCCTTGGCGATTCTAACACCTGCATGAGTTCTCTCAAGGTTTGAAGGATATGAAGAGAATATAGCCTTGTGTAACTGCATCTCTACTTTAGCAAGTTCATCGAGCTTTTCCTTTGAGAAATCATTAGCAACATATTTCTTATCCTTGTTACCAATGAAGAAGAACTTAGGAAGTTTATACATTCCTGCAAACAAGTCACAGAAGTATTCCTCGTACAGTTTAGCACTTCCATATTTCTTTGAGAGTTCAATGAGTTCTACATCAACTGAGAGCATAGTTAATGCGGTTAAACCACCGAGAGCAGCTGCGCCGCTTCCAGCGAGTAAAGCAACTTCGCCATGACCAAGCACAGCACCAAGAATACCTGCTGCTGTAATAACAGCAGGGAATATATACTTCTTAGGACTGGGAGTATTTCTACTTACAGCTTTCTTATATCTCTTGATGAGATCATCCATATACTTATCAGCATCACCATCACTAACAGCCTTAGTAGCCTTTGAATTATTTTCAACAACACTAAGAGCTGTAAGCTGTTTAATGAGTCTCTTCTTAACTGCCTTATTTCTTAAGCCGCCCTTTGAAAGTTCATCGATAGTATCAACATAGTTTGTTATGATGATTCTCTTCTCTTCAGGTGTCTTAGCAGCAGAAGCAAGATCAAGAGTCATAGCAAGAGACATACCTGATACAGCATTAGCATGTCTGAATACTGATGATATGTTATGGAAGATTTCGTGACATATTGTAGAAACCATTGTCTGACCAAATAATTCGATATCATTAGGAGCAGAGCTTTCGAAGTAATGGTTATATACAAATATATCTATCGGAAGACCTCCAAGCTGGAAACCCTTTGCTTTAGATATTGTAAGCTTTTTCTTGAGATCATTGTAGACAGCTGTTGAACAATTCTCATACTTACCAGGTTTAGTCTGGATTACTCTGAGATTGATTCTGCAGTTGAATTGTTTATTAAGACAATCAAGACCTTTGTCGAAATTAGGATCATTAAAGAATTCCTTGAGATTCATCTTCTTTGCATTCTCCTGATTTTCACGAGCTGCATTGAAGTAATCAACAGCTTTGAGAATGTTCTTATTATCAAACTTCATATACTTGATATCTGATGTACGAACCTTATTCTTCTTTGATTCTTTTTCATCATCTTCTTCTTTAGATTCCATGACGATTGAATCAAGAGGCTTAACAAAATCAAAGCCATGCTTTCTCATGAGATCATAACCAAGGTGAGTTGTATCACCCATCTTAGTATACATATTAACATGATAAGCTGATTCCTGGATCTTTTCAGCAATATCATTCTCTTCAAGATCAACCGCATCGGCCGATTTATCTGAAGCAGCTTCCATCTCAACATCATTAGTGATGTCATCCTCATCATTGAAATATTCATCACCAGGATTCTTACTTCCAATAGATGGATCGAATGTAGGAATAGTATTAGAAGCTCTGAGTTCGGCTACTTTCGAACGAGCAGCATCAGTGTTAGGCATATCAACAAGACCTGTATCATATGCCAGAATCTCTCCACCCTCATCATCTTCATATCTTCCAATGACTTTACCCTTTTGAGGATTTGCATTTCTCTTTATAGAATCTTCGATACGACCTTGCTCAATATTGTCAAGCTGATGAGCATTAAGCTTATCATCGATTCTCTGAGAAATGTAATCAAGGACACCACCGACAGCCTGAATGATTGGTTTAGCCTGATTCTTTGCTGGTACTGGAGGAGCAATGATATTGTCATTGCTGATCTTTATACCAGTAGCATTTGGATCTGCAATAATGTTTGTTGCGGGAATACCATACATTGCACCAACACATTCAAGTGCTGTGATAAGATCAGCAGATTCTGATACAGCACTTTCTATTTTTGCTTTAACCGCTGAAGTATCTATCTTCGGTGCGGCATTACCAGCCGGAGCACTTGGTGTGCTTCCGGCCGAGCTTGTAGAAGGTGTTGGTGTCTTTGGTATTGTAGGTGCTTTGGGTGCAGAAGGAGTTGCCGCAATAGGCTGTACTGCTTCTGAAATGTGTTTAAGCATAAATTATACCTCCTTCTTATACATTATTATTTCCACCAGCGTTGGCTTGATCACCATTTTGTGGTGGTTGATTAGCTGGTTCCGCAGGCTGTGCAGGCTGTGCTGGTTGATCTGTATTAGTATTATTATTCTGCTGATTGAATCCATTTACGATATCTCTATAGAGATTATATCTGCCCTGGAAGAACTTTGTACCATACTCGATTAATACAGAACGTTGAATATTTTCAAGGTTTCCAAGAGACTTAGAAACCTGATCACATCTTGCGGACAGATCATTGTTATTATTCTGCTGAGCTTCCATTGCTTTAGCCTTTACTGCTTCAGCTGCATCAGTAGAAGTCTTAGTAAATGCCTTAGTTGCTTCATCAACAAATGGAATACAGTTTTTGAGCTCATCTACGAGTTCATCCCAGAATGTATCGGTCATCTTTCCATTGATCATTTCCGGTTTGGTCTTACCATACAAGAAATAATTCAGAGTAACTTCAATACCAGCTTTACCCTTAGCATTATCATCACCCTGTGCATTATTCTGAGCAGACATGATGTCATTTATTACATCATTTTTATCATTGAGAAGTATCTGGAATGTACCCTTTGCAGCATTGTATTCCTTTGATGGATCGAGAAGCTCACTTATAATCTTTTCTTTTGGCATACCGATATGACGCTCTTTATTAAGTTGATATGCAGGAATATTCGTTAAGTTAGGAATGAAGTTACCAGCAGCAATAGCAGCTTTGATAGCATCGTTTGTTTTAGCATTCTTCTGAACATAATCAGAATATGCCTTATATCTCTTAGCAAAGTTTCCTGAGAACTTAGCAAGCTGATTCTTTATCCAATCAAGAAGCTTGGTTATTAACTTCATCGGTCCGCCAGAAGGACTTGCCTGTTGACCCTGTTTGTTTGTGAATGTAACACCAGATTTAGCATTACCCTGCTGAACAGCGGTTTGCTGCTGACCCTGTTGACCCTGTTGCTGTTCACCATTCTCCATTATGAATGAAAGATCGACGTCATCCATGGTGAATTCTTCCATACATATAAAACCGGGTGCACAAGCATCAGGCATATCATCCTCATAGGTGAATGTACGAGTGTTGTTATAGAACAGCCTCAGCATGTTTCTGGTAAAGATCTCTCCAAGAACAGCAAGAACGTCCTTTGTGAGATCATAATTTTCAATAGGCTCACCCCCTCTGTAAGCATGAACGATACTTCTCATTGTACCAGCAACACGAACCATGTTATTTGCAAGCTCTTCATTTGTCTTGAGTTCACAGTTACCAAAGATACGATAGATCATATCGAGAGTGTTCATTATAGGATGAACTTTGTTGTTACCGACAGCATCACGACGATAGTTTCCGTCAAGATAATTATTACCGAAAGCGATAGTATCTAACCAATCCACATCAGTATCGAAGTTGTCTACATTACGAGGAGAATCAGTCATTTTACCATCTTTCTTGTAGTAATCTCCACACCAACCCTTGAAGTTGGAACCGATAAACATTCTACCAATGAAATCACCATCCATATGATCTCTGATTTCTTCCTTAGAAGCATACTTGTTTACGAGCACACTTATAGGAGAACGAGGATCTTTCATGATGAAATGCATAGCATCATGTACATCCTTGAAGTCAGGTGTAACGTCCTGAAGAACTACATCTCTCATATTGCAATTGAAAGGAATTTTTGTACGAGCCATGTAGTTTGTTGTGTTGATAAGACAGCACTCTGTAACAACCTTCTTTGTCTTTTCATCTTCCTTTACATCATATTCAACATCAGGTGTTGCATATGATATAAGCTGAAGTACTCCTATGATATTGATAGTACATACGAAGAGAATGAAATCCTGAAGGAATGTTTCAAAAGTGAGCATGTATGCTTTGTTACCAAGAATCCAGCAGTCACCCTTCTTAAGAACATCAGGCATAGCATTTACGATCTTCTTAAGATTTGCAGCAAAATGCATATCATTCATTTTAGCTACATCCTCTTTCATGAGATCAAGTCTCTTTACCATTTCTCCATTGGAGTATACAGCAACGTTTCCAATATCATTCTCACAGAGGCATGCAAGATCATGGAGTGTTTGTTCCTTTGGATTGACGTAATTGTTGGCTTCATCGATAGCAGTTGAGTCTTCGAAAGCAGGACAACCATTGTCCTCGATGAAACGTTTTACTGATGCAACTGTAAACAGTTCAACATCACCAACTCTGTCTTTGAATAATCCAGATTCAAGTCCTTTGATAAGATTAGATACATAGGTTGACACATCGTTTGGAGTAATGTATCTGAGCTTATAGCTACAACTACAAACGCCGTAAGCTGACTTAAAATCTTTTCCTGTTGACACTTTATTGAGTTTTGCTAAAGCCTTTGAATATGCATCTATCAAAGCATCAAAAGATTTTTTGAAAGAAGCACTGAATTCAAATGAAGGCTTTTTCTCACAGTCAACAATTAAACCCTTTTTGTTAGCCATGTCAAATCTCCTTTTCATTAAAATATTTAAACCCTTTATCCGTAGGGAATTATCATTCCGTTTACGAACATTCTATATATTGTGATGATTTCTATACCATCATCGGAACCGAAAGCTAAAATACTTATTAAATAGGAAGGAGTGTTAATATTGAGGAATACTCGTTGTCCTTTTTGTCCAAAGTCTTTTAATGACAAACATAGATTCTGTAAACATATTCAGAGAATGCATAATGATCAGGTACCTGATGATTGTGAACCATTAGAATGGGCTTATTCATTATTGACCGGAAAACCCACAGGACGTTTATGTGTTCAATGTAAAAAGAATCCAGTTCACTTCAATAAAGAAACGCTCAAATACGAAAGATATTGTTCTGATGCTTGTAAGACAGCATATGCAAATGATTTCCATAATACCAGAATGGTTAATAAATATGGAGTACCTCATTTATTGAATGATGCTGATATGCAACGTAAGATGATTTTCAATCATGCACAAGCAAGAGACTTTGTATGGGATCAGGATCATAAGTTCAGAATCATTGGTTCCTATGAAGAGGATTTCTTGAATCATCTTAAATCATTGGACTGGTCTCCGAATGACGTTATATGTCCATCACCAAATAATTATTGGTATAAATGGAAAGATGGATCTACCCATCTCTATATACCCGACTTCTATATTCCATCATTGTCATTGGAAGTAGAAATCAAGGAATCAGATAATACACATCCTCGTATGGAGCATTCAAGAGAAATCGAACATTTAAAGGATGCACGTCTTAAATATGAAACTCAGAAAACAGGTATTCATTATATTAAGATCGTGGATAAAAACTATGAAGAATTCGATAATGTGTATGTTAAATCCGATACAAATAGACCTGAATAAAGGAGGTGTTACTATTGGATTTATCTGTTATAAACGAATGTGTTGATATCAGTAGCGAAGCAGTCATTGATCAGCTTGATATGTTGTATATCAAACAACAACACATCATGGAGTTTTCTCAAGAGCTTGATCTCATTTCTAAATATCAATGCTTCCAGGAAGGATATGCAGAACCTGGTTCTTCTCCTGAGTTGGATGTATTCAAATTTGAAAATAAGCATATTATTCAAGCAATTAAATTTTTTAATGAAGCATATGCTGAAATCCCATTTGAAGAAACAAACTTCGATGAAGTAAAACAGAGACAAGAACGTGGTGAATTAAACATCAAGAGTACACTTGCTCCTGAGATTGAATATTCTCCCGTGCTTATAAATGCAATCGAAAAGAAATTCCGTGATCCAGGTGGAAACATGGAAAAAGGTTTCCAGGAATTACAAAAGCAATTCGATTGTAAATTTAAGATCTATATAAGCACCAGTACTGCAACAGGTACAATGCTTTCTAATTTCCCAAAGGATGTTGGTAAGCTTACAATATCTAAAGCAAAGGGTTTCCAGCTTGGAGGATTACCAATAACGATCAATATCAATATGAAACAGATATTGGGATTGGTTCCTGCAAACAGAAAACTCTTTGGTCAATCATTGACAGCTGTGTTGTTACATGAGATATATCATAACATAGTTCATATGATTGGTGTCAGAAACAAGAATCTTCATAATGATATACAGAAGACTGTAGGAGCATGCCATAATACTAAATCATTCGAAGGAGCTAAAGCGACAATATCTTCTTTCATAGCTCGTTTCAAAGATAAATTCTCAATCAAGGATGAATCAATAGATGAAGAACGCGTTATGAAGAGAATGTATGTCTTAACACAAATCCAAGATAATCCGGGTGCTGTTAAGAAGTTTGAAAAAGATATCAAACATAATACAGACCAAACAAATACCGATGAAGAAATTGAGAGGTATATCAAGAGTATGGAAATGGTAAAAGACTATGTCATATTCAAAAGAGGATTACGAGTTGTATCTGCAACATGTTGCATACTTCTTGCTGGATTGGGATTTGCATTTGGCTCTGCTGTTGTTGGGGTAGCCGGTGTTGTTGGCTTGGCTGTAATGTCTCTGTCAATGTTGAAAAAGAAAGTGCTTTCTTTATTCGGTTTATCAACAAGACTCCAGGAAGAATATTTCTGTGATTTGTTTGCGAGTATGTATAAATTGCCTATACACTTATCTTCATACAATCGTCAAATAAAACTGAATCAACAGAATGCAGAGAAGATGAAACGTTTGAGAGAATTAGATCAGAAGATCGATAAACATCTTAAGGACGATCATCCATTGAATTTCGATAGAGAAGTTACATCATACAAGGTTGCAAAACAATTACTCGAATCAGGTCAAACACTTACGCCTGAAGAAAGAGAGTATCTTGAATACATTGTAAATCTTCATGAGGGCATTGATACTATCGATAATCCTCATAGTAAACGTCAAGCAAAGAAACTTAATCCTGAAGCAGCGGCAGATTTACAAAAGACATTGAATGATTTTGTAAATAAAACAGGTGTATCTGTTACGGAGAGTTTCATAGATGGAGGTGACGAGAATGGCTCTTGATACAAATGGAATCTATCTTGATGAAATAAAAGGAAAGTATCCTCGTTCATTTCAGACATTGAATTATGATGTCTTATTAGATACTGATTCAATGGGTAAACCAAAAGTCATCTCATCCTTCGATCTTGGTATCAATACTATACTCACATTACTCTTTATGAAACCTGGTCAATTTCCATCAATACCCGAATTAGGTATTGATATTGAATCATACTTATTTGAATATGCAGATGATCCACATATTCCTACTGCAATATTGGATAAGATAAATGACCAGTGTAATATGATCGGTATGGTTGGTTTTGATATCGAAGTAAAACTTGATAAAACCGATGAAGGTCATGATGCTGTGATTGTTGAAATTACTGGTAATGAACGTCTTGGATATGGTGCTGAATCAGGACACGTAATCATTGGTATATCTTATGATAAGCTCAATAGATTATATGTAAGAAAAGTTGCAATTTGAGGTAGGTGATATAATTGGCTGATATAAGTGCAAAACGAAAGAAAATAGAAGATACTGTTAAAAAGACTCTTCTGCTTATGGATCCTACGGGTATTAATGCAAATAAATATCGTAAGATGTTTGAATCCATGAATGATGATCAATTCACTAAATGGATTGAAGCATTTTTAGCTGATGAGAAAAGCAACTTCCGTCTTGACATTGAGGAATATGGTGACGGAAAACGTACTCTTAGATTTGAAAATGTAGAGAAAGCTGCTGATTATCTCAAGATAAAATTATTTGAATATGTGTATCTTCCACATGTCTCAAGTAATCCGAACCGACCCATAAGAACGAAACAGCCTGTATTGGTTGGATGGCTTAACATCAAACGTACCCAACAACTCGCTTCAAAGAAAACAGGTCTGGCTTTGAGCGATGATAACCGTGATGATATGACAGGTGCTGCTAAAGGTGAATCTAAAGGTGGTACAACAACTGGAATTGAAAACGAAGTTATCGCGGGTGTTGGTGGAGAAGTTATCTTATCAGAAATCTCAGGTGCTCGTGGTGATAATGTCAAAGAGTACGATAATATGCTCTCTGCAATCGCCGAAAATGGTTCTGTCAAGTTGTCTGATATAAAGACAAATGTTTACGATAAACCAACTTTACTTGCTGCTGATATGTATTTCATGGCTATGGGTATCAAAACAGATCTTATATCTGAATCATATTACAGCGTAGAGAAGGTTAAACGTATCATTGACAAAACTTAAAATCCAAATTAATATGTAAAGGAGAATTATATCATGAAAGTAAATATTGACGGTAAGGGTCGTATACCCGGAGTTGATCGTGTTGCGCCTGTATACAACATCGATCTCAGTAGAGACCAGATCTCAAGACTTCTTAACTTTAAGAATTTCAGAGTATTTGGTGTAGGTACAGGTCTTATCACTCGTACCAATCTTGATGCTGCTTTTGAAGCATCTCTTGCTGAAACAAAGAAGGCTGCTGAAGAAGCAACACCGGTTGTTGAGGTTAAGAAGGAAGAGCCTAAGAAGGCTCCCAAAGCAAAGAAGAAGGAAGAGGTTAAGCCTGCTCCTGTTGTTGAAGAGCCTAAGGTTGAGGAACCAGTTCTTGTATCTGTTGACCTCGCTCAGACAGAAGATGTTGCTGTTGAAGAAACAGTAGAAGTTGCTGCTCCTGTTGTTGAGGAAGTAACTGAAGAAGTTGCTGAAGATCTTGATGATCCTGCTGATGAAGTTGAGGAAGTAGCTGAGGCTGCTGAAGAGGCAGAAGAAGTTGTTACTGAGGAAAAAGAGTTCAGACCTCGTAATAAGAAGAAGAACAAGAAGAATCGTAACAACGACTAATAGGAGGGATTTATATGTTTTTCCTCCAGGAAGCTTTCACCGAGGAGGAAGCTACGATATTCGTAGAGGCATCAATACATGATCCCGAAAATACTCCTCTTCGTACACAAATAATCGAACCGATTATATCTGTACTTGAACATCCCAAAAGCAGAACGGAATATATCAAGTATGGTAATGAATTTCTTGAGGCTAATTCCGAGATGTTGTCAAAAGAATTTCCTACCAAACCTGTATCATTCCCTCGTGCTTATGTTGATAATGTCTTTCGTATGTTCGGTTTCGAACAAAAGACATTTAAAGAAACAATCAAACAGATTCTCAAATCTGTTAATGACAAGACTTCTTTCCAGACGATTGTGCAGAATCCAACCAATGTCATTCACTCAATCGTTTTAGTATATGCTGATATGATTCAGCATAGACAACTGAGAGACTCAGCAAAACAGCAAATGGGTCTCTCAGTGTACAACAACGTCTTCAATCATTTCTTCCATCCACCTCATCCAATTGAATCTACCATGGCTTATGTTTATCTTAACCTTGATAATTCTTGGAATCTGGTTAAATCGGAAAATGTTATAAACTGGATAGGTGGTACAATAGAAACTGCTTATGGTTTCTGGAGAACGAAGATGGATCTCAACATGTCTGCTACGATTCTTGTCCAGTTCTTGAATCGTGTCAGAACGTCATTCCAACAGAACCTACGCTTGCTGGCGAATCAGTATTTTGATAACATGGATAAGGGTAACTTGATTGGTGATGACGTTAATTCATCTGATGAGTATCTTGAAACAAATAACACTATTAAGATACGCCAAGGTTTGGTGAGAAGAATCAATGGTGGAGACCAGTTGTACAAAGACAAGGGTAATCTGTATATCGGCATTGCTCGTTTGAAAAATGTCAGAGTTGATTCGTTGTACGATTTCGCACAACAAATTCATTCTGATGATATTGGTAATATAATAGACACAATATTCTATGTGTTTATTGTCAAAGAGGGTAACACTATCGAGGATATTAATACGACAAAGTATATATCCAGAATAACCAACCTTCCTACTGCCATAGACCGAGCAATTGCCGGTAAACCGATTATCTCAACTCTGTCTAAAAAGTATAAAGTCGATCAGAGTATTGTTAAAGCATACATATGTCTGATTGCTACGTATATCATGTATCGTATCAATGACGTTAAGTCTTAATAAGATACGAAATGTTAATATTCTATTTATGAAAGGAAAGTGAATCTAATGAATGTGAATACACGTACTGAGGTTCTTGCCTCTATTGATTCAATGAACGAAATAGTTCAGGAATCAGAGTTTGGTGTGCTCATGTCTCTGCTTGATCAGGTCGATAAAGCCTCTGTAATTCTTGAGAATTACAATGGCAATGATCTTGACATGTTCTCTATCTATCAGGAAGCTGAAGAAGCTACTGGAAACAAAGAGGGTGAAGGTACCGCTGTTCAGCAGGGCAATCCTTCTGGACAGGTTGATGCAGGTCTTGGACAAAAGAAGCAGAATATCTTCTCTAAGATATGGAACTTCATCAAGAATGTCTTTAAATCAATAGGTAATTTCATTAAGAAATGCTGGAGTGGTAAGGTTGTTCCTGCTGCTGAGACTGTTTCTGAAAAAGCTAATAATGTTATCGAACAGATATCAGGTAAAGATGAAAACTGGATCAAGGCCAATGCATCAACACTTGGTCTTATAGCTGCCGATATCGGAACAGCTGTTATTCTGGCAAAAATTGCTCCTGATATAATAGAGGATGCTGGAAGCATTAAGAGTCTTCTTACTGGTTTAGGCATTACCGCAGTGGGTGCAGCTAATGTAACATTTGCTTTCAAAAAGGGTGGTATTGCTACAACTCTTGCTGTTATCGGAACCCCACAAATACTCGATGGAATAGTAATGTTATTCAATTATCTCCAGGCTAAGAAGAATCCGGATGAAATCAATGGCGCATTAACAACCGTTATTGATAGGCTCAAGGGTCTCTTTACTAATGATGAACAGACTTATGATGCTGCTCAGGTTGCTACTGCAGTAACAGAAACAAAAGCCGTGCTTGAAAAGGCTAAGATGGAAAATATTCCTGAATATACCGATGAAGAAATCGAGAAGATGACTCCTGAGGAAATAAAGAAAGACGGAGAGAATGCAAAGAAGATCGGTGTTATCGGTAAGATAACAGCACTTCTTTCAAAGATCTTTGCAAAAATCTGTGATTTCTTACACCTCAGAAAGAAGATTGCTGATGATGTAGAGCAATCTGCTGGTGGTGAAAATCAGACTGCTGCTGAAACTCCTGAAGGCGAAACTCCTACTGAGGGTGAGGGCGAAGGTGCTGACGCATCAGAAGGTTCTGCCGAAGGCACTGAAGACACTGTTCCTGCTGCTGATGCTGTAGAGAATGGTGAGGCTTCTGGTGAAGGTGAAACCGGAGCAACAGCCGAATCTTCAGAACCTCAAAAAGGCGATGGCAAAAAATATACATTGGATCAGGTTCAGGAATTCTTGAAAAATAAGAATGGAACTGATCTTAAGATCCAGGATGGTCAGCCAACAAAAAATGTCAATAGAAAAACAGGATCTATCATTCCTGGTGCAGGCTTAGGCGGCTCATTCAAGAAACAATCTGACGGAACATATATCTGGGAATCAACCGAAGAAGAAATCAGTGATGACGAAGAAGTTGTTACTGAGTCTCATTCTGGTTACTACTGGAAATAATATCGCAACTTATGGGGCGGCCCACTATGGGGCCGCCTAATATTAACAAATAACTTATGAAAGGAAGATTTGTATGCCTTTAAAGAGCACTCAGACAAACAAGTATGAGACTGCGTGTTTTGTTCAGGAGGCGCCAATCTCCTCGGAGCTTCCTGTTAATGGATATACAGTGAGAAGGTCTGAAGTTACGGGTATTCCGATTTGTGAGTTTGAATCAACTTTGATGACATTCAATGTGTACAATCGTATGAGACGTCGTTATGATGCAAATAACATTGATAATGTAATTGCATCCGATGAACGTATCAACGATTTGCTCCGTCGTCATCAATGGCGTGGTGAATGGAACCATCCAAATCCGGATATCAAAGGACAGCAGTATTCTGATATAAGAATGACTATTCCTGATCCTAAACTTACTTCCCACTTTATAGCAAGACCAAGACTCGAAGGAGATCGCTACAGAGCACACATCTCCACACATGGCGGCACAGACTGCGGTAAGGCTGTTGCATCAGAAATCATTGATAATGGTGCAGTGCCTTGTTTCTCAGTACGTCTGTTGGGTAACATGATTCCTAATGCTCCTATAAACCAGCCTAACATGAGAGTGTCAAAGGTTATTACTTTTGACATGGTTGATTTCCCATCTCATGCTGGTGCAGAAGCAGACATCACTCCTTCGGTTCATCAGGAGTCAACAGTTGTATTCCTTAAGGAACTTGCAAACTATTGCTGTGAACAGGATGAAACAATGAAGGTTGTGTGTGAATCATTCCAGTTCTCTACAGATGAAATTATGGGTATTCAGAATGGTTCAATAGTTGTTGAACAGGCTGATACTTCACGTATACATATACCGCTCAGAGGTGACATTCGTAAAGAGGCACTTTCTATAATCATGGAAGGTGGTTTCTAATATGGGTGAAAATAATATCATAATCAAACAAGCATACTTTACAAACATTCAGACTGCCATAAACAGTCTGAATGAATTTTGTTCTTCTGGTTTCAAGGTAAAGAACTTTCCCGTTCTTGATGGAGAGTTTGAACTTGATGCAACAGTAGAAAGAATTCTTTCTCGTCTTGAGTCAGTTGATCCAACATGGCTTGAAGACGAAGGAAAGATGAATGGTATCATTGAGATGATCAATGAAAACATTCAGAAGATAGATCCTGTTGATGGAGTATATGAAACAATCATCAGTTCAAATAATGAAATGATGATCAATGCTATTGATGCATATGTTGGTTTCAAACTCCTTCAGGTTATCGCAGATAACTTCCAGGATTTTATCAAGTTCATGAATGGTATTTATACCTTCGAAATCTTTACCAAACCTGATCAGTATGCTGACGTACTTGATGAGTTTGGTAAGTTTATTCCTCTTGATGAGATTCCTGAATTGGATCTTGAAGAAAAGATATTTGATGAAGGATTCTATGTTGAAGGAATATTCAAGAACGATCATATCGAGCTTCCTGATTCACTTGATATTGGTGAACAGACTGAGCGTATTATCAATAGAACTCCTCTTCAGGGATATGAGATCTATGTAGATGATTCAGTACAGGAAGCCGCTGAGATCAATTATTTCACTGATACAAAGCCGAAGCACATGAAGTATTCAACAAAGACAAAGAAGTGGTTAGTATCAAATCAATTTGAGAAAACTATAAATGATCTTGTTGCTGGACTTCGTAAGTGTGACTCAACGGATGATCTTGCTACATTCTTCAAGAGTGATTTCTGGAAGAATATGAGAGACCTCAGTGATACAATCGTTCCATTTATTCTTGTTAAGGTATTTGACAATCCCAAGAAGTTCAACGGAAAGTTCAATACTGAAAACTATACGAAGTCATATGCTTCTATTATAAAGCAGAATAATGGAGCAAAGCGTTTCGAGAACTATGATATCTTTACGACTTTCAAGTCTGATAAGGAAGGAACGATCAAGTTCATCGAAGACTTCTTGAAGCTTAATCTTGTTAATGATCCTGATGCTTCTATTTCTAATAATACATTACTGACTCTTTTCAATATATTCGACTCAAGAATCTATCTTGATATCGTTTATAACTATGCTCCTGATGCGGTTAAGAAGGAGAGAACCGAAGATCAGTTCGTTAAAGAAATCAGAGGTAAGATCAATAAGAACTCTCGCACTGCTAAAACATATACCAATGATCAGGATGCTCCAGATCCATCTCCTGAAGATAAGGTTGATGATACAAAGACTGTATCCGAGTACGTTGCTAATGAGTTAAACAAACTTGGTGATATGTCTATATCAGATATGATGACATGTGAGCAGTTCTCTCATATCGTTGAGTGTGAAATCGATACAATCGGTGATAAGATGTACAATGCTGGTCTTTCACCTTTCCTTGTTGAGGAATACATTGGTGAATCATTCAATGACATAAATTCTCAACAATTCAATTTCGTCCAGGAATCAATGCGTTCAAAGAGAGATGCTTTCCAGCAGGGTGTATGCTCTTTGATGGCTAACATGGAAGAGATTGTTAAGATGGATAAACAGCATCGTTGGAATGCAAACAGTTTTGGTTCTCGTTATAAAGAGACTATAAACCCGGTAAGATTCCTCATAGGAATTGCACCCGGAAGTCCAACATTATCATCAGAGAATCATTCAAACATCAAACAGGTTTATCATTCTACAAAGAAAGCTCTCAAGGGTAAGAGAGGTAGTTTTACATCTGAACAGATGCAAACCCTCAGAACCCTCAATGATCTTGCTGGTGATCTTTGGGCAAATGTTAAGTTATTCTGGATAAATCCTCGTAACTGGCTCAAAGAGATAAATATCATGAAGAATGATAAAACTCAAAAGCGTACAAGAAAGATTGCTGACATAGCAAGACAGATTGTTGCTTTGAAACCAAAGCTTTCCTTCATTATTGATAATGATGACTTTGTTAACGAATGCTGGTATGATGGAGATCCCGAATACGTATTCCAGGAAGCTACTTCTGAAAAGAATCGTGAACGTCTCCGTACTGCTATCAATATTCTTATGACTGAGATGCAGAAGATATCTGATCTCGCTAAGAAGAATCAGTGGACAAACAATTCATGTATCAATACCTTCAAAGGTGAAGCTAAGTCTAACGTAAAACAGGCATTGAAGTACGTTACTCGTGGTGAAACTGGTTCATGTGGTAAACTTCAGGATCAGGAGATCAACACTCTTAAGAATCTTCGTGAAAAGATAGAAGAGTTGCTTGCAACTGTTAAAAAGATAAATATCAATCCTTTCGTTGGAAAGAATATCAAAGAAGCAGATAGTGTAAGAAAGATATCTTCACTTGCTAAAGATATACTTGCTATGAAGGGTGATCTTGAATTTGTAAATTCTGCAGTTGTTAAAGATGCTGATGGTCCTGCTATTGCAAACGTAAAGGATGAATCTGGTGAGAAACCTGTTACTGAAGCATATGTATTTCAGGAAAGTAAGCAGACTCATATGAAGAGAACTCTCAAGAAATTTGATTATGATCCAAAAACTGATACAATATTGACTGATATAACAATGCCTAATGGTAAAGAAAAAATGAGAGCTAAGCTTATCATTAATAATGATATTGATGGCCCATGTATGTGTTTCGAAGATGGTAAACCAGTCATATATGTGAGAAGAAAAGATCTGAAACAAAAATCGTGGTATGCAGCATTTACTTTGCGTCATGAAGAAGGACATATCGCACATGGTCATCATTCTGATACTAGAGATACTTATTCCGTAGATGTCGCTCATGTACATCATAAAGATTCCAAAGAGGAGTTCAATAAGGCACAGGAATTTCTTGATAAGAAATGGAAAACTGCGTCGGACGCTGATAAGGATAATGATCATGATTGGGCACCAGAGGAATTAATGGCGGATAAGTATGGCGCAAAGAAGACATCTTCCAAATCCGCGATTAAGTCTTTGGAGAGAATGTATAAAGAAGGCGAACAAGAACTGAAAAAAAATGCACAGGTATATCATGACATAATAAACAGAAGCAAAAAGAAGGATAAATCAGATCCAGAAAGAGCCAAACTCAGAAAGGAATACAAGGATCTTGAATCTAAATTCTACAGTCTCTGGAAAAACAACCCATCTGATGAAGAGAAGAAATTCCTTAATAACATAACCAAAAAACTTGAAGAAATCGATAGACTTCTTGTAGATAGAGAAACAGTTGAGGAAGCAGAAGAAGCAATAGAAGTTGTTGAAGAAAATATTGCTGCATGGCGTGCTGCAAAAAATAGACGTATAGAATATATCGCTAAACACGTGAATGAATACGGAGTTGTATTAGATATTAATGCGTTTGCAGTTATCATGGAACAGGAAACCGGTGAAATTCCTGAGTACATGAAGACACGTTTCAAGATGACTGATACTGTTGGAGCAACTGTTACTCCTGCTGGAATACCTGAAGGAGTTCCACAGAATCCTGTACCGGAAATCACAGATTCTATCGATGCCAAGCTTTCTGCTGGTGGTGACAATCTTGGTGATATGATTGGTGCTGGTTTTGAGAATAATCCTAATAAGGATAAGGCTGAAGGAAAGGTTGTTGTAAACATTACAAACAACTACACAAATTCTTTCAACCGTGACTCAAATAATACTACAACCAACACTACAACCAATGATGACCATTCAACTGGTAAGACAACTAACACCACCAACACAAATTCAAACAATAAGTCCAATTCGGACAACGATAATTCTCACGACAATCAGACAGATTCTTCATCAAACAAATCTATCAAGAAGAGTAATGTGAAGAAGTCAAAAACTGATAATAGTGATCGTAGTCATTCCACTCAGACCAAGGGTTCTAACAATAATAATAATAGCAACGATTCTGATGATACTAAGGATTCACCCACCAAGAAAGATGGGGAGCAAAAACTCTCTTCTGGTAAAACAGTTCAAGAGATGTTTATGTTCTTAGAATCCAAAGAGCCCCAATCAGCTGGATTGACTGCTAAACCTCCTAAGGAGGATCTTTTAACTAAGGCAATGGACCGTGACCGTAAGACGCTTCCTAAACAACAGAAAGCGAAACATGGTGTACAGAAATTTGCCAATACCGGTAAAGCTGTCCTGAAACCCGTTACCAGAATTAAACAATGGCTCACAAAAGTCGTTGATTCTCTGATCAAACGAGATGAAGACAATGTTAAATCCGAACTCCTCGAGAACAAAAGCTACCGTTCTGCAGTATTTAAAGCATCACGTCTTGCTGTCAAGTTAGGCTTGGTGAGTGTGGCATTCTCTATACAACCATATCTCGGTCTTACAGTTGCAGGTGTAGAAGGTCTCAGACTTGCTGATCGTAATAGGATCAAGAAAGAGCTCCAAAATGAGCTTGAAGCTGAACTCAAGGTTGTTGATGAAAAGATCAAAGACCTTGAAGGAATAAATACACCTGAAGCTCGTAAAGAGAAATATGAGTATATGCGTCTGAAGAAGAAGCTCGAACAGAATCTGATCGATGCTCCTGCGAGAAGCACACCTTCTAAATACTGGGATTCTTATTAATAGAAAGGAGGGTTGACAATGCCAAAGAGTTTATTTTTTACAGTCATGGAGGCTGAAGGAGATGAACTTCAACCATTCGATGCTGGATCTGCTGAAGTAGCAGATACACCTTCCGAAGACATTGCCCCTCCTGCTACTGATAATTCAGGTGGTGGCGATCTCGGCGAACCACCCCCGATGGATGACGCTGGTGGCATGGATATGCCAGAATTCGGCGGAGATGACATGGGTGGCGGTGATGACATGAGTGGTGGCGATTCAAGCGGCGAAAACAACGAAGAGGAAGCAGATAAAGAAGATACTAAACTTTCTGACAAAGCCAACAACATTCTCAATCAGCAACTTTATAACAGAATGAAAGATCGTAATTCTGAGATTGAGGAAATACTTGGTAATCTGAAAGAACTTGTTCCTTTGCTGCCATACGACGTTGTAAAAAGCAATGACGAATTAGTCAACCAACTCAAAGATGCTCTTGAAAAAGGGCAAAAGTATGTTATCAATGATTTCGTAGATTCTGGTTACGGAGAGAATCAACTCTTCTATCAGAAGCTGGATAGCTTATACGTTCTTCTACTTAATCGAATTGATACAAATCTTAAAAAGATAAAAAATAAGCAATGATTGAAAAGTGTTTCACTTTCAAAATTTAAAACTAAGAAGGAGTGTTTTATTCATGGCTTACAGCAGATCAATGACAGTCGGCCAGCACGACAGCTGGTTCCAAGAGCAGATGAACATGATTAACAACTCATCTGATGCGGAACTTGATACTCTTCGTGACGGATTCGATAATAATTTCAAAGATACCGTAAATCAGCTCGCACACACTTATTCTGGCATCAACGTAATGAAGGATGCTAAGAAGATGATGGATAACCCGGAGATCATGCAGGAGTATAAGACTCTCATGCTCGATCCTATCTGTGGTGAGCTTCGTGAGGCTGCAGAGCAGACAAGTGATCCTGGTGAGAAGATTCACCTTGAGTCAGTTGCTGAGCAGCTTGAGAACGCTTGGGATTCTTCAGTACAGAGCTTCCTGGTACAGGAGTCTTATAATACTTCTACATACCTCCCTCTCGCTACTCTCGACTTCCCTGCACTCATTAAGCAGTACATCAGATTCCTCGGTAAGGATATCATACCTGTACAGACCGCTTCATCTACAAACATCGAGCAGAGAATCTTCATCAAGTACCTCGTAAACAACCAGACTGGTGAAGAGTACGAAGTACCTAAGGTATACTGGCAGAAAGAAGCAGACGGAACTCCTACATGGAAGAAGCTCTGGAATGCTGGTAAGGGTATTAAGATCAATGATAAGGATCCTATCCTTCTCTCTGATATCTATTCTGCTACAAATAAGAAATATGACATGTTCGATCACCTTCTCAAGGATGACGGCACTGCATACGAACCCGGTGAGTTCGCTCCTCAGAAGACTCTGAGAACTCGTCTTTCATATGACTTCAACATTCAGTACGTTGCTATCGACGGTGAGGCAACTGATAAGTATGTTCTTCTTACAGCTGACAATGCTCCCGAAGACTGGCCGGCTGATGCAACACCTTCTACAAAGTATTTCAAGAATACTGCTGAGCAAGGTGCTGCTCCCGTATATGCTGGCGTAACATCTACTGATGTTTATGCTAAGAATACTTACTATGAGAAGACTCAGGTAACACCACTTAAGAAGGTTAAGCTTCCTGGTGCTGGTATCGCAATCGAGATCCAGAACGGCGGTAACTTCATCAACGGTGGTATCACTGAGGACCTCAGACTCCCTGTTGTAGATCCTACTACAAATCTTCCTACAGGCGAGATTGTTCATATCTCTGATATGCTCTCTGGTCGTGTAGACTTCGTTAAGGGTACTCTTACTGCTTCTTCATGCGGCGTTATTAAGGGTCTCTATGTATCAGGTCACATCTCTAATGAAACAAACCTCAGAACAATCGGCTTCCGTGAGTATCCTGAGATCAGAAAGTTCCAGATCTCTGATGGTTGCAGATTCCAGCTTCCATTCACAGTTGAAGACTTTGCTGAGGCTAACGCTTCTCTCAACTTCAACCTCTACAACAGACTCGTTCAGGAGCTCGTTGTTAATCAGGAAATGTTCGAGGATGAGTCAATCCTTGAGTTCCTCGATGAAGAGTTCGATAAGTACAACGGATATGAGTCTGATGTATGGTCTCTTGAGAGCTATACTCATACTGAGTATGCTGACCTTGATCCTAAGGCTACAGTTCCTAACTTCGCAGGCGATCCTTGGGAGTTCAGGACTAACATAATCCACAACGCTATCAACAGCGTTATCTACGAGCTCTGTGATCGTGGTAAGCTCGAGAACCTTGGCTTCGTTATCTATGCTAACCCCAAGGCATGCCGTCTCCTCAATAAGTTCGTAACATGGACTGTTAAGAAGTCAACTGAAATCGGTGGTGTTCAGATGAATCACTCATTCGGTATCCTCACAGATTCCGATCTCCCGATCCGTGTTGTAGCTTCTAACCGTGTTGATGCTTACATCAATATTCCTGCATATCAGGAAGGTGCAAATCCTGGCGATGAGTCAAGAGAGTACTTCTTCAAGATCGTTGCTTATCCGATGGATAAGTTCCACATCTCATACAAGCACCTCCGTTTCGCTCGTCACCTCACAAATTCACCTGAGAATGCTGGCTATGCTGATATCAACAATCCTGGCGGTCAGGCTGTTCTTATCACAACTTCTGCTCAGTACAAGACTATCTCTATCCAGGGTATCCAGGGTCGTGTTATCTGCAAGAACACTGTTCTTGTTCCTGATAACAAGGCTGGTGTATTCACACCTGAGACAATGACTGCTGATGGTGCTGGCGGACAGGGTACTAACGGCTGATAAAAAGCCTACAGCATAAGACTGTAATAATTCAAATAAATGGTAAATTAGATGGGGGCAATCGCCCCCATCGAAATACCATTTTACTTTAATTCATTAGATCTTCCTTCAGCAAAATTAAGTGCAAAGTTTTCGATCATTGCTAAACATAATTTGATCGTATATTCTTTGTCTACGTTCGGATATGTTGCTATTGTATTTTCTATAATATGATCCGTGGACTTTTTATTAGGGATTTTCATTCCCTTAGATAACAATACCTCAATGTTTATATTCTCCAGTATTGTTTCTCTCATCATCTTTGAAATATTTGGTGTTGGTAATCCAGGTGTATTTGATACTACCTTTAATTCATTTAATGCTTGCATGGTAGATGATGAAACACCATTTAATTCTTGGATGACCTGGTCGGTACTGCTGGATAACGATCCTATGTTACCATTGATAACTGTTAATGCTCGTTTGATATCATCATGTGAATTGTTATAATGTTCATCCTTTTTAATAAGGACATACATCATACGAGATAATTCATCCATTCTGTGTTTCAGTTTAAAAAGAATAGAGAACGGGATGAGAACGATTGCTGATATGAATAGTGATACAAGAATGATCACTAACCAATCAGTGTAAGTAAAGTTTTCAAGCATAGGTAAAACCTCCTAAAATAAAATTTATTAAAGATTGGATGTGTGTTTATAATGAATAGTACTCGGCTTAATATTGTAAAAGCATTGATTGAGCAGAAGAAGTACGATGTCATTACCGAGTATACTCACATTGCTCATCCTGATAAAGGTGACATAATAGTGAAAGAGTATGCTGGTACTGGTGTTCGTGTCTATAAGGACAATGATGGAAATACAAGAGTTCTTTGTCCTAAGGATATTGATACAGTACAAGAGGGACATGTTGCTCAAGCAATTGCAAATGGAACTATCTTTGATGATGCAGATGAGATTGACCGAAATGCAACTATGATCGAAAGAACATCTATACCATATGATGCAATGGTTAACTCTGGTAAAGATACTCCTAAACAGCTTAAACCTATGATTGCTATTGTAATCGGTAGGATGGATGATAATGGCTCATTTGATGTATCTGATGCTGATAGAACAAATGGTGTTAACTTTGTTCATGATCTCTGTGATAAAGAGAAGTGTCCTAATACAAATGATGTCGTTGATAATTATCTCGAGAAGGATAAGGAAGACTTCTATAATCCTGAAATGGGTAAAAGTCTTACTGAACTTGATAATGAGGTAGACGATATCGTTGAAACAAAACCCGAGGATGTTGTAACCAATGATGATACAGTTGATTCATATGATGATTATGATATGGACGCAATTGAATCAGATCCTACACCTGAAAATGACGAAACCGAATCTGATGAAGAGGATGGTGACAATGATGATGACTCTGATGATACAGACAGCGATGATTCTGATAATGATGACGACGAGTCTGAAGATAACGAATCCTCTGATAATGATGATGAAGAAGCTGTCATAAAAGACATTGATGATGACGATGATGAATCTGTTGAAGAATGTGGTGATATAGATACTGTTCAGGAAGATACAGAAGACATGGCTGCTATGGTAAGTGGTGCAATGAATAAAACACCTATACCCGCAGAAAGTGATCTGAAACCAATTCAAGAAGAAGTTGATGTTGAAAGAGCTCGTAACAATAAAAAGGCAAAACATGAAGTTGAAAATTTTCTTAATTATTTAGATAAGCTTGAAAAGAAACATCCAGAAATCACAGAGCAACGAGATAAAGGAACAGAAGATTCTGTATTTGGAACAAAACCAATTCAAGAAGAAGATGAAATGGTTGATGATGGCGGATCGGATGATACTGGTGCTGATACCGGTGACGATGGTGGAGACATTACTGAAGAAGCATGTTCTCCTGCAACAGGTGCTACAACTGATTCACCAACTGAGAGTACTGACGCTAAGGGAAATGTAAATACTACTCCAATGCCCATGTCAGCACAGACAAAGGCTATCGTTAATTCAAATCCAAAAATGCATCAGGAAGGTTTCTTATCAAAGAAACCCAAGAAGCTTAAACCAATTGGTCGAGATGTTGTAGCATACATAACTTGTGAAATGAACGATATTCGTTCAGCTAATGATCAGGCTATGCTTGCTGGTTATACATGTTCCAAGATAGAACTTGTTGATTTCTATCTCACCGTACTTGATACTCAGGACGCTCGTTACATTGTTCCTCACAATAAACAGTATCTCACTCAAATGAAGAGTGATCTTGAGAAACTTTTAACCCAGATACTTCGTATACGTCCTATCAACAGATCTGAACAGATATGGCGTGTAAACTATCCTGGATCAGCAGTATAAAGGAGGGATAACATAATGATCTCATCAAAAGAACTCGAGACCCGTAAATGTGTCTCTAACAATAAGAATCTGTTTGAGGATGTTGCTAAGAGTTTTGTTAATGCAAAAGATATTTACAAGACTCAGTATGACATATTAAACTATGATATGATCCTTGATCAGATGATAGAATTCATCGATGGTTATAAAGAATATGAAGCTAAGGATGATAAGAAGTATGAGGGAAAGGTTCTTAAGATCTCCCAGAACTTCTATGACAAGATGTTTACCGATAAGAAGTATCGTAAGAAGATTCATCTTGAACAGTTTAAAGACATCAATGTTTCCTATCTCAAGAAGACAAAAGAGCTTCAGTCAATAATTGAGAATTATCTGAAGGATAAATCTATATCTGCAGAACTCAATTCTCTTATTCGTTTAACGAATAATCAGTATAAGAAGTTGGCTAAAGTTTGTCGTGATGATATGAAGATATATCTTTGGTTATCAACATCAAATTCTAAGTTCTTTGCATACCATCTTGATGAATCAACTCGTTCTGCATATGCAAATAAGAACGCACCCGTTATGCATAAATACATCCCCAGATAAGGTGGTGGTTATGTTATGAATATAACCGACGTCATTAATGATATTAAATTCTCTCAGGGTTTAAACAATATTGCATTACCATATAAAATGCCTGTTGAAAATGTTATTCAAGAGATTTTGAAAATGACTGTTCGCGAATGGTCTGACATAAAACCATATGTGAGAACATGTTATGGACAGAAAGAAGATCTTCTTTCACCAAGTGAATTTACAAAAAAGATGGATATATACATACTTCCACCTGAAGCAACTCGTACCAAGGTAAAAACGGCAAAAGCAGAGGCATGCTCTTCACAATACCAAACTGAAGAAGCTATGACGAATGCATTCACTGTTGGTACTCCGTTCATTGGATTCGGATCTTATTATTCTCAAGACATAGTTAATGCCACACAAACAGGTGCCGCTATTAACAAATATGCCGGAATAACTGCACAACAACCAACATCAAAATATCTTGGACATAACAGAATTCAACTGTTTAATTTTCCAGATAAGTGTGCTATAAAGTTTACTGTAAAATGTGTTCATGAATTATCATTGGAAACTATTCCTGATACAGCATATCTGTCATTTGTTGAATTAGCAACACTCGATGTTCAAAGAACACTTTACAACAACCTTAAAAATATGGAGAATGTTGGTTCTGCATTTAAAGAAATACAAACCAAAATAGGTGAATGGTCTGGTGCTGAAGACAAACAAAAAGATTGGATCAAAAATGCTAAAGAACGTTTTCACCTTGATGAAGTCGAAGACTTAGTCCAATTCTTTTAATATTAAAGAGAATGGGCACATAATGTGCCCATTCTTTATTTTATCATCCATACTACAAAGGAGGTGGGTGTTGAATGAATAAATTGGTTTCTCGTAGTTTGGAAATACTTGGACAAGCTACGAAAGAAATCGGACAAGACTATACTTCTAATCTTACATCATTTATTAATGATGCTAAAGATGTTAAGAACTCAATAGTCAAATCTACAACTGATGCTTCTGATACTTTTGCGAAACTCAAAGCGACTAACATCACAAAGAAGATATCGGATTGGTTCTATAATGAAGAAAATTCTTATGATGCTTCCTCTGGTGATGATTTTGATGCGGGTTTTAAGATAGATTCAAACGAAGAGCCAAAGCTTGATGGAGAAAAAACTACTAGCGGTCTTACACTCGAATCAATGACCAATATTACCGAAAAGCAAACCAATGCTATGATTAAGATTGGTCGTCGTCAAGCAGAACAATCCGTTGCTAATACTGCTGAAATTGTTTCTGTTCTTAATAATAGAACATCTGAAATGATTACATCAATGAACAATATCAACAAGTCATTGATTGGTATTAGTGATAGATTAGATAAGCTCATTAAACTTCAAACAGTTGAAATTGAAGAGTCTAAGGCAGAAGATAAATCAGGTATATATGATTCTACAGGTAATCTTTCACTAAAGAGAATCTTCGACCAAGCAAAGCAGAATGCTTCTAACAATAGTGCTATACAGACTGCTTCTATATTTGCACAGATGCTGACCAATGGTGGTGGACCTGTCGATGTTGCTAAATTCTTAATGGGATTTGGTACTGGAAAGAAGCTTGATGTTCTCGGTGGTAATTCTATCGATGACATGGGTAAGAAGTTCAATGAAGCCGTTGGTACTGCTATACAGACCGGTTTAGGAAACTTAATAAAGAGCTCTGGTTTCAAGACTTTATTTGGTGACCTTACTCAGTTTGAAGGTAATAAGGATTATAGCACTATAGCTGCTAATACATACAACACCAAGAAAGCTTTATTTGATGGAATGACAAGAATGTCTATCGTTAATATCATTCCTGAATATCTTAGTAAGATTAATGAAGCATTATCTGGTGAAAGCTATCATGTTGATCAACGTGGTAGACTTGTTAAGGGTGCACGGAAGAACAAGTTTGATGAAGTAACAAAGAATGCTTTTGCATCAACGGGTTTAAGCGACACAGCCAGTAAGGGAATAACAATATCTGCTAAGAAGATCCTTGGTGATAAGCTTAATGTTGCTGATATAGATACTGCATCACAAGCTCTTACTGGTGTAATAGTAATGCACCTTTATGACAAAGGAAAAACATTATCTGCATCAGATCTTAAAGGTGATATGACACCGTACATAATGAGTGCGGTAAAGACATTGTGTCTTGTTAAGAATGATCCTCAATACTGGTCAAGTCTTTGTCAATCTATCGTACTTCAGCTTTCATCTGGTATGATGAATTCTGCAAAGTTTGTTCAGAATGTTAACAGTTCTCTCAAGAATATGATGAGTTCAGCCGAGTCATTCGCCAAGTCAGGTAAACCTGAAGCAATTCAAGCTGGTGTAATAACATATGATATGTTTGCTTCTCAGTTTGTTAAAACGAATGCTCCTAATGGTAAGCCTGATATAAAGACTGATAATACTCCTAAACCACAAGCAACAACAGATGATGCGTCTCTTAAAATAAAAAGAGATGATACCTTTTATCTTGATGGAAAACATTCACAAGGAGACTTCATAAGAGGTATCTTTGGTATACTCAATAGAGGTATCAATGTAAAGGTCCTCAGTCAGAAAAATCCTTCTTGGATGTTTGAAGACTACGATCTCGGTCGTCAGTCTGTTAAGCAACAGATATCTGATGGTAAGTTCGGTGCTCTCATAGGAGCCGCTATGTCTTCTGGTGGTTCTGATGAAAAGATATTCAAGAAGGCTGTTACGGATGGTATACAGCAAACCATAAGTGGTCTTGCTGGTGGTGAAGGTATTGCCGGTGCCGTAAAGTCCGCTGGTGGTGGATTCTTATCTAACATGCTGGGTATGTTAGGTGCCGCATCAATGAGAGATTTAGGAGCAAAATTCATCAATGGTGACTTTAAGGGCTTTTTCAAAGAAGGCGGTAAAGGTCGTGAATTAATTGACAAGGCTAAAGGTGAAATAACCGGTGAAACACATAACCTTCGTCAAAAAGTTTCTGAAGCAATACCTGGTAGTATTAAATACGATAGTCGTTATGATGCTGCTAAAGCAAATATTTCAGAAAAGGCTCACTCTGCTATCGATACAATAAAAGAAACTGGTGGTAAGATTCGTGATAAGATAAGTGGTAAATTATCTGGTAACGAACGCTTCCAGAATCTTAAGAACACCGGATCTCGTCTTGCTAATAATGCTATATATAATAAAGATGAAAAGATTCTTAAAGGTGCACAAGACGCTGTCGATAACTTTACATTGACACCAGAACAAGTTGAAGACGCTGACGATCGTGTCGGTGTTGAGCTTGCTATTCAATGTATAAAGAGTGATGACCTTGATGGTGCAAAGGAAATAATTACTTGTATCGAAAATAAGCAATTAAGACAAGCATTGAATCATCAGGTTAAATGTATTAATAAGATACAAGAAATAAAAGCCAAGCGTGAAAAAGGTCAAGCAGCTATAGAAGCTGGTGAAACTCCTGACATTGGATCTGTTCTACAAGAATCACCTGTTGGTGAAGAAGATGCACAAAGCAGTCCATTTGGTTCTATCGGCGACAAGTTCAAAGAAATAATTGATGTTGTCGGCGGTGGTTTCAAGAAGGTTGGTTCTGTTCTTGGTAAGATAGCCAAATTCGTTGGTAGGCTTGCTACAAAGGGTGTCACTGACATTGTATTTGGTCTTAAATCAATGGGTGAAGGTTTCTTTGGTGCAAAGCGTCGAGATGAAAATGGTGAAGTTATCAAGGATGAAAACGGAAAACCTATACGTGATTCCGGTATAATCAAACCTTTGATGAAACCTATGATCACTATGGTCAAAGGTGTTGTCGGTGTAACAAAGCTTGCAGTCAATGGTCTCAAAGGCTTCTATAAATTGGGAGCTAAAATGTTCAGTGGAATTTTCACCAAAACCACTGAAGGTATCTCCAAAATTGTAAATAAGTTCAAAAAGAATAAAGATGATTCTGGCGATGAAAAGAAACCCGGTATCTTAAAGCGTGCTGGTACGGCTTTCAGAAGTACTCGTTTTGGTCAAGGCTTTATGAAAGGTTTTGATGATGCAAAGAAAGCTCGTCAAAAGAAACAAAACGAAAAAGCTCGTCATGAATCATATACTACTGAACGACTCGGTGATCTTACTGATGTAATGACCGAGCCTGTAAACGAAGCTAAGAAAACTCCTTTCGTATCGATCTGTGACTTCCTTGGCAAAATCCTGAAAAGTGTAGATGTATTCCATAAGGATGTAAAGGAAGCTGAATCAGATGATGGAACACCACTTCCTGTTGATACCGGTGGTGCTGATATGACAGACACACTCGTGACAGCTGGTGCGGCTTTAGCAACAGGTGGTACATCATTAGCTGCAACAGGAGCAGTTGCTGCTGAAGGCGCAGCAGAAGGAGCCGCCGCGGCTGAAGGTGCTAGTGCAGCCGGTGCTGCTGGTGGAGCAGCTGGTGGTCTCGGTGCTTTAGGAGATCTTGGTAAAATATTCGGTGGTTTCACACAAGCCTTAATGGGTATTGGTGAACTCGTTCTTTCTATCGTAATGGGTATGGAAGGACTTCAAGCTATCAAGGATGCTGTAATGGGAATTCTTACAGAGGGTCTTGAACCGTTAAATGATGCTTTCGGAGAGATACTTGAAGCTCTCACTCCTATGATAGAAGCACTCAAGGGTGCTGTTACTGCTATAGCTGAGTCAATTGTTGTTATAGTAAAAACACTCGTTGATGTAATTAATCCTATTATGGAAGCAATAATGGATATCCTCAATCCTATACTTGATCTCATTAACATCTTGCTTGATGTTATAATGATGCCTATACTCTTAACACTTGACTTCTTGTCGCCAATCATTGAAGGTATCGGATACACAATGAAGATCATGTCTGGTGCACTTCAAATAGGTATGGGTATTATCATAGGATTACTCGGTGCAGAACTTAAGATCTTTGGTTCCATACTTGGCGTACTTGGTAAGGTTCCGTTAGTTGGTAGACCTTTGAAGAAACTTGGTAAGAGTGTTGAAAGTACAGCGGATGGAATGCTTGATTCTTCTAAGTCAATGATATCTGCTGGTGTTGAACAAATGAAGGAAGGTATCAATGGTCTTGTTTCTCTGGCTAAGAGTATTATTTCTCCTGCTGATGAGGAAGAAGATACAAGTGAACCTGAATCAAGTTATGATATACCAGAAGCAAAACTTGGATATGATATGGGTAGTGGTGATGTTAACACAACCAATACAAACAACATCACAAACAACTGGTCATATACTTATGGCTCTGGTAATACAACAATGAATCAGCATTCATATGGCGGATATATGAATATGTCCGAACATGGATGTGGTCCTGTTGCATTGGCTGATGCATATAACCGTCGTAGTGGTGGTAAAGCAGATCCAAGAACCCTCGCATCTGCTATGATGGGTTCTGGTATGTATGATCCGAGAAGAGGTTCATCCGCTGGATCTATGGTTTCTATGGGTAATGCAATGGGTATGAATATGCGTCCTGGTGGTGTAACTACAACATCACTTAAGAATGCATCTCCTTCAAACCCAATCACAGTACTTGGATCTGGTGCAGGATTTGGTACAAAGCCTGGTAATAATCACTACGTTAACGTGGTTGGTACTGATAAGAATGGTGGAGTATACGTTTCCAATCCTATGTCAGGAAGGGTTGAACGTCAATCTGCGTCTAACTTTGCTCTTAATTCTAAACTGGGACTCTATGGTTCTGGTGATAATGAATATGAGGAGTACGGATTTGATGAAGAAACAACAAACATGTTCGAGAGTCTTAAGAAACTCACATCACAATTCACTGGAATGTTCCAAGGACCTTCTAAGGAAGATAAGATCAATAAAGAACGTTCTGCTGCTAAAGATAAACAGAATGCAGAAACAATCAAACAGAAACTTTCTGAAGAAGAATATACTGCTCTCCAAGAACAAGCTATGGCTAAACTTAAGGAGAAATATCCTAAGGAAGAAGGAGAATCTGATGAGGACTATGAGGCTCGTATAAATAAAAAGTTTGAGTCCGAAGGTGCTTCATACATTGTCCAACTCGGAGCTCAGCAGTATGCTGACAAGATGGGTGAATTCGGTAAATTGCTTGCTGCAGGCGCTGATGAAGTTCAAGAAGGATTTGAAACTGCTAAGAAACAATATGGTTCTCTTAGTAGTGATCAAATTGAAGCCGAAGCAGATGCTGAGGAAGCGTTTGAATCAGATAAGGGTGCTATCATGGCTCCTTATTCTCCTATTGAATATACAGAACCTCAAATCGAAGGCGTGTCATCTGGTAAATCTCCTGTACACGACTTCTTTGCAAAGACATCTGGTAAAAGCGTTATTAATGCTTCTACACTTAACGGTGGATGGTTTGAACATACTGATGCTCCTGTATCAAAGGAAGGTGTTGGTTCACAAGGTGATCCACATGAGGGTATTGCAATATCATTCACTCAAAGCACATCTAAGGAAGGCAAACCTGAAGCTCATGCTATCACTGGCGGTACAATAACATACGTTGGTACTGGTGGTAAACATGGTGGAAAAGATCCTAATGGTGGTCTTGGAAATCACGTTAAGTGGCGTGACGAAGCTGGTATGTACCATTGGTACTTACATCTTGCTGATATTGATAATAAGATCAAAGAAGGTGCTAATCTCGAACCCGGTCAGCTCATAGGTCATGTTGGTGATACTGGTGATACTGGTGAAAGAGGTAATTCCAATAATGAATTACTTCGTTATATTGTAACCAAGATGGGTCCATATGGTAATACTGGTGACGATGGTTATGTAAACCCGTTGACATATTGGAAATTCCAAGAAGGTGGTAACGAAGAACTCACAGGTGGTACCGAGAAAGAACAGATATTCAACTTCCTCGTTAACAGCATTGGTCTTTCTAAGAAAGCTGCTGCTGGTGTAATGGGTGTATTCCAAGCCGAATCAGGATTATCTCCAGGAACACTCGAAGGCTACTATGCATTTGATGCTGATACAGTAAAGAATGCAACGAAGGATAATTCAACGATGGATGCATATACAACGGACAAGCTCTTCCCAATGTACTATAGATCGGGCGTTGGTATTTCTGAGAGTGGTTATAAGAGTAACGATGGTCACTACTACCCTGGTTTTGGTCTTGCACAATGGACCGGTGGTCGTGGTCAACTTCTTATGGATTATTCAAAGGAGAATGGTACCGACTGGAGAGATCTTTCTACTCAGCTCGGACTTATCAAACAAGAGCTTACAGGTAACTATAGCTGGATTCTCGATGATCTCAATAGTTATGGTAAGGATGATGTTGTTAAGGCTGCTGATGTATGGATGACTCAATACGAAGCTGGTGGCGGTAAGGGTAATAGGAACCCATCATCAACAATGCTTGGTAGAAATGGTGGTATTGATACAAGACGTAACAATGCTCAAGCTATCTATAGTGAGATGGAGAATCACGTTGTGCCTGCATCTACTACGGTTAAATCTGATACGGATAGTAACAGCATTGTTGGTAGATTCATATCATCAATGACAAATCATGCTCTTGGTGATGGTTACTTTGTTTCTGACGGTGGTGTTGCTCTTGCTGATTATGGTATACCAACAATAACAGAGACAAATATTTCTGGCGTTCCTTCTGGAAATTCACCTCTTCATGAATTCTTTGGTAAGACCACTAATGGTACTGTTGTATCAGGTGCTGAGAACTGGTTTGGTAAACGTGATAACCCTAACTCTAAAGGTGAAGGATCAAGCGGTGGTGGACATGGCGGTATTGATCTCTGGTGGTCATCAGGTGCAACTGAAGGTCAAGAAGCACATGCTACATGTAGTGGTACTGTTGATCAGGTTCAAGGTGGTGCAAGACCGAAGGATGGTTCAAATGGCGGTTGTGGTAACAATGTAAGATGGCTTGATGATGCGGGATACTTACACTGGTATATGCATATGAGAGATGATCCTCTCGTTAGTAAAGGAGATAAAATCGAACCAGGACAACTCCTTGGTTATGTCGGTGATACGGGTTCATCAGGTGGTGCCCATTTGCATTATAACATCAATAAGGCTGATAAGTTTACTGGTTCATCGAGCGATGGATCTCAGATAAACCCATTGACATACTTTAATAACTATAATCCTTCTGGTTCTAATGGAAATTCCAACCAGGGTCAACATCGCGGTGGATTTACAAATGCGAAAAATAAAACGATGTATACTAGTGCTGGTCCATACATGCCAGATGATACAAGTAAGAAAATCACCACGGTTTATGGTAGCGGTGACTTCTGGTATGATACATTAACTCAGGCTGCAAATGATAATGTGTCTACTGATATACCAGATGTTGATCTGTCTAAGTTTACTGATGAGGAACTTGGTACAACAAGTGGTCAGACAGTAACTAAATACACAATCGTATCTGATACATCACGCAATATAGATATATTAGATAAGATGAGTAAGATGACTTTCAATGTACGCGCACGGCGTGTTGAAGAGTTATTAGAAGAGCTCATTAAGAAAGTGGACCCAACAGATACAACTCCAATACCTCCATCAACAGATGGATATGATCCAGATCTGTTTGACAATGACAATATCCCAGATCAAGTATTAAGACTTGCGATGGGAAATTAAAAAAAAATAATGTACGGGGGCAATTGCCCCCGTATAATTTATTTTGTACTCATCGGTCCACCAGTAGTACCATAATCGGTTCTGATACAACCGATAGAAATAGAAGAAGAATGCTTAGGTGTTTCTTGTTTCTTTTTAATAACTTCTATAAGCTCCATCAAATTGAGATTGATGTTATGAAGCTCATCTTCAATCCTCAATGCCGTCGATTCTTCCATCTTTATCACCCCTCTTTATAATTGTAATATCTTCTTCTTTCATACCAAATGATCTGTTATCATAAACAGTACATTTTTTATTGATTTCCTGTTTGAGTAACATTACAAACTTCTTACCAGTCTTATAGATCTCATCATCAGTCCTGTACTGGAATATGATCTTCTTTACAAGACGACGGAGTTCAACAAGCTGTGTGATCTCTGTATATTCATTTTCAAGTAAATCACCACTAGGTATTTCGGTGAACTCATATCCGTACTTCTTTGCTTCTTCCCATTTCTGTTTCTTAAGAAGTGGAATGGTAGGATCACCATGAACAAGTCTATCGATGTCTATTCCTTCAAGATATTTAGGTGTTGATCCATACGGAGTTTTTGCATCAGAAGGAACGGGTGTTTCCACAGCTTTATGTGTCTCATACTCTTTTTCGATTTCTTTTACAGCAGCTAATGTTTCCTCCTTCGACGGATTTGTCAAATATTCCTTTGCCTTTTTAGTGTCTTCACTTAATAAATCAAACAGTCTGCTCATTTTTATTTTCCTCCTTTTTATTTTTGACATATTTCTTGAGCTTATGCTTATATTTGATACGCTTGAAGAATGGTAATAATTCAATTATCGCCTTGAGTCGATAATCTTTTACTTTATCAGCTAACTCTTCGAACGCGAATCTATCGATTATATACTCTGCATTTTCTCTTGTTTCAGCAAATACAGAGAATATGCCTCGATTTATTATATCATCCCATCGTTTACTTTCAAGGACTTTCACCATCTCATCGGTTGTTCTTTCCTTATCATAGCACGGATAAACATTGAGAACACTCATCACGTCCCATGAATCTTTACAGTTGTCAAATGCTAATCTATATAAATCGCCTGTAGACATATCGATATGACCCCACACAGTATGCACATGTACTGGATTTGAAATGACATAATTCTTTACACGTTCTTCTGTCCAGAATGATTTGTCAAAAATCTCGAGAAGTTGAGGATTCCTACGAACAACTTCATCGACTATTTTTGCTTGTATCTCTATAGGACACATAATTTTGGTCTCAAAAACATCATTGAATGAATATTGCCAATTGGAAATAGCATATTTCCATATCAAATGTTCAAATTCAAGTCCTCTTATATCATCTATGATATCTCGGAAATTATGTGGATTATGTGAAATGAATGCAAGATATGGTGCCATCTTATCCTGTGTTTTTAGTAAATGCACGGGATGATCATTACCCGTATAAGGTGTGGTCACAGCCGTTATATATAATTGAGTCTTTAGTTTGTTCTTATCCATATACCATATAGAATGAGGATTACTTCTAATAGCTTCCCACATCAAATCATCTGTGTGTTTTTCTTTGGATACGAACTTTATTGCGTCACCATTTTGTTTAACAGCTATAGCTATTTCGTCATTCGTTGGATTAGTTATGAATTTCAATAAGAGACCATCTTTAGCAAGAAGCATCTTAGTTAAGTCACGTTGACGTTTCTCTATAGGTGCGAACCTATCTTCAACAATATCTACCGGATGGGGATTGTACATTAGATCACTCATGTTTATCAGTCCTTTCTACATAAAATTATAAAAACAAATAACAGGGGACGAATCCCCTGTTAATGTTTCTTTGATTAATTACTTCTTCTTGAAAGCGTCACGCTTAACCTTGATCTTAGGTTCATCATGAGCTGCCACAACAGAAGTCCACTTCTGTCCCTTGTTAGGACCCATTGCCTGGATACCCTCGGACTTCTTCTCCTCAACATGTTCAACCTTGATTGTTGCAGGAGCAGTGTTCTTATCGGGTGCAGGAAGATCGAAAGCTCTCTGTTCATCATGCATAAAGCCTGACACGAACTCAGGAATTGCAGACACTGTGTTTGTTACATCAGGTGTCTTCTCATCCATGATGCCGATCTCATCCTTTCCAGGATAACCACACTTTGCTACGAACTTCTTTGCATCCTGTACGAAAGCCTTCTGGAAGTTAGTAGCGGGAGCTGCTGTGCTGTTGCCGTAATTAGCAAGAGCAGCGAATGAAAAGGGTTTGTTAGTTGCCATTGATAATTCCTCCTGATAAATAAATTTATTATTATGGCCAATTATCTAGACCATAATCGTTGTAATAATATGTGTATCATATTTACAAAATTAGCCTACATTAATAAGACCATCTGATACACCTATGGTTGAAGTAATAGAAGATTCGGTCATTCGATTACCAGTCATTCTATCTATAACGATAAATCCTTTATTTATAAACTGGAGAATCTCAGAAGATGTTGCTGTTGGTAATTCACCAATCTTCTTATTATTATGATCGAATATTTCTATCGAATAAGTTCCCATTATAAGAATACACTCCTTTCGTTGTAGTGACATCCTTTCGTTTAAAATCTATACACATCAATGAATTGCTTTATCCATTCATTTGTATATGTGATACCATTGTCAAATGGTAGATCACTTATATTTATTACATTTATAGGTATTATATTTTCACTATAAAAATCATAATTATCCATGAAGTAATCTATATCTTGAATTATATCTTCTATGGATGGACATTGTTCATCTAAAACATATGTCTTATTATATACCAGATTTCCTGGGAAAATACAAATGTCATGAACATATTCAGTTTCATATGTTTTAACATAATCTGAATATATCCTATTCATTAATGCAGGAACGATTTTATCTGGTATGTTAACGCCATGATTTAATATTTTATTATAATACGAATCGTAGTAATATGTACATATATAAGTTATCAAGGGTAATATGTTTTCAATATTCACAATATCCCTCCTTCCGATAAAATTATATATGTATAAGTATTCTTAATCCTCAACTTTTCTATGCTACCCAGAAACACCACCTAAAATTCCTATTATTTATGTTTTTCGTATATATATTATTACTGTGAAGAAGA